CGCGCCGCAGTTCACTCAGGATAGCGGCACGACCCTGAGGCCACACACCATCTGCCGTAACAGCGTCCGGTCTGAAGTACTCGACCCATTCCTTAGCCAAGGCGTGGTGCTGGCGGTGCATGTCGTTGGCGATCACACCATCGATGTCGAAGAAGGCCACCGTACGGGGCAGTTGTGCCGTAAGCCTCATGTGAACCTCCTCAGGTCTGGTTTCTTGATCTGAGCCTACCATACTTGTCGGCTTGCGGGATTCGAACCCGTATCTCCGCTCCCATGAGCGGTGTTCTAGACCCGGCATTAATAGCGGTATCTGGTTGCCTAGGACCAGACCCCTGTGCTTTGCGCGAGCCACACCAGATTGAACTATCAGCCGTTGAACAAAGTCTGGGTGTGGTGCCCCACCGCAGTCCATTACTGGCCCAGACTTTGTGTGTCCGCCTAAACACCCCACACCCTGCGGACTGGTGCACAACCCTAAACAATTCAAGTGCACTAGGTTCCCATAACTAGGCGGGCTGACCTATTCTGCGCGACACAGAAGATTCAGCAGCCAGTACCATTCCCTGGTAGCGCCTAGCCTTGCTCAGTCGAGCGGGCGGTAGAAGCCGCCCTCGGTGCCCTCCTCGACCTCCGACTCGGGCTGGACAGCCAGACGCGCACTGCCCTTGCCCGTAGCCGAGAAGACGGTCAGGTTGACCGCACCGCTGGACAGGCTGCCCGAGAGCGAAGTGCCCTCCGACAGGGTGTCCTCGGTAGCGACGACCAGACCAACCTTCGTCTTGCCGCTGGTGGACACGTACTCGACAACATCACCGATCTTGACGCTCATGGCGTTCTCCTCTGGTTTGACTGCTGGGACCATCTGTCCCGCTGACAGGTTCTACAGTACACACATCTGGTGACGTGTGCAACTCCTAGAGCGAACCAATTTCGCCCGGGTGGCTCACATGTACGTGCTCGTGGTGAGGGGCCACACGCCGACGAACGGCACCGTTCTCTCCTGCGACCACCAGACGATGAATCTCTTCCTCAGACACGCACATGGTGTGGCTGTTGCCCAGCCGGTGCAGCGTGCCCAGAGCGCCGTTACCGGCAAGACGGAAGGCGTGCTGGCGCGTGTAGCCCAGACGCTCCCCTGCCTCGGTGATCGAGATCCAGCCTGGCACCTTGGGCGCAGTGCCGTCCGGGTCCAGACGCGGATTCTTGTCCGTCATGCTGAGACCTCCTCGTACGTCTTCTCGAAGATGTCCGGGTCGCAGGGATAAAATTCTCCCTGGACACCCTGAATGACCCACCAGCCTGGACGGACCTTCATGTCTCCCTCCAGGGTTTCAATGGAGAACGAGGTGATGTCTCTTGTGTGGACACCTCCGGGCCGCGGAAAGGGTCCACCCGCAATCCAATTCTCGATAGCGACCTTCTCCGTAGTACTGCCGTGAAATTGAACCGCCTCGATGACTACGGGCTTCTTACGATACTTACCCACTTCAACTCCTCAGGATCTTCTTCATGTACTGCTTGGTGGTAGAAAGCCATTGCGTGGCTTCCTCTGGTGTGCTTACCTTGGGCAACAGACTCAAACACTTGGTCAGAGCCGCCGACACGTTCTCATCGAACTGTCTAACGTCCCACATGGGGTCCATTATTGCACATGACACCTTCAGAGCCTCAGACAGCCCGTCGTAGTCCATCACAGGAGCGGCTGTGAGTGCGTCCCATTGTGACCGATAGTCGGGCTTGACGTAGCCGGTCTCAGCCAAGATTACGTCCACAGCCTCACGGTCAGGGATGTCCATGACGCGGGCTATCAACTTCACCGGCGTGAAAGACTCGGAGCACGCAAAGCAGTACGCTGAGTTAGTGTCGGGGTAGACGCGCATGGCCTTGGCATACCCACCGTCCGAATGCAGAAACCCGAACGGACACTGAGTCTTGATCGATCCGGTGGAGAAATCACCAATCTCCGCCCCTGCTCGACGCAGTGCGGAGATGATGGACATTCTTGAATTAACGATTGCGAAGGTAGTCATCCGTCATCACCGGTCATGATAATTGTCATGAATATAAGAAAAGGCCACAACAGGCAGCACGTGAATCCAAAAAGAAAACTGGAACCTGCCTCGCTATTCTTTAGCATCCAATTGGTGGCAAAGGCCGCATAGACAGCGCCGATAAAGAAGTAAGCCAAAAGCCAGATCACTTGTTGTCCTTAATCTTGAACAGCCATCCGTACTCGGGCTTGTCAGTCTCTGCTCCCGGCTGCTTCTTGACGTGTGGGAGGCGCACAAAGTTGGCACCACGACGAAGAGCCCACACAGCGTAGCCCATCTCCACCACTCCTGAATACCACAGAGCAAGCATCAAGACTACCCAACGATGCTTATCAATGGGCCTATCGAAGAACAAGTGTACGTGCCCCGGCGTGCTTGACGGCTCGATATGGAAGTCAAAGTCCAGATCGATGATCGGCATCTGCCTGCCATCTTCGGTCAGCGAAGAAATAAGATTGGCGTTAGGCGACCAAACCTGCCTTCGATTCTTCTTCTGGCGATACGACAAGAGGCTGAGGATCAGCGGGCGATTCTCAATGCCCAAATCCTCAGCCAGCCAGTAGGTACGACCAGTATCGTCAGTACCCATAGCGCCAGATGGGTCTTCCTTGCTCATCTTTGCCCTCCTCAGGCGTCTTACTTGGTCGCGGAGCACTCTCAGGCTTACGGCCTCTTCCAAACGCCCACAGGACGATTTGCACAGTCAACTTCAAGAACAGAAAGGCAAGGACCACCAGAGACCAGATGATCTGGCAAGCGTCCGTAAACGCGCCAAATGACGTGCGGTCACGACTATGATAGCCGCCCTCCAGCCGCATCTCTGCTAAGTCCCGCCACTCCCTGTCTGTCATGACTCCAAGTACTCCTCAATGGTGTAAGGCTCTCCAAGCAGCGCCTCTACCCGATTAGCCGCCATAAGGTAACGAGCACGCTCGTTGATGACGATCGAATAGTCGTGGTTCGGAAAATCTTCCTTGACGGAGTTCCACAGAGCGTAGGCATAGGCGTGCGGATTGGCGCTCTCTGGCTCACTGAAGCGGTCCTGAAACACCTTGGAGTCAGGATTCGCCAGATCGGCCACTACCAAGAGCGCAACACCGGGAACGGTGCCGTCCACTTCAGAGCGTCGAATCTTCTTCGTGGTCATGTCAGTTCTCCTCAGAATCCGAAGTAGGTACGGCAGGTCGATCCCAGCCCCGTGGCCACGGACACGGCGTCCGAGAGCGGGGACTGGCAGCGCGCGCAGCAGGTGAAGGTGTCAGCGAAACGCTTGGCAGCGGACTTGGAGTCCACCGCGATACGAGCAAGAACGTTCATGCGAGCCTCGCCCTTGACCGCGTGCCGCATCCAGTCGCCGGGGTGGCCCACCAGACGCTCCACGAACGCGAAGGTCTCCCACTTGGTGCCCTTCTTGCCATGACGCACCGCGTAGTAGACGACCGTGGAGCCGTCCACACCATCGATAGCGTAGATGGCGTCCGGGACATCCATCTTGGGAAGCAGCGCCGCAGCCTTGTAGGCGGAAGCAGGAGCAGGCTTGGTGACCTTGGCCGCGTAGCAGGTCTTGACCTGAGCGACAGACTCGTGAGTCTGGGTGCAGTTGCCGCACTTGATGTTCGCCATGGTATGCCTCCTCGGTTGCTGTTGAGACAACAGTAGCGCAGTCAGGCGACAAGTGCAACCCTCAGCGATACCAGGCCACAGCCTCTAGATGACCAACCTGCACGTAGACGTTGCTCGGGCGCTTGTTGTGCTGGAAGCGGTAACGCCTACCATCCGGACGCGGAGCAGCAGACAGAGGACGCCACGTAACCCACAGGTACTTTCGATCTGCGAGAATCTTCATGTCACCACTGCCCCTCTGTGATCCACTGTGCGGACATCTGAACTCCAGTGACGTAGCCTGCATCCCACTGGTCGCGCACAGGGTCGAGATCTTCTGCCTCTGCGAGACGGGCAGTGACCTCATCAGCGATGTGCGCGCGGACAGCCTTATACATCTCCTCAGGGTTGACAGTCCAGGAGCCGCCAGAAAACTTGGGCGGGTGGAAGTTGGCCAGGATGACTTCTTGAAGTGGTGTGCGATCGGTAGACATATCAGACTCCCATCTTGTGCTTGAACTGGATGAGACGAGAACGCAGAGACGGTCGCCACTGCTTTTCTGTCCAGGCCACGATCTGCACGCTGTAGCGTCCGTAGTCGAGTGCAGTGTTCCAAGCGTATCCCGGAAGGGGGCGCGGAAGAACGAACTCCATCACCGTGTCCACAGAGCCGTCTTCACCCTCTTCTAGACCGCGCGGTTCTGTCTCAGCACGTCGGTGGATGACCAGCATGATGTCGAGGTCACCTACATCAGCGGTAACCTCGGGATACTTCTGGTGGAGATCGATCTCCACCTTCACGAAGCCGGGCTTACGGACAGACGTGGACACGTAGTTGACATGCCAGTGGCCCTGCGTGACTACGCGGTGCTTCACGTTTCGGTACATCTCAGACCTCCTTCAGAGTGGCAATGCCCTCAGAAAGATGCTTAGCGACGATCTCACGGATCTCACTCACACCGAGAGAAGAATTGCCCATGGTTCGCCACTCGTCCTGAATGTTCTCAGCGCGGTCAGCCTCTTCCAGGATCTCGCGCAGCGCACGCTCCAGGTAAGTGGCATTTGCGCCTGACTGCACCATCTCTTCCTCAGCGCCGTACTGATTCCCTACAGACAGAGTGAGAGCGCTCATCTCGTCCAGCAGTTCCTGCGGTGTGGTAGCCATCTCAGGCCCCCACGAAGTGCTGGACGACATTGATGATGGCCCAAATCACGACGCCCCAGAAAACGAGATTGGCCACAATCGCTGCTACCCAGATAGCAATGACGGCACCGAAAGCCTTATCCTCGAAAGACCAACGGCTGCGGCGGGTGTTGCGGAGACGATTGCTCATGGTGTTCCTCCTCAGGATCGGTGTAAGACCACAGTAGCGCAGTCATGCGACATGCGCAACCCTCAGTCCACGACCGCCAGCGTCCGGCACCCGATGATGCGTCCATCCTCGTCTCGCACCTCGTCATACGGGTAGAGAAAGTCGGCACGGAAGGATGCCAGCGCGGTCACCAGGCTAACGATGTACGCAGTGCCCTTCACACGCTCTACCGGCTCTTCCAGCATGCCGTAGGTGAACGACGGCACGAAGTCCCCGCACACGTACCGGAACTGACCCTGACGGGCTACCAGACGTGCCACCTTGCCGGACGGCGGATAGGTGGTTGGCTCAGAGCCATCCTCGCCGGGGATAACCGTGACAGCGTGCGGGGTGAGATTAATGATCGGCATGGATCAATCCTATCAGTTTTTCAGGGGGCCACGCGGCCATTTGCCACGAACGCCGCATGCACCATGGGGAACCGAGCGCGGAAGTCTGACTCCATTTCCTCAGCCACCATCTGAATTTCACGCTGGGGGCGAGAACGCACAGCGGAGTCCGGAGAATCAATGCGCAGACTCAGGAAATTCATCAGCGCCCTAAGGTTCATGGTCACGTACATCTGAGAGAAGATTCCTACCGGAAGGTGCAGCCTGGCCATCTCGTTGGCGATACCCTTGGACAACGCACGCTCATACCTAGCCCACTGCTGCTCATAACCTTCCATCAGGTCTGCCACGAACTCGTCATACTGCTCAACGGTGCCCATAGTGAACTCAGGTCGTGCACTGGACCCTACATTGACCAAGGGCCGATCAGGAGCCGGAACGTAGAACTCGGCAGGAAGTACGGTATATCTTCCAGACATTTCGTTATAAGAAGCAATTCTGTGACGCATAAACTCACGGAAGACGAAGATTGGTCCCGCTACGTACCAAGTAAAAGTAGCATGCTCAAAGGGAGAACCGTGCTTGGACTTGATGAGGTAATTAATCAGGCCCGCTTCCTTGATGTCGTCCTCATCGACGTAGTTCTCTCCGACAACGGAAACACGCGCAGCCCTAGTGACTGAGTGATCATCACCCATCAGGTCTACAAGGTTGACTTCAGGACGATCAAAGTAAGTAATGTCGCTCATGGCGATCTCCAATTCTTGTTAGTACGTCACGCGGATAGTAGTGTTCTCCACGTCATTGCTGGCACCATCGAAGCAAGCAACCAGACCGACACGCAGACTGGACGCCTTATAAGCGGAGACGAACATCGGGGAAGACAACAGACCGTCCTGACTCCAAATCTCGTTCGTGGCAGGGTTACGCCAGTCAGAAAGCAGCGCGTACCGACCCGCTTCCTTGAAGACACCGCCATAAACTCGGCTGTGGTGGCTACCATTGCGCAGACGGATCGGGTCACCGCTGACAGAGGTATACGTGCCGCCCTGCACTACCAGGTTCTCAGAACTCACCGCGTAGATGGCGTGCACGTTGGCCAGGCTTGCAGCATCATTCTCAATCAGGCTGAAAGTCGGATTCTCCACCGTCACGTTATCGGAGTTGTAGACACTCAACGCCGCGTACCCCATGCCACCCGGGGACTTCAGATTGCCTATACTGTTGGCCTTGAAGTTCACGAAACGAACATTCTTTGCGTCTCGGACTTGCAAGCCGTTGGTGGCGTTACGCACAGCCACGTTGCTCACAGTGAGATTCATGTCGGTGCCCACAGTTCGGGGATGAATACGAAGACCCCAGTTCAGGTTTCCGGCACCGTCGAAAATGGCCGTGCCTCCGTACCCCCGGATGGTGATGGGATACCCGTTGGAGTAGCCAAACCGCTGAACCCAGTCGTCGTAAACACCGGCAATCAGACGAATTTCAACCGGACCAGTGGGAGCACTGGAGAGAAGCCGTGCCTCAGCGCCTGTCAGGGTTGCCAAAGGCTTGTCTGCCCGATTGCCATAATTGGCATCACTGCCGTTTGGCCCCACGTACAAGTATGTGGTAGCAGGCGCAGCCAGAGCAGCGCTAGCCGGAGACAGCACCAGGAAAGCAGCAAGCAGGGCCGTAGTCAAGCGTCGAATCTTCATGCGTAGTGTCCTCTCAGTCAAGCAGGCTATCAAGGCCGAAACCTCCCGTCGAACTAGTGGAAGGAGCAGTTGGCGAATTTGCAAACTGCAACCCTACTCTACTTGAAAAACATGACGTTGCATAATCTACCGACACGACTAGTCCGTTAGCCGTCTCACCATCACGGTTCTTCAGCAACTGCATGGTAACCTCGGTACGCCGATCAGTGTTGTCGGTCGGAGCCAGCAGCGAAATGATGCCGTCCGCAGAGTTGGTCGCCTCAGCCGTCTCAGACAGGGACGCACTGGTATACATCCCCAACTTCTCAGCGTTCTCACGTGCGGCTCGGGTGACCTGCCACGGAGAGGCGAACGGAACGCCGCGCCCGCCGTCGAAGGTGGTAGAGACCTGCTTGGCTTCCTTCATGATGGCAGCCAATTCTTCTCGGCTGGTCTGCCTCTTGCGATCAGATGCTAGCAGAGCAAGGTAATCCATGATCACCAGATCGATGTGCATCTTGCGCTGCACTCGGTACATGCGCTGCTCGATAGACGAAATGGTAGACGAACGGGGCACCTGAGCGATATAGACCTCCCCATAAGCAGGATTGGTCGTCAGATCACCCACCACCTCCACCAACTTGCCCTCGTCAGCAGCAGTCAGCGTACCTGACTTCAGGTCTCGGGTGTTGAGTCCATCCGTGATGCCGAACATCTCCAGCACCGAATGGCGAGCGATCAACTTACGGCGGATCTGTGGACGCAGCGTCTCGGTCGTCAAGAAGAGCACATTCTTGCCCTGCTCCACGGCAGCACTCCACGCACTTTGAATTGCAAGTGACGTGTTGTGGGTAGGAATGAAATCGGGAAGAAGGTACAAGTGATCTCTAGAATCAACCGAAATACACTGTGCTTCTTCATCCCGAACATAAGAGATCGAATCTATGACGCGGCGACTCTTACGCACGTTAACCGTGAGCAAATCTCTCTGCCTACTCAGGCGGAACAACTCAGGATGATAAGAGATAGACGCGGTATAGGCAGGAAGTCCGTACTTATCTTCTCCCTTGTATGAGTACTTAGTAATCTCCTTTGTTCGTGTTGAAGCCCACAAACCCAAAGAGCGGGCCAAAAATACTACATCGTCCCGAAGGCCCCGAGACGCAGAACTAAACTTTCCAGTACCCTTCTCAACCCAGCCATCTGTATCCATCAGACCCTGAAGCACCGCCAGTCGTACTTCCGAGGAAGCCCAAAGATAACGCTCTGGAATACGCTTCTCTGGAGACTTAACCAGAGAAACCCCCGACCTCACCAACGCGGCACGGAAGTGTGTGCCGTCCCCCTCCCTCCCATTAATGGAGTAAGTAGTTGCTCCATTGCGAGGAGTGTAGTTAGATACGACAAACCCAACGGGAAGGCGCTCTCTAATAGATTCGGCAAGTTCTGGGTCTGGGGAGGTGAAAGTAACAGTAGAATCAACCAGACACCCGTCTCCCAAAAGCAGCCCCAGCAAGTATGGATCAATAAAATTCTCGGGCAGGGTTCCACGAAGATTCACAGGTGCAATGTCCGGCAAGTAGGGGCGAGAATTCTTCCACTTCATCATTGGCATCAACTCAGAAGTGGTATAAGTACGATCAACCTCTTGATTTACCTTCTTCCTAGTACCATCTGACTGTCGAATCCACTGAGGCATCCGACGCTTAACCGTCCACAAATGATCCTCAGTAGCCTCAGCACTAGTGCCATCAGAAAACTCCAGGCGATAAATTTTACGCACACCCTGCGGATACACCCCCTGAACCACAGAAGCGCCTCCATAGGTGTTGCACACCAAATCGCCTACCTGAAGGTCACCCATAAGACGGAGACCATCTGGAGTCACAATAGGCTGCGAGACAGCCACGGCCTTGCCGTCACTACTGTACCCGGCGAACAGCCACAGTTCGCCGTTCTGCATGCCACCGATCTTGGCGTCCACCGACGTGATGCCTGTCTGAATACCCAGCGAAGAGCCGTCCAGGTGAGCCTGCTTGCGCTCGGCGTAATCAGCCAGGATGTCAGCCGTCTCGTCGCGCATAGAGCCCTCGGGAGACTCTTGCTGGACAACTTCCCGGTCGATGGTCATCAGGCCGTTCAAGAGGTGGTTACGTGCCTCTGCGTGCCCCTTGTGGACCTCACCCGACTCGTCCTCGCGTCCGTTGCGAAGGATCTCCATCGCTGTGGTGATGACCTCACCGGTAGCCTTCTCGGCGGCGATTTCCTTCAACTGATCGACAGACCAGATGAACTCCGCATCCGTGACCTCGGTCTGCGCGTACAGCGTGTAAGTCTCTTCGTACAACTCCACCTGGCCGGGCGCGAACTTGCTGCGCAGAGTGTCACCCAAGTGCTTTAGAGGCAGCACAGAGCCAGTCTTGTCCGCGTATCTCTCCATGATCTTGAAGAGATTACTCTGAACCTTGTCCTCGAAGTGATCAGGGTTCAGGCGCAGCAGAGCCTTATCCAGCAAATCCTTACGGGCAGGCAAGATTCCAGAAAGCACGGTAGCCCCATGCTCGCGGACATCAGCCACCCTGAGCCTCAGTGAAGGCAAACACGTCGATACCCTCTCCTGCGATCATGACCTGACCTGACTGAAACTCGATTTCTACGATCATGCGGCCTGACTCATCGCCCACGTGCCTGTCGATCTGCCGAATAGCCCCATGATCGGCAACTGTGTCGCCCACAGCAAGGGTGCTGGAATCGACTGTCTGCCATGTCCGATAAACCGTACGTGGCTGAATGGCCACACGAGTGCGCTTAAATGGCTTGGGAATGTGTCCATTAGGTCTCATCAGAACTTCTTCCCCCCATGCATCGCAGCACGCTGCTCATTGAATGCCAACTTTTCCTGAATGGCGTCTGCGAGGTCAATGCCGTGCTCGCCAGCGAAGTCCATGACGCGAACAACAATGTCTGCCAACTCAGAAGGAACACCTTCAGGCTTGGCAAGAAGTCCCGTCCGGTTCTGCCAATGCAGAGGAGTCTCACCAGGATGCGGCTCTGCATCCTTGGGGAACGAGTAGTAGCGCTCATTCGGATCGCGCCCCGAACGAAGTTCATCGTGTGCCTCGTTGGCCTCCCCCACGATGAGCATCAGACGGTTTCCTGCTCGATCAATGAATGCCGCTTCCAGGGCCTTCTTTTGCGCGGGACTATCAGCAGTGGCCGTAGCCTCGGCCAGAATTTCGGCAGCCTTGTGGAAGCCCCGGTCCTGAGCGCTGCCGTAACAATACGCCTGAAGCCTGCTCAGTTCATCAAAATCAATTTCGCTAAGACGGAGGGTCACTTGTTGTCCTTGGGGTCGGGTCCGGTAAAGATTTCAAGGTCGATGATGGCGGCACGATAGCCCATCTCGAATGCGTAATCCGGGTCGGTGCCTGTCAACTGGTCGCGGTCCTCTTCGGCCTGCATCTTGGCCAGTTGCTCGCGCATCTCTACAGCCGCCTGCTCGGCGCTGAGGTTATATCTCGGCTTGGTCATACTAGTGATACGCCCAAGCCGACCGCGAGAGAAAGTCAGGACGCTGCCTCCACCATGGCGGCGTGCATCATCAACAGGCCCTCGGCATGCGCTGCTCGTATAGAGGAAATACGAACATCAAGCAGCACTGAGATAGAGGTTAGATCCATACCTTCATAATACCTCAGCGCAAGAACTAGTTGTTGCAGAGGCTGGAGGTCATCAAAAACATCTACCACCACATCTTTGATCTGGCCCTCTAGCACGGAGCCTTCTACACTGCCTGGAGCGACCGTACTCCACTCCGAGTCGTGAAATTCTTCCGCCGTGTTCTCATCTCTAGCCAAAGACAAGGGGGGTGCCTCGACTGCTCTAATGAGCATACGAACTTGTTCTTCCGGCAACCCCGTCAAGTCTGATAGTTCAGAGGGAGAACGTCCTTGTCCATGTCCCAAACTTTGCAATTCCTTGTATGTCGATCGATGCCTGCGCGGAACGTGGTCATTGCGCTTTTGCCAGTCCAAAATAGCGCCATTAATCTTTTGCCGGGCAAAGCCAGCAAAAGCACCTGCCGTGTCTGGAACTCCATCAATCACATTAGCGCGAGAAGGATCAAAGATCAACGCGGCTTTAACCAGGCCCTCATACGCTGCGGCCACTACTTCATCTTTTTCCTGGCGATGCGTATTTCTGCGCCACGCAGTCAGCGCCAGATGGTGGGCCAAATTGATGTTAGTTTCGACCAACATCTGTTGGTCTGCTGTCAACTTTCTCTGTGTCATAGCGATCAACCCGAAATCAACTGAAGCATGGCCATAGGAGAAAGGGCTTGGAAAAGTTGAGAATTCTCATCCCAAATGTGCCCAGCAAGAGCGGCTTCTCTCTCTAGCATAGGGAGATACCTTTCCTCTTGTGTATCCACCGTCAACAGGTTGTGAACGAACACATGCTGAAAGGCTGATCCGTCACGGCGGATACGTCCAGCCAACTGCTCCATACGAGCAGGGTTAAGAATCATGTCCACATTCACCAAGTGCCGCGAGACCTGAAGATTCAAAGACTGCTCAATTGCCCGCGTACCCAACAGCACCTGGCACCCTGAATCATCCCAAAACCTGCGCTGAGCCTGCGTACGATCTGCACGCTTCTTGTTCTCGCCCCACACCGTGACGAAGCCCACGCCCTCTTCTCGAAGACGATTCTGTAGGGCTCTGATGGTGTTCTTCAGGTTAGCGAAGATCACGACCTTCTCATCCATGAGATCACCGCGCGTCAACTTCTCCACAATCCAGTCCATCTTCATGGATGTATTGGGCGCATCCGGTTCACCCAGAGAAGCCAACCCTGCGCAGATAGCAGAACCGTAATGAAGGCGAGACATGGCTGAAGTGTGCTTGACCTCAGTGCCCTCTTCTTTCAGGATTCGAAGAACACCCTTCTGCAATTCCTTGTACTTGGCACGCTGCGCCGGGTACAGGTCAAGCATTACGTCGTCAGGAATGATAGTAGGCAGATTTACATCTGCGAATTGAGTACGACGAAGCACCAAAGGCGCAATCTTGCTCTTCAGTTCTCTGGTGTTTTTAGCGCCGACTACTTGCTTGCGCCGATACTCCTGACCCGTGGTGGAATTGAACTCAGATACCCACGCAGTTTTGATATACTTAGCATCAAAATAGTCACGAGAACCCAGCGCCTGAACTCCGCCCACGCCGTCCAAAACAGAATGAAGTTCGCCTAGCCTCTTCTGTAGGGGGGTACCAGAAGCGATGACATAACGATCTGCGTGTGCGCCCACCGTATCGAGAATTTGAGAGGTGGCAATGTCTGGATTTCTCAATTGATCGATGTCATCAGATACAAATAGAGCCAGAGGAAATCTCATGACCATCTCGTAGTCATTGCGCAGCATTTCGGGGCCAATGAGAAGCACGTCCCACTCACCCAGATAATCTTGAATGCGCTGCTTCTTGGTACCCGTAGCAATGAGGACTCTCAAACCGGGCATCATGCGCAAAAGTTCATCGCGCCACTGATCCAATGCAGGCGCACGCGGGCACACTACGGCTCGACCTACACTGGGAATCTCACCGGTTTCCAACAGCATGGCGATAAGACCACCGATGTGAGTAGTCTTACCTGAGCCCATGGCGTCTGCGAGAAGGCCGCGCTTCTTCAGATAGAGCCAGGCAATGCCCACACGCTGGTGTGCTCTTGGAAGAATGCAGCACTTGCGGCACCCAGGCTTGGGACGGTCCACTACAGTACGCTGCTTGTCTGTGCCAGTGGTCTTGTCATAGTAGGTTTCCGTCCAACCCATGCGGTGTTGGCGGCACAGATCGTAATTCCAGTTGGCCAAGCGTGGAAGCCTGAAGTCACGAGACTGGTGCACCTTCCACGCCAACTTCTCGCGCTGCTCGTCTGTGAACCGGCGCACGTCATAGTTCAACAAAAGTGGCAGCCCTCCTCTAGGGGGTGTGTCTCCGCAGTGATACGCCCTGAGGGGCTGCTCTCGAAAGTCAGACCCCATCCACGGTCCAGTAACCCTGACCCCTGGGAGACGATAGAATGTGCGTGTGTCCACCCCAGGCAGTCAGTGTGAGGTTACTCACATGCGCTCGTTCAAGGCCTCCTCCAAAATAGGAGCCTACCGGTGCGTTCTGGCCAGAAATAGGACACTCAAAAAAGTTAGGATTAGGCTTTCTTTCTTGCGTGGTCTTAATCCGGTCGAAAAAATTCACTCTGAATCCTTGTCAACGGATCTATTGGCTCTTCGCTGCCTAGCCGCCTGCGCTTGCTGAGCCATAGCAATGGCGTAAGACGGATCGGTACGAAAAGCGCTACGCGCCTGTACCAGCAGCGCTTCATACGGCGCAACCAAGACAGATGTCTTATCCATACTAAGCATAATAGCACAGTATTGCTCTAAGCACGACAAAAGCCTCTCTCACCCTGAGGTGGAGAGGCTTTTGCCTAGTAACAGTCAGGCCTCGTGACGCCCATCAGTGCGGCCCGAGTCCAGAGCCTTGGCAGTAATGCCGGTAGGCTTCAGGAACCCGTAATGGGCGGCCACGCCCGCGAAGAACGTGGTAGCCGTCATGACTAGAGCAAGCCCTAGATCAAAGGTGGCGTCCCCGCTGGAGTAGGCGTTGAGCATGTTGGTCAGCAGGCTGGTTACAGCGCTGAGCCCTAGGAGAGACAGCGCCTGCACACGTGCGCTCGTCACGCGCGTAGAAACATATCCGACGATAGCCGGAAGAAAAAACGGCAGGACAAACTGCTGAAGAACAAGCCAGCCAGTCACGCCTTCAAATACTAGATCCATCTTAGTGCCTCTTTCTCTGATTTCAGGGAGTGGTGCCTACGGTAGGCAAAGACCAAACAGGAGATTCTTCTGCCACGTCTGTGATTACAGGATAGCCCATAAGGGCATACCTCTCGGAATCCACCCAGCGCAGTGAGCCCTCTTCAAGCAACCACGCTGCCTCAGTGCCTGTCTTGCGAATTAGTTCACCTACGCCGCCATGAATGGGGAGACGCCAAAAGATGTCGTTGGCCTTGATGTCCTCAATACGATGATTGGGAATGGCTGACAGCAAGACCTCAGAGAGGTAACGTCGGGCTACTCCAAGATCCTGCCAGCACCCATAAGTTCCTTCAACACGATAAACCGTGGTGACCACCTCAGGGCTGGACGCCCCCTGCACGGCTCTCAGAACTCCCTCAATGACCTCTTCGCGGGTCTGTTGCAAGTCAGCCTGTCGGTCCCCTCGTGCGGTCCCTAGGAGAACCCTCACGCCTTCCAGCACCTCTCTGCGGGTCTGTTCCAGGGAGCCATTGAGTTGGTGGAGAGAATCGTCGTCCATGAGAGTGAACTCCTTCGTAAGAGGTGCGGGAAGCACCCCGCCGTGCCAAGGGAGACTGACCCCCGGAATGATGTTTGTGTCAATGACGTGATACGCCGTACGCATCTGGTTCCAGTGCCATGACTCGTTGATCCGAGCACCCTCAGCGTTGGACCAGCCTTCGGAGATCAGAATGGGCGCGACCTTGCGGAACCAGTAGCCGCCGTACCCGCCCAATCCAGTCAGGTCACTGGTGATGGCCTTTCCGTGGTTCGAGGTACCGGGCACAGCCGCAGCCGCCCCGCGCATGCGGACGTACCGCTTACCCTGCCACCAACGCACGTCACCGTAGGGTCCACGGAAGTGCACGTTGTCGCTGCGCTCGTACCGCTCTAGGAAGACGTTGACTTGCCGCGAGTAAGAACGGAACCCGTCCCCTGCGGAGGTGATGAGCAGGTTGAACCCGATGTCCGCGCACTTCGCCCGAGCCCGCAGAAATGACGCAGCAACCAGAGGCAAGAGCCACGCGGTCTGACCGTTCGCTGCGGGCACCGGATCTAGCACAGATTCAGGAATCTGACCATTAGCGTACAAAAGGGAAGGCATATCTTAACCTTGTTCCTTCCTGCGCGCTTCCTTATCGGGAGTACTAGTTTCCGCAGACCCAGAGCGCGTGGCTTCGGGCTTATCCTGCACAGACCCAGAGACTCTCGGGGTGCTTTCGCTCTCAGACATCTGAAGTCTCGCTCTCTTTTCTGATCAATCTACACTATCGACCGCTGAAATACGATTCCGATCTTCGTTCTCTGCGAACGCTGCATAATAATCGTCTCTACGCTTCTTCTTTCTCTTCTGTGCCTTGAAGAGAATTCGATCACGCCAGATCAGAACAGCGGCTATAGACCACCAGATGAAGATACGCACTACAAGAGCGGCTGTTTCACTTTCTACAAAAAATACCGTATACGTGCCCCACCCTAGCGCGATGGCGACAACCAGAGAGAAAACCATCATGTGAATACCCTCACTGAAGGTAGTCCACTTAGTCTGTGCGTATCTAACCACAAAAACCAAAATAGCGAGCAGGGCAACCACTAGCCCGGCGTCTCCGATGTAATGGAGTAGAGTCTCACTCATGCTTCAAACATCCTAATCACCTTGGGGCCAAAGTTGTTTTCTTCCCGGGCTCTTCGTCCATTCTGCTTCAACTGAAGAATCTCTGGCCATCTACGATTAGCGGCTTCCAGTGTCGCGTATGCATCGACAACTGCGTGAACCGCTTCTTCTCTTGTTTCAGGAGTAGAGACAGAGGGGGGCTTAACCTCGTTCATCAGGTCTGCGCACCTCCCGCACGTGCAATGGACTCCAAAGCAGCGTGCGAAGTGCGGTTGGCGTCGATCAGGTCTTCCATCTGAGCCAACATGACTCTTTGGGCTTCCTGTCCCACCGAAACCGCCTCGCGGTAGTGATCTCGCTCTAGTGCGGCTTCTTCAAGTCGCTTTTCATAAGCACGCTGAATTTCTGCGATTCTTGCATCTCTGTCCTGACGGACTTCAGCAAGTCGAGATTCAAGGTCTCTGCGAACCTCTTCTACACGAACGTCACGGTCATGACGAGCCTCTTCAATACGGGCTTCCCATGCCTTGCGCATATCGTCTACCTGTGGCTTGACATACCACCAACCACGAGTTTGACCAATGTACAGTAGAACAACCAGGCCCACACCAGTGATACCCGTTACAGGCAAAGAATCCAACCACGGGAAGACAGGAGCAACAGCGGCGTACAACACGCTTGTGGCCCCCTCCCCAAGTGCGGAGGATCGATTATCCTCACTCGTACTATCGACCAGCCAATGAGCAGAAGACCCTAATGACTATACGTTATCACCAGAATCGCGCTGAACCTTTGCAAGTTGTGCACTCAAAAGAGCAATCTGGTAATGAGCACTGCTCAGTTGTTCTCTCAGAGAAAGAATAAGATCAGACGATTCGATTTCCACTTAGATCTCCTCTACGCTTGGGGAAATTTGCGCCAGGAATCGCGCACGCTTCTGTTCAATAATACCAGCAAGGTCAGTCCGCAGCCTCTCTCGAATTCGCGTCAGCCCCGGGGACTCTGCTAGGGCCGTCAAAGCGGCATCGGACACAGCCCTAGTCTGCGCGCTGGGACTTCCCGGCTCCCTAACACCCAACCGTGCCCGAGCCCCCTTGCGAGCCTCTTCCAGGCCAGGAGTGGCCTCAGAAGCCACATACGCAACACGTAGATTAGAACTGCGCGGGTCTAGGCCCTGCGCGCGCTCTACGGAGGCTACTGTGCGCACTCTGGTCACCGCCTGCTGCTTTTCAATGAGCAACCTATAAGGCTCCGTCCATGCATTCTCGCCCGTTTCCGGATCAGGTGCGGGCTCGCCCAAATCCTGTACCTGCAAAATGGCATCCAGAGCATCGCCCGGATCTTCGTACCCAAGAAGTTCAGACCAAGACGCCACGGCATCCAAGGGAATGATCCGCTGATGTAGGCCTCGTGTCGTTTCTTCTTCAAGAATAAGACACTCAGAGCCATAAAGAATTTCAATTCTGCCTTCCATCATCCCTCCCAGTAAGCCAGATAGCCCACGGACGTGTTGTTATTGGCCGGACCCGCAAAATTAGCGACGAACCCCGAAGGAGACAAATTCCTAGTAGACAACTGGATGCCGCTATTTCCGTCTGCCGTAATCATTGCTCGGCGGTAACCATTCTTTGCGGGTGCTCCATAAGTGAAGGTAAAAAACCCATCAGGTGCTTGTGTCTGCGGCGAAGAGCCGCGCACGAACAAAGATGTCGCCACCTGACCTGCGGTCATTGCTCCCCTAAGGAAGAGGTTCTGTCCGACCTTAGAGATACCAATGTCAGAATTGGTACCCCAATTCTGAGTAAGCGTAAAATCCCCGCCATGATGCAGTACGAGGTCTGCTCGACCAGATGAGTTAAGTACCTGTTCTCTGCCATTGATAACAAAAGACCCTGTAGGGAATCCCCACGAGTTGACGCCCAATGACTGCGCAGTAGGCTGTACCGCATCAGTAGACCCCGTATCAAACCGAACCCCTGGACGGCCTCTAAAGATACCATCCGAGATCACAACCTGGTTATCTCCGACTCCTGTTTGGATAGTACCAATCATCACAATGGAGCCGGTGGTGGAGATGGACATCGCTGTGCGGCCCAGGGAATCGTAGGCCGTAAAACCAGTAGAGTTGTTGATCTTGATACCACGGGCACTGGTAGCAGAGGTCTGTATCGTAGCACCTGTCAGAGTGTGCTTAGCAGTAATTGCGTCCGCATCTATCTTCGATGCGGTAACCGCATCTGCTGCCAACTTGACGGTAGTTACCGCACCCGCATCGATGCTGTCAGCCGTTACAGCATTAGCGGCAATCTTTAGTGCCGTAACGGCATTTGACGCAATCTTATCTGCCGTAACAGCGCCACCTGCGATAAGTACTCCGGGCACAACATTACGGACAGAAGGTTGCTCGAACTGTACCCAGGTTCCAGCGACAGAAGTGTCTCCATTAGTCCCCGGCACTGCCCGCTGTACCAGGAGGGTAAACCCCACCGCCGTAGACGGAGCAACCCATTCGTGGCTCACCCATGAAGAAATAGAGTTAGGGGCTCGATAAGGCATGCCCAGATTAGCATGGGTGATGGCACCAGAAGCATGACGAACGTAACCACTGAACCACCACCTTACAGTACTATGGCCCCGTACCCAAACTCCTACAGAAAGAACCTGGCCCGGCGTAACGGGAATCTCTCCGTCAAGTTCTCCAGTGGCTCCAAAGTATCCGTTTACGGTCTTACCCTCATCTGAGTAAGACAGTCTAAGAGAATTAGCCGAAGAAGATTGATCCACAAAATCAATAAAATTGACAGGATCATCTGGAAACCGTTGCAGTCTAGTTGCCCGCAACTCTGCGTCGGCAAATGTGGGATCTACGATATAGTTCTCAGCCACGCCGATTGCAAGAGAATTGGTAGAAATAGTGTGAGCCTTGATACGCACACCATCCAGGTCACCAAAGGTGCCTGAACCAATATCCAACTGAGGAATGAACGTTCGAGACAGAGGCATGGTCACCCAAAAGCCCTCATCTCCTTGAAGACGCCAAATACCAATCAACTCGTTGTTGGCGTACCGATACCAAAGAGCACCATCAACCTTACCTTCAGCATCTGCCACAACAGGCGCGTTGGGAGAGGTGGTGATGCGACCCGCGCCTGCAGTTTGGTTAACCGTAGCAATATCTTCTTGAATCTGATCGAACTGCTCGCTGATGGTAGTGTCTACCAAATCAGCATCGACCAAAGACTTTGTCGCAATAGATGCCACAGGCGACCACTGAGAATAATTTCCAGAATGATCCTTGGCGCGAAATCTAAAATACCGCAGCGCATCATACGGCTGATCGGTGACTACTGTAAACCCTCGACCAAAGAGTGTATCAATGACCTCGGTGGGCATATTTGTAGTACCCATGGCTACTTCGACATTAGCAAAATCAGATGGCATAGTACCAGACGAGGCGGTCTTACCATCCCAATCAACGCGAATGGTACCCAACCGTGTGGTCAGAATAGGCACAGAGGGCACAGCAGGTGGAACAGTGTCCTTCTCCACAGTAAGCGTAACCACATCTGACCACAACCCGGGTCGTGTAGAGTGCTCACCGCGTGCGCGCACCATGACCTGCACTGAAATTCCTGTTTCCACAGGAGCGTGCACTGCCTGAGTACCATTGGTACTAAGGACAATAATCCATGGAGCACCGCCCTCATTGCGTCTAACAGCAACGTCATACCCAAAAATAGACATGGCCGTATTGTTCGTAGCAAGAATTACCGCATTCCAAGAAACAGTGAGACGGCCGTTAGGAAAGCCCGTATCACTGATATACGCGGAAGATGACACAGACAACCCTGTAGGCGCGGCAGGAATTCTCATTACGTCGCCAGTATCAACCGGAGAACCTGTGCTGGGAGGGCGGGAAGTGATAGGACTGGAGTTCATCACAGACCCAGACAACGAACCCTTGTTCAGGCCGCGCAGCCAACGGTTGAAACGGTCTTCCATGTCCTCAGCGATGGTGCCGAACTCGATAGCATAAGAAGCAGAGCCCGTGGGGCTAGACTCCGAGATGGACAAGGAGAGCACACGAACTCGCTCCAGCACACCACTCTTGTTGGGCGCTAGTACCCAGTCCCCGACCTCAAAATCTTCGTACGGCACAGCGCCCGCCACGGGTACCAGAGAGTATGTACTCGCCGTCCACGGCAGCGCTTTCTGCTCAAATACAACCTTTGATACCTGACGAGACAGTTCAGGATTAAGGTTGGTGGAAAGAAGACCCTCTACGCGACCGTACTTGGAGACGGAGGCTGTGGCAGAATCCTGCTGAACAAACCACCCTGAGTCCGTCTTGACCGAAAGAGTGTTCTTCAGTTCAGACTTCCCGCGCTGCTCGGCACGAGACAGGTTCTTACCGATACGCAAAGCCACAGGCTCGGCCGTGTTTGACTGCACTGACTTATCCGCACCACGAGTACCCGCCATGTGCAACTCATAAGTGTCCGGGTCAATCCAAAGATCTACGCCCACTTCCTCCATTTGAGCAATGACATCAATCAACTCCGTACCCGTGTCAAACACCCAATCGAGAGAAGTTCCCCAGGCGTTGCCGTAAGAATCTTCTTTCTCAGTGAACGTAGGCGTAAGCCAACCCGGGAACAACACGCCTCGATCTTGGGCCTCGTCCAGGAGCGTCAGAATGATCTCTCCAACGGTCCAGCCAGGCGCTTGGGTAGGATAGGCGTTAACCTTCCAGTTAGTCGCGTCCTCGGCTCCCGTGGCAGTTAGAAGAATGTTGTCTCTAAACAGCGCCGCAATCAAACCTGCGGGGTGCCCGTCATCCGCCTTCGCGGCCACTGCCAGTACGTGTGCTCCCGGCTTAAGAGTAAAGTCAGAGCGCATGGTGGAGAACCAGTCATCTGCTTCGGTCTGCATAATCTGCTCACCGTCAAGATACACGGTCATACTGCTGCGGGCAGCAGCAAACAGGGAATGCTTGCTGGATTGTCCGGCCTGCGTTGAAAACTCATACCGGAAATAGTTCATGCCCGCCGCAGCATTGCCCGTACCCGCTTGGCCCCAGATCCACTTAGCGCTGGGGATATCGGGCCACTGAGCAGGAGCGGTACCGAAGGGACCATCATTGGGGTCCATGTTGTACTGCTGAATAGCGCTCGGAGTAACCCAACGCGCTACGTCATACCACGTTCCTCTTGGCGTGGTATATGAAAACCTACGAGAATCCGGCGAATCAACTTCTAGGCCACCCAGAGGATAAACCTGGGCCATGCGGAACCAGGCTCGCAAACCCTCTCCAGAGAGCAGGTAAGCCTCATCTGCATGCTCTCCCGCACTTACCGTCACAGACTCCTGATTTTGGATCAAGAAGGCTCCTGTGACCTTACCATCATGCTTAACCTTAACTACATTCTGGTACTCCAGAAGAGCAGGGTTCTCTACGATACTAGGATCATTGGCTAGAACTGCTACTGAGCCACCGCCCACATTCTTAATCTCTTCTAGACTTGTAAACTGCGTACGCCTAGGCAGGAAATCAAGCAATGTCTTGGGGTCAGCGAAGGAGTAAACCTCGGCCTGAAATCCAGTACCGGGAGTAGGAGCAGTCACTGCGAGCCTCCAAGGGCTTTATTCTTGACCTTTACAGCCATGCTGGTCTATATGACAGATTAGCAGATCCAGTACCACTAGTCACGGAAAGATGAAGATTCGCAGAACCTGGATCAAGATAAAACCAGAACTTGCTTCCAGAATTCTTGGCATACCCAGATACAGGAGATACCACTCCACTTTGTGTCTTCTGGATCTTGAAATTCTTAACATCTGCTTCAGCCACTGCTCCCGAAACCAAGGCAGCGCCGTACTCGAAATACGGCGTACCTGAATAATTGGTAGCAGTCATACGTGGATTAGTTAGCGGCCCACCAAAAGAGATAGAGATATTATGAGTTCTATCGTCTCCCAGTACGCTGAGACTCTGAGTCGGAGATGCTACAGTAAAAGACTTAGAAATAGGCGCACTGTAAAAGTAGGGATCACAGAGTCTCAAATCTACAGTAAAAGACGCGCGGGCAGGACCGGCCATTTGTGGGGCCAAACCATCCACAAAGTAAGCCTTGGTCTCCGCATAGATCAAAGACCACCCGCCTTCGGTCCTAATGGCCTGGCTCTGCGCACCTGCCGAAACCAAGTCGGCAGAAGGCACCCAGAACCGCTTACCCAACGTAAACTCTTGACGATATCGCCACAACAACTTGCGCAACTTCTGCCAATTACGGTCAAACGTGCGACGAGCATTCTCATTTTGCGGAATCAGGCCATTCTCGTCAGCGCCAATAACCCACATGCCCAAAGAAATGGTTCTAACGTCGGGAACCTTAGGCTGAAACGTAGCACCCGGCTGATAAGGAATAACAACATCGTCACCACGCACCTTGGGCGGAGCCATGCGATCCCCGCCCAGGGAAGTGATATTCCACGCCATAGTCTGGAGAGAAACACCGTCAACGGACCAGAACGTCTCTGTCGAATCAGCCATTTGTCTTACCTGCTCCCATGTGCGCCACCTTGCGAATCGTACGCGGCAGCGAATCACTTGCGGTCTCGCGTTCCGGATTCTGCACAATCAACTGCTGCACGGTAACACTCTGATCAATTACCGTAGGCGCAACACCAGAATTGTTTGCAAACGAAGAATTCTTAGGGCGGTTGACATTGCGACCAGCCAAGAACTGAGGGACCAATTGCTTAGAAACAACAGCCTCTCCTACCTGCAACCGAGTCGTGCGCTCATCTGGCTTGTCACCCGGCGAACGATGCCACGAGGGGGAGACAATGCCACCCTGGTGGGCTACGTGTACGTGGTCGTAATGGCCGCGCACCTTGTAGAGAAGTTCCCGCCATCCTCCAATGGCACGAAGTCGGGCATAAACAGCGTCCATCACAGGAACCGAGCCTGCGATGTCCACCGCTGGGTTCTTCTTGTCTGTGTGGTAAGAGCCCGGCACGCCGCCCACCGCGCGGTTCTGCGCAGGAGTTCTGTACGTCGAAGTAACCGTTGCGCCACGGGGCAGAACGTTCTTGACTTTCTCTAGAGTGCTACCGCCCTTCGCTCCTGGTGCGTTCGCGCCAGGTCCGTCACCCCGGAACATTCCGCTGAAGAAGTCGGTGAGGGCATCTGAAAAGTCAATCTTCTTCATCTTAGCAACAAATTCAGAAATACCAGTAGTGGCACTTTCCCACTTGTCCGTTACATTATTCTGCCACCAAGTTCCGATCCCGTCTGCAATGCTGACCCAGCGAGCCACAACACTTTCATTCCACCACGTGGAAATGTTATTGCCTGCGATTTGGAAAGTTGTGATAACACTTTCATTCCACCAACGAGATACTCTGTCTCCGGCATCGGTGAAGGTACGAACAACATTGTCATTCCACCACGTAGAAACGTTGTTGGCGGCAATTTGCCAGTTAGTGACAACGTTCTCATTCCACCAACGCGATACTCTCTCCCCCGCGTCTGTGAAGGTACGCACAACGTTATCATTCCACCAACGAGATACATTGTCCGCAGCAATTTGCCAGTTAGTGACAACGTTCTCATTCCACCAACGCGATACTCTATTCCCGGCGTCCGTAAAAGTCTTGACTACACTTTCATTCCACCACGTAGAAACGTTGTTGGCGGCAATTTGCCAGTTAGTGACAACACTTTCATTCCACCAACGAGATACTCTGTCTCCAGCATCGGTGAAGGTTCTAACAACACTCTCGTTCCACCATCTGGAGATGTTTTCTCCTGCTTGGCTGAGGGGCTGGACGACTAGTTGATCCCATCCTCGCCCCATGGCCGAGCCAAAAGCACTGAAGGGAGTTACAACGTTCTCCCGCCACCAGCGCTCAATATTGTCATTAGCCTGATTGAAGGGCTGAATTACTTCACGACGCCACCAATCACCGATCTCACCTGCCTTTGCCTTGAAGGGCTTAGTGACGTTCTCTGTCCACCAATTCTCAACGTTGTCATTAGCCTCGTTGAAGGGCTTAATTACATCCCTGTCCCAGGACCGGCCCATCTCCTCGGCGGTAGTGCGCCACTGCGAAGTATCTACTCCAGCAGCCGCAGCACCAGTGCCGACTACACCGCCCACGACAGCCCCTGCAGCCGTCCCCACCCCGGGGACGACAGAACCTACCAGCGCTCCAACACCTGCTCCAGTCGCGGCACCACCCAGCAAAGAGCCCGCAGTGTCTCTCGTGCCACCCTGCTCATCCTTCAGCAACTCCGCAGCAATAGCGGCAGCCAACCCAGCAATACCACCCTTGGCCCCGCCGACAATTCGACTACCTCGGGCAGCACGACGCTCTGCGTCACGAATAGAACGCCGGGTAGCGCCCGCAGCCGCACCAGCAGCCGCTGCACCAGCGCCTACCCCTGCGCCGCCTGCGGCAGCCGCACCAGCACCTACACCCAGGGCACCCCCCGCAGCGCGCGCAATGCCGCCTAGAAGGCCCCTGAGGTTTCGGTGGTTAACCAGGGCCAGCATCAGCCCCAATACCTTCAGAAGGCCAAAGAACTTCAAAGCAGCCAGAACACCGAATGCCGTAGCAATGGCCTGAATCACAGGAGCAGGGGTACTGGCAATCAAGTCAGAAATGGCCTCGAAAAAGACCTCAGCAACCTTCCAGAAGGCTCCAATACCTTCTGCACCCCCGTTATCTAGGAATGTTTGTACAGCCTCCAAAACAGAAGCAAGGGCGTCGAAGAATTGTTGAGCAATACCCGAGTCTGTCAGAGTCTCCAAGATGCCCGAAAAAGCGGGACCAAGATCTTCACGAAGAATCTTAACAAGATCCGTCATCGTATTGATGTTGGTCTCGTCTGCAGACTCTTCCCCAAACCACTGGAAAAAGTCCCCCATCAAGCCGCCGACTTCTGACAGCAAGGGCTTGATATCTTCCAGATACTTCTTAAAAGTAGATCCCTCTTCACGAGAAGACCTGGAAGCCTCCAACCATCCTTCCGTTACATTCTCAAAGGCATCTGTAATCCACTGACCGAAATCACCCGCCGCTGCGCCAAAATTAAAGAGCGTAGCGCCAATGTTCTTAACAATGCGCCACCACTGACCCATTCGCTCATTGACTGTTTCGAGCCAATTAGCCAGCCTGCCAGTATCCCGCGATGTAGATACCAACTCCGCCATATTGGCAGCGCCGTCTCTCATACCATCTGCAAGACCTTGCGCAAAGGGACCTACAGCAATGGTGAGATCCCGAATGATGTCTAGCACATACAAAAAGGCCGCGCCCAAGGACGCGATGATCTCTGCGTTCTGCGGGCCAAGAGCCTCAATATCTTTCAGCCACTCGTCGCTGGTGACCAGGCGGAGCCCTGCATCCGCAACCTTACCCATAGCAGTGGCCGTAGCGGTAAGCATGGACTCCAGCGACGGAAACAGACGCCGCAACAACTGAATGTCGTCAACTACCTCGCGGAAAAATGCTTCCTGAACGTTACGGCGTACCGTCTTCCAGGCATCCGACATCCCCAAGAGCGCGAGCACTGTTGCCCGTGCTGAAGGCGACAACTCGTTGAGAGCATCTTGATACTCATTAACTGCTCTGGCTGCGGCAAGAGTGCCCGTCTCGGTTTCTCTGCCTACATTCTGAATGTCGATGTACGCATCACGCTGAGCATTAATAGCGTCAGTAACCCGGCGCTTGGCCAAGATTACATCGCGGTCGCCATCAACGCCGGTAGCCTGTGCCTTGGCCAGTTCCTTAGCGTTGGTGCGGTTTTCTTCCCGCACGTCCACGATGGCGGCCTTAGCCTCTTCAAGGCTGGCCGCTGCCTCCATCTTCTGACCCTTAGTCGAGCCAGGGTCAGCAAGAATGTTGGCGTAGTTCTCACGAGCCAACTGAGCATCTGCCGCCGCGCGGGCCTCAGAAAGCGCTGCACGCTCTACTGCCCTACGCATCTCTTCGATGCGCTTGGTGTAGCCCTCACGAGCCTCAGAAAGGTCTTCCTGAGCGTACTGCACATCCTGAATGGTGCGACGATAACGTTCCCATGCTCGTTCCAACTGCTCAGCACGAGTAAGTTCTACTCTGTTATCATCCCCGGCGCTCACGCCTGCATTCTGTTGAGCGTCCTTCATGGCAGTGTTGGCCTTGAAGACCTTGCCAATTCCACCGAAGGCCATCTTCAACGCGCCTACTACAGAAAGCAACGTCATCAGAGCAGGCACAACAGAAAGCGCAGCACCTGCAATGGAGGCGATACTAGAACCCATGCCAAACGCGGCAGCGCCAACCGCGCCCAACCCCGCCACCAGAGGATTAATCAGTGCCAGGACGGCAGCAATGATGGGAATCAGAGCAATGAAGGGAGGACGAAGACGCGGACGCCAGTTACCGAGCCTATTCAGAGAACGGTTTAGAGAAGTAGCCTGACGCTGAACCTGATCAAAAGTACGTCCAAGCGCATTAGACTCATTGCGATTTCTGCGCTGGCTAGAAGAGGTTCGATCAAGAGTACTGTTAAAGGCGTCACAGCGCGTACGAGCCTGAGACAAAAGTCGATTCAAAAAAGAAATAGAATCGCCCTGAGCACGAGACGCTCTTACAGAGCGTCTCGTAGCATCAGCAGCATGCTCACTGGCACGAGCGTGGTCTTCGGTGGCATCTGCTGCTTCCTCAGCGGCTTCCGCTACATCTTGAACCGCATCTGCTTCTTCGTGTGCTGCGGCTACTCGTCTGCGAGAAGCCCGCGTAGCAGTATCTGAACCACGAGCAGAGGAAGCATTAAGCGCGGCTTCCTCTGCCTTTAGTTCACGAAGTTCCTTGCGCGCCTCACGAGTCTTACGTGCAAGTTCAGAAAAGTCGGCAATGGCCTTATAGAGTACCCGAGTTTCCTCTGCCTCAGCCATTGCCAACCCTTCCTACTGTCCTGGTCTCTTACCGCCAGAAGCACCCAGTGCTCCCATGAACCTCTCAAACGACCCAGGTGCGTTTTCTTTTGGCTGAGCCGGTGTATCTGCACCCAAGAAGGCACTTTCCACCGGGTCCAAAGTCAACTTTCCTGCGGCCTCCAATGCTGTATTCGGACCCTTGGAGGTGTCAATCTGATAACCACCCGCAATAAAGCCTGCAATATGTCTAGTCATCCACGAAAATCTAACGTCTTCCTCGCGCTTCTGGTGGTACTTGCGAATCTGAATCGCTGCCAGGATCTGCCTAAATCTTCCAAAAGGCAGATCTCCGATCTTGTCGTCATCCCAGCCGTATTCCGCCGAAATTAGGTCGTACGCGGCTGCGAAACCTCCTACGATTCCGTGGGGGTCGAACGCGCGGAGGTTCTCTTCGAGGACGCCTTGCGCTGCGATGCGGCCTGGCTCTTCTGCTGCGTCTTCAGAAGTACCGCCAGGCGCTTTCCCAGGCTCGTGAGGTGATCTCTCTCGTTATTCGCTACGCGCTCAATTACCGAGACCAGATCCTCTAGTTCCGGGTTCATAAACTCAGCATCGACCTCAGCGTACTTGCTGGCATTGATCTCGTTCTCGGGCTTACTCAGGCCCCGGCCCTGAATCAACCCTGCAGGAGAAACCATAGATCGAACAAAGTCGATAGTTTCGTCTTCAGCCTCAGGAATAGAGAAAACCACAGTCATGACCAACTGCGCCACAAAGTCATCCCGAGACGTACTGTCATCAAAGTTGAGATCTGTCAGAGCAGCGCCCGCGCCGCGCGTCAGAATCTTCATGAGGCGCATCAACTGGCGGGTCTTCAAGCGCTCGACCAGAACCTCGGTCCCTGTAGATAGGACCAGAGGCTCCGGGTCGGACGTAATCAGTTCGGTGTCGGTCGTCATAGCGACTCTCCTTGTTTAGTTACTGCGAGGACTTACTGGAATCAGGCAGGCTTTGAAAGCAGACGCCCAATAGCCTTGGTGTTATTGCCGGTAACCGAGTCCTTGACCGGCTGACCCTTCTCATCAGTCTCCGAGAACAAAGCGGTGCCACTGTAGTTAAGCAGCAGACCTTCCTTGTACGAAGGACCATCGAATGAGAACGGCTGGAACTGCACCTTAAAGAGGATGAAGTCCAAGGTGCGGATAAGGCCATCCTTGTCCTTGGAGGGAACACGAATCAACATCGGCCGGGGCTGCGTGTTCATCTGCCGCTCTTCCCACAGGGGAAGGGAGAAGGTCTGCGCAGCGCCGGTGCCCGAAGAGTCAATTCTAGAACCCGAAAGAAGCGCAATGGTAGAGAAGGGAACATAACCAGACTGAACAGTTACATTAACTCTGTTGGCCCAGAACCAGGACGACAGAATAGCATCGTCACCAGTATTGTCATAGGAGTCCTGGTCTAGTTCTAGCGATCCAGAACGGATGCCGTAAATGTCACCGAATGCTTCCTCTGCTCCGGTGGTCCCGTTTAGGATGGCGGCGTGCGAGAGGCTGAATCCCTCCACGGTTGAATTTGCCACTTTGGGCCTGCCTTTCTTTCTTCGGACGCCAGACGAGGGTGGCATCAACGGTCTTTCGTACTATCGACCAAAAGGACTGCTAAGCCTCTTCATCGCCAAAGTACACCACGCGGCTTTCAACTAGCGTTCCAACTAGATCAAATCTGTGCAGAACTCTCAAAACATCTGACATCTCGCCCGCCTGCCTCAGTGTTCTTTTGCAATCATTACAGGCAAATTCAATGAGGTTGTCCTGCACATATGGCTGGCCACCTGTTGAAATGACCTTGGACAGAAGCCGTCGTGGCCCCACGGGACAGCGGATTTCTATGGTCTTCATTGCTGTGCTCCTCTGAGAGCCATATCGGCCTTGATCTTCAGTTCAGTGCCACCTGGAACGTCCTGCAACTTCTCAAACAACCTAGAGACCACAGTGTCCCAAGAAGAAATAGCCGGGATAATCTGGGACGCCACCTCACCCTTGCGCTGAACCTCGCCACGATTGTGGAACGCATGGAGCATGAGATTCTTCAAATGATCCACATCGGCACTAGCATTGTAAGTCTCTGGAAACCCTGCCACTGGAGTCAATGTATAATCCAGAGGGTAAGCATAGTCTGGATGAAGCCATTCCTGGTGGCCCCCCCAATTCGTTGCGATGACCGTCCCTCCCGTACTCATCATTTCAAGGGCAGGCATGTTCTTGCCTTCCCCGCGCGATGGGGCTAGAAGAACATGGCTGGATCGGTAGAACTCCCGGACGGTCTCTACGGGCCACGCATCATAAAAAATACGCAACCCAGGATACAAATCCTCCATCTTGGAGTGCAGACCCGGTACTGAAGTCTTCATCATCAGACGTGCGTGCTTGTCGAACTCAGCGTCCTCGTTCTTGGCTGCACCGAAGGCTTGCACGGAAGCGAATGGATTCTTGCGGTCAGAGAGTACGCCAATCTGGCAAAAGTAAAATTCATCTGAATGCCAGTCACGTTCCATGAACTTCCAATCAGAGGGCTCATAGCCACCCTGCTGAGTAAGTACTGGCCCCTTGAAGAACTCACGAAATCCTTCAGATGACACCCGGTCATATCCCACCATGGCATCCAGATACTTCAAACGCTTGCGAAGCGTAGAGCGCCCCGGAGCATTACGAAGATTTGAATACTCCCACATAGACCACCCGATGAGCATGTCACAGGAATCCTTAAACTCCTGGGTCACCTTCATACTAATGGGGTCCACATGAACAATTCCAAGATCGAAAGGCCCCTTGGTCTCCTTGGTGAGCAACATTGCCACATCAGGCGGCAACGGGGCTTGCACCGCCGTAGGCAGTAGGTAAACATCTACACCTCTACGCATCAGGGCACGTGTAAGACCCAACCCATCTTGGCCGTAACCCGAAAATGTACTAAGAGGAATCTGGACCAGAACACGCATACGGACCTCCAGGGTCTCTAGCGATTGATTTAGAAATTAGATAGTTTGGACACCAATGACGTATCGACCCATGCGAGCACCGTTACCATCACGAACATCGGATAGATCAGGCTCTCCCAACTGCTGAGAGCCCAACACCACAACGCCTGTACGGGCTTCGATCTCCTCAGCAGTACCCCACACCCGGGGATGGCCCGGAAGCCCCAGGAGAGGGCTCACAGAGCCATCAGAGGGCACGTCTCGATTGACGGTGTGCAAGTGCGTAGACAGGGCTTCCCATACCGTCTCAATGAGCATGTCTGCGTCTTCACGCTCTGGCGTGCCGTCAGGCAATCTTGTCGGAGATGCCCAGATGTCCACGTACAGCCGGTGGAAGTGTGCACTATTGTGCTCGTTAGGAGCCATCCACGTCCCTGCGTACGAGATGACTACGAGTGCCTTGCGGGAATATTGCTCGATGGTGGCATATGGCCGAGAATCAAAAATCCAGCCATCGGGCCACGTGGCTCCTCGACCAATGCGGCCCATCTCTCTCAGAGCCTGCACCTCAGGCACCTGAACGAGAAGATTACGTGCGGCCAGCGTCAATCTCGTCATCTACCTAGCCCCTCCTTGATGCTTGCCACGTACATGGGATCAAGTGCGGGTAGAGGAGACATAAAGTCGTGTGCGCCGTCACGCGCCTTCTCATAAATGGCGTAATCTACTGGGTTGTTCACTCCAGCAGAAGGACCACCAAACCTAATGGTGCCCTCCCAGCGGTTGCGAGAAAAATCTACGGTGGAGTCCCGCTTGGCCGAAGACTTCAAAGAGCCCGTGTCTACGTGAACGGCAGCAAGAGTTGCAGCAAAGCCCGTGGATAGAACTGATTCCAGCAAAGCAATAACCTTGGAAGACGGCTGAACTTCCAGCCTGTCCAACTCAGCCTCTATCTCACTGTAATCACTGATAATTTTGATCACAGCAATCCGTCCAAGTCTTCGTCGCCGGGCCAGACATCTTCCAGAGCCTGATTGGTTTCTAGAATCTGGATCTCCAAGTGATGGGCCGACGCATACCCCACCACCCTGTCCGGAATGACACGAATCTCGAACGTGCCCGGGACAGCAACCTCTCCGTCATCTCCCGGAATGGATACGATCCTGTCTCCTGCCTTCACAGGAACATCCTCATCACAGATGAGAAGCCCGATGCGATCAGGGGCCTTACCCGCTACTGGAGCAGGAGCAATGTCCTTTCCCGGACGCAAGAAGTTCAGGTCCAGCCGACAAGGCACGTATTCGCCCCCAGGGACGACGTTCCAGGACATGGTGGCCACACCGTTAGCCTGAGTCATGTTCATGCGCTCTAGGCGCACCACCGAGGCGTACAAGTGCTGCATCAGTACACCCCGTTGGGTAGAGGATCGTGCACGTGCGCCTCATGGTACGAAAGATCCTGCGGAGACAACATTCTCAGCCCACTTTCACCAGAGCGGACCATAGGAGCGTCGTGTTCGAAGATCTCAACGCCGCCGTGCGTGGGAACTCCATCTGAAATGTCACACTGACTAAGCCTATCCACAGCCAGATCGAACCACATGATTCCGGTCTTGTCTCCCTTGGCCGCAGCGGACGCGGACTTGGAGTAAGAGTAAGAACCAAGAGACTCGGACGAGAATGGGCTGGCCTCTGCCTTGGCAAAGGGCAACCTCAGATAGATGTGGTCCGCGTATGCGGCAATGGCCATGGTAGCCAATTCTGCATCCTGCTCGTTATCAGGAAAGTCAGAACGGCACGTAGCAATCTTGAAGAGCAGCGTGGCCTGAGTAATAGCAGTGCGCAAAGCGCCTGCATTACCGTACGCAGCAGTAGGACGCCCCGAAAACCTACTCAGGTCACCCTTATTCAATGCGGGATACTCAGCCACGCTGCTCTCCTAAAACGCTCAGCGAATAACCGGAGCCGCGCGACCCCGACGACGTTCTGCCTCAGCGGCCTTCTGTGCCGCCTCGATCTCATCAGCATCTGTCAGACCAGCAGTGGACCCCCACTGCTCAAAAGGCCAGGGGCCGGGAGCCACGTACTGCGCTCCCCAGCGCTGATATTGGCCCCGAACATCATTGACTAGATCTAGAAACGTGCTTCCATTACGGTCCTTGGTGTCCTCGTAAGCCTTGGAGCCGACCACGAACTCCACTTCTTGGCCTCGATAAAACACGGTCCCATTGACAGTAAAGCCATCCTTCAGGACATGGAAGAGGATGGTATCTCTGCCCTCTGCATCTACCTGTTGGAAAGAAGCCGCCTTGCGCTGCTCGATCTCCGCGTTTCTGCGAGCGATAAGGTCTTCTAGTTCCCTGATTCTCTGCTGCTCGGGACTCAACTTCTCCGTAGGAATGAAATCTTCCTCAGGCTCAGGAAGAGGTTGAGCCAGTTCTGCTTCCAACTCTCGGATCTTACGCTGCTCTTCACTTTCCTCTACGGGCGTGTCTGGAGTGGTTTCCAGCAGAGCATCAAAATCCGCGACCTCACCCCCGGCTGCGGGGGCAGGAGAGGGAGTGGACTTAGTGCGGGGGCTATTGGCCATGAGTCATACTCTCCTTCGGCTTTACGCCGTTGACCGTGTTTAGGACATATCTATGATAGCGCAAAACTCTTAGTATTACACGCTCCACAGGTACTTACCAAGAAGGCCCCCCACCGAAGTGAGGGGCCTTCTCAGAAAAGGTCCGAAGATCAGCCTGCCGTGGTAACGCTGTCCACGTAGACGAACTGCTCCGGGCGGGTGATGATGGGAAGCAGGTTCCACTCCAGCAAGTACTGCCGGGCGCTCGGGTCCTTGTCCTTCCACGTCTTGGCAAACTTGCCGGTGAAGCCCTCAGGGGCCTCATCGTCAGCGGTCGGGCCAATCATCAACTCGATGGGCCGGTTCTCCGTGAAGTTACCGAGAACGATAGCGTCGTCCTTCAGGAACTGCTGCTCGGTCTCCCGAGTCGAACCTGCCGCCGTGTAGCCTGCCCCGGTGGCGTCATAGACTGACTCCTGCGGACGCCAGTCCAGACCCATGAAGCCGGGCAGCGTACCCGTGGTGTAGTACTGGTCCTTCATCCGGTCAGAGAGAAGAACAGCCGGGGTAGAACCATTCGCAGCGAACGCCTGGAAGATGCGCTCAATGGTGGCCTCAGTGGCGTAGGCCTCGTTGCCCGAAACGCGGCCATCACGGGTGATAAGGCGCTTCCAGGCACGGATGTCAGCAACAATCTGCGCCGGGGTCGCCGTCTCCCAGGAGGTGCCAACAACGGGCTTGTGCGAGTCGAGGAACTTGTAGTCCACGTTCGCAACAACGTCCGGATAGTCGAAGGACAGAACGCCGGTTAGCGACTGCCAGAGCATGTACTCAGCGAAGTTGTCGAAGCGCTGGTTGAGGTCGCGGACCTCGCGCAGAACCGCAGCCTCAGCGTTGGTCTTGTTGAGGTCGGTCAGGTTATTCGCGGCCTGACGGAGCCAATGCAGAGTCGTCGGCTCAAAGACCTTCTTCTCACGAAGGTAGACGAACGCAGCAGACTCAGTGCTACGGCCCAGACGGGGCACGATGTGTGCCTCAGAGTTGGGCACGTTCGGTCGGGCCACGGCACGGGAGCCACGAATGACCTCCCACTGCGCGGTCGGGAACGGCCACGGCGTCTGCGGAACGCGGTTAAGGAGGGTCAGGGTCTCCGGAGCGGTGAACTTCTCGACCACCTGACGGAGGACGAGCGGCTGAAGCAGCGAGATCTCGGTCATCGCAGGGCTTCCTTTCAGGGGTCGGTATGTCTCTTAATCCGAAGCAGCGCGACCGAGAAAGCCGCCGACCTGCGCCCTCCCATCTAAGGGAGTCACTTGGCTGGTCTGTTTAGAGTAATCCTGCGGACCACTCAGGGATTGGCTCAGAATCTTGTCCTGAGCCGCACCCTCAACGTCCCGAAGGGTAGAGCCGATCAGAAGCGGAAGAAGCCCGCCACGGTGTTGACCTGAGCGTTGAGCACAGAGGTCAAGGTCACACCAGAGTTGGCCGAAGAGACCAGAGGCAACTTCAGTGTGCCTCCGAAGAGAATGTTGCCTAGCCAGACCTGAGCATCCGTGTCCGTTCCGGTGTCCACGGTCTTGCGCAGGACACCCTCTACACCAGAAGTGGCTCGGACATAGCGCTTAGTTGCCGGATTCTGCTTAATAAAGGTGCCCAGAGGAAGAACGCCCTGACCCGGCTCCAGAGTTACGCCCTTCTGGACGTACCCAACAGTCGAGTAGAGAAGTTCAAGATCCTCGGTGTTGTTCCCAGACTTAAAGCCGGGAGCCGGAATCGCATTGCCGGGGTACTCAGTAGCCATCGGTTTCTCCCCTTCAAGGAGTTAGTACTTTGGGACGTTGAAAAAAGATCAGGCGTTCTTGGCAAGTTCTGCGAGGCGATTGACCTCAGCGGCAACATCGCCAGCAGGCTTCTCGTCGGCGGGATGGGTACCGATCTCGCCCCCCTCATTTGAGAGACGAACTAGAGGCTGCTCCGGCAGCAACTGGTCGAACAGTTCTGCATTAGAGAGCAGAAGAGTTACCTGTGCGTCTCGATTCTTGGGGAGAATGTGACCCGAACGAACCAGAGAGTCAACATGTGACTCAGCATCAGTCTTGGCCTTCTCAGTACGAACAGCCTCAACCTCAGCGGTCAGAGACACAATCTGCTCGCCAGCCTTGTTGATGGCACCGACCAAGTCCTCTGTAGAGGGCTCGCCGTCGTTGGAAAGGGCAAGAAACCCCTGCTCGGTGAGGGCCTCCTGTACGGAATTGCTGAGCGCAACAGCGTTGTCCACGACGCCCGCGCTGAGCACAAGCGCGTCAACGTCGATGCCGTAATCGGCCTTCAGTTCAGCCTTCAGGTCATCGAGTTCCATCTTGTCCTCCTGCGAGTTCGGGGCGGAAAGCACTACCGCTTCCCTCATACCATCGACCGCATTTGCACCAATAGCGCTTGCGGCAATAACTTCCTTGTAATCTTCAAGACCTACAACATAAGGACGATTCGTAACCGCCACATGCAGCAGCGTAGGACCAACCTTTTGATTTGTACGAGTATCCGTGTAGTTAAGGTGCAACAGCGCAGAAGCCCCTAGCAGCGTCTTACCTAGACGAGAGGCGGCTACCTCGTCTCGTGCATCTATCTGCGCATAGATCTTCTTGTTGCGCTTTACGAGGCCTACGACTTCACCGATATTTCTGGAAGGATCTTCCGAATGCTCATTATTAGCACCGGCCAGCGGCACCTGAACAATATCGCAAACCTGAGCCTTGAAGTTGGCAATAAGCCTGTCCGCCCAAGCGTCATTAATGTCTACCGCGCCGCCGCGTACACCGGGGTAGAACAGCGGGCCGTAATTAAGAATGTGCTTCTCGTAAATCTTGCCTTGGGGGGTACGCGACAACTTCACAAAGCCTTCACTGCCGTGAGGCTGAGGAACAATCGCAAAACCGGCCATACTCATACTATCGACCAATCAGGCTTGTAGTTGACATTAACGATCTCGGGGAGTACGAGAAGCGGCACGAGAAAAAAATGTGTTCCGGACATCATCCAACGCAGCCTCTGGGGTGCCATTATGTTCTAGTACACCCCACCACTCATGAAAATTAGTGGTGGCAGCCAATCGACGTGCAAAGACAGACCAGGGAACGCCCCAGCCCTTGTCCTGAACAGTAAGACGACCACTGCCCCTCTGATCGTCAAACCCGGCCGCATATGCGGATTCACCCGCATCATTCCAGGAGCCAATGGGTTCGCCATCAAGGTTCTTGTGAATCAAGTAAGTAGCCATCAGATACTGTCCTTTACTCGTGCCGTCATACGGTCTCCTCTGTCCTTCGACAGAGGCGAGAGAAAAACCTTCTTGCCTTCCAGGGTCTTGACCCGCCAGCCGTTATCCGTTTCGATGGGCTGAGTGACGTCAAAAACAAAATCCTTGTTGGGAGAAGTCCATCCCTGTAGATAAGTCTTTCCTTCTACGTCCTTAACACTTAGATCAACCAAATCAAACACCGGCCGGTCTGCCGAAAAAAAGGCTGCTGCTCCGCTGGGAAAGGTTTCTCTTACAAACTTCTTAGTCACACGTTCCACGATGCACGCACCTTAGCCACTGCTTCCTTAATGTTCTCACGCATAACGAATCGATCCTCAATAGGCATACCCCGGAGGGTAGAAAACCCCAGGGCCTTCATACGTTGAATAGCCTCGTTCCGCTTGGTCGCGTTCTCGAAGGAGAACACTTCCAGATAGTCGAAGATACTCATCGTATTCTGGACAAGCGTCTCGTTGCTCGAATCTGTGTTCTTCCTGGCAGATTCCACCGGGTCATACTTATTATTGCTCGACAGGGAAGACCATCGTCCGTAACTGTCGTCGGTGTACGAATACGTCCCGGTCTGGGTCAACACCTCAGGGCTCCAATAAGCCACGTAAGACCCGAACATCGAGCCCGAGTATTCTGCATTGCCGCCCGGAATGGCAAGACGTGTAAATACACCCGTGGCCCCACCAGTATCTTGATCCTCACTAGAAGAAGCACCCGTCTTGTAGTGTCCTAGAAGACGCAGACGCTCTTCAGTAGAAGCCATACCACCAGAGGTGATGTACTTCAACAGAGAATCATCCTTACCGTTGTTGCCGATGGCAACAAGGGTCTTGGTCTTCTTCAGTTCGTCCACATCAACATCAAGACGATTGAAATAGGGCATTCCGGTATTCATCTCCGGGTCAGCCAGATTCAAATGCTGGTACTGGGGAAGGTGCTTGTCTGCTGCAATCCAATCATTTACCTTTTCTGAGCCCCACGTCTCGACAGCCAGGTTGTGCCAAAATTCGTGTTCTTGCTCCGAAGTCATGGACAGGCCAATGCCCTCTACGACAGAGAACTCATTGAGGTCATAGAAAGAAACGCCCGTCTTGGCTGAAATGTCTTGCTTATTCTCATTGATCTTATTACGAGCGGCCTCAATCTTGGCCCCACCGCCCTTGCTGAGAAGAACGCGAGAGAACATAGACCGCCAGTAGACGTTTTCGGCGTCTTCGGGCTGAGCGCCCGACATATCTAGGCCCATCTTGTCGAACTGAGCCTGAACACGTAGCAGAGAAGCCTCCGGGTCATCCTGTGACAGAGTGTAGGTAATGCGACCTTGCTGACTCAACGAGGTAAGTGTGTCATCACCATTGCGGAAGGTAATCACCTCTCCGGTAGGCAGAGTGGCCTCGTACTGCTGCCCATCATGCCCCGAACTGCTGCTAGAACCAGAATTCTTCTTGGTTCCGTCCGTAAGCAACTCGCCGCCGTACTCGTGTGCGTTGACCTGCTTGTAGATTACCGGATCAGACATGGGAGCCTCGGCCGCAGCGGGGTTCTCCCAACCTGGCGCAGTGCCCTTCAGAACGCCCTCAGGGGGCGCAGGAACGACCTCTACGCCAGTCTTGGTGGTGTGGAACCACCCGCTGCCGTACATCTCCGTGTAGGACTCGCCATCTGGCCCTGTGAGAGTTTGCCCGTTCTTCTTGATCGGAGTGGGAGAGAACACAGTGAACTCGTACTTATCTGTGGTCTTTCCTTCATCACGAGCAGTGCGAGCCTTGGAAATGAGATTCTTGTAGTGATCCAGGGCCTGTCGATACTGGAAAAGACCCTTGACAGGAACCTGCTTACCTGAAGGGAAGAAGACATATTCGCTGTACTCATCCGGCTCCAAGTCGGGAGCCCAGAACTCTAGGTCCTTATCAAGCGTATCGTCCAGGGTTGCCAAGTTGTCCCAAACCTCAGCCGTGTACTCCTTGTCCTCTACATGCTTGGACGCATCCTTGCCCGCAGCAGATGTAATTGACTTCCACTCGGTGGTGTGGGGGAACCCGTCGATCTGGGAAGACTGGTACTCGCTATTTGCAGGCGAACCTGCCTTGCCCTTCATGAAGCCCAGAATCTTCTTCTGGGTCAGGTTGCCTACCTTCAACGTGCCCTTCAACAAATCCTTGTCATCCTTCGTCTTCTCATGCCACAACAAGGACGCACCACTCTGGATGCCAGGAGATGCGTGCAGCGCAGACGTACCCCAGACCTTGGAGGCCACAGCAGCCTCAGCCAAGCCCGGCTCTTCCCAACCCGAGAAGTGGTCCTCGCCCAAGGCCTTATCGGGAGCCTCAGGCTTGTCATACGGAGACGCAGCGAAAATGCGATCCCACATCTCTCCGATCTCTTCGACCATATTTTGCTTACGCTCTAGGAATGCCGCAACCAACTGGTCCTGGTTCTGCGGAGCCTGCGCATGGCTGAAGTGTGTCATGTAGCCAGGCGGGGACCACTTCGGACGATTGGCAGTAGCCTCACGAATGCGAGCCTCAGCAGCGGCGTCATCAGAGTTCTGGATGCGCTTGGCGGCCTTCATGGCAGCGAAGTACGCAGCCTGTGCCTGTTCCTGAGTGACCTTTCCTGAACGAATGTCATCGTACAACTTGGTGTATACCAAGTTGGCGTTGGAATGCGCCTGAGTATCCGCACTCAATCCGTTCCAGTTGCCGTAGACGAAGAACGCGCGACCCTTGTCGATGCCGATAACATTTCCATCCGTACCCATGAGCAGGTTGGATGAATGCGTGTCATCATTGTCTAGAATCCAGTCAAGGACGTGCTCGGCGGCAACCTGACCAACCTGCTTCTCCGTCAGAGAAGACATCTGAATCGAGTTACCGTTCTTGCCCTTGAAAGAAGAAACATGGTCAGCGAAAGACATCAATATGCCTTCTTCGCCGTCCAACTCCATGATCTGTGCATTAGGAGTACGGAACCCCCACGCCACGCTCATCTGACTAGCAATAGTCTCAATCTCGGCGCGCCAGCGCTTATCTGGAGAATCTACCGGCTTGAAGACGTACTTGCGGTCGAACTGGTCCTTAGTGATCCAGACATCGTGAGTACCCGCGTCTTCGCCCTCGATCAACTTGATCTTGGTGTAGACCGGCTTGTTCAACTCTTCCTGGTAGGCCTCGTACTTACCGTTCCAATACTTGGAAACTGCGGCACGTACAGGATAAGACGAAAGATTGTCCATATCTGGAAGGCCGTTACCATCGGTGTATAGGTGGTAGCCCTGCTCGTCATGGGCAGCCTTCAATATCTCCAAAAATTCTTCGTTCTTCAGGTTATCCTTAGCCCAAGCACGAACAACGGCGTAACTAACATTCTGCCACTTATCCCCACTGGGATACGGACCTTCATCGAACATGTGGTCATACTCAGTAGCCGGAACAATGTCGTCCGTCCACGCTGGTGCAGGAGATAGAGCGGGCTTGCCCTCATTCTTTGCCTGCGCAGCCGAAGCCGAAATGGCGTCTACTACTCCCTTACCACCGTTCTTATGGTACTGAACCCACTTGCGCTTTTGGGCCAGAGTAAGATACTGAGGATTCTGCATCTTGGCAGCAATGAGATAGTTATCAATCTCAGCGGGCGACCAGTTGTTAACCGAGATCTTCGACCAGTCACCTTCTACCTCAACGCCCGCAGCAACCTCGCCGGACACAACCGCGCCCCACTTAACGTGGTTGGTCTCTTCGTTGCCCTCATAGCCAGGATGCAGATAACCAGCGGGGTGAGACTTGTCCTTCCCGGCAAACGAGTTAACCTCATACTGATACATCACAGCGAAGTTGCCCTGCTCAAAAGCCTGTAGCCAGTAGTACTTCTCATACTTGCCCGTAGGTGGGTACAGGATCTTCCCGCCACCAAATGCTTGCGCAATGGCCTTGGCCTTGGCATTGTTGGCCGTCGTGCTTCCAGAGGAAGAACTCATAGAAGCAAGTTCCAGAGGCATCTGGGCAGAACCGTCCTGGCCCCACTCGAACAGACCAGAAGCGTTTGACTCAGGAATAGTCGTCTCTGCACCCTCCAGCAGAGCATCCATCTGCGCAAGAATCTTCTCACGAATGGGCTCGTGCCAGGAGTTATCCGCACTGTAAGTAAGACCATATGTAGAGCCCAGGGTCTCACCCCAATCGGGCTGCTCTGTCTTGATCTTGTCTACAACCTTGCTCAGGTTGGTGGTGAACCCCAGGGCCTTCAACTTAGCCTGAACAAAATTAGTACCAATAGCCTTGAACTCAGGATCATCCTGAATCGACTTGCGAGCCATGACCAGAGCCTGCGTAGACGTAGGCACGTTGAACATGGTGATGGGACCAGAGTAACCCTTGGGCACTACCGAGTTGCCATCAGCGTCAACAATCTTGCCCTGGTGGTACGCGGTCTTGATCTTGTCTAGAGGCACAGCCTCAACAGAAACACTGTCGTCCGGCTGCACGACCTCGTTAAAGGACCACGTTTCCTTGCCCTTGTAGATCTTGACCTTATCGCCGTCAACGACGTAGACGGTCGTCTTGCTCTTGGTCGAATCACCCAAGTAGTAGGTGCCCGAAGGAAGTTCCACCGGACCCTTCTTGACGGCCTTGGCTACCGGCTTCTTGTCTGCGGGGTCGGAAGGCTCAGGCGCGTCTACCAGACCACCATAGGTGCTCATGCCCGCGTCGTAATTCTTCTTCACCTTATCGGTGTCGATGTACTTGGCTACACCGTTGCCCTGCACGTAGATGGCAGTACCGTCCGCAGCAACTACCATGTAGGCTTTGCCCTTGCCGGTGGAGTACTTACCGGGAGTCAGGCCAGAAGGATTGGTCTGCGGGCCCGTCTCAGCGTCTTCCGGAGAATCAAAGTCTTCCTTCTGTTCGTTCTCCTTGTTTTCGGTGTAGGGAAGCAGCATACCGCTCTCTAGATAGCCCTGGACATGGGCCTCCGACCAAGAATACGACTTAGGCTCACCAGAATCCTTCCAGTACGCCTGCCACTCGCCATCTTCCCTCTTCTGCCAATATGACCCCATGGGGGAAGCGGAGTGCACCTTCGCACCAACAGGAGCGTCAGCAGCATTCTTGCCATCCCAGGGGTCTCCACCAATGGGCGCGTCGAGGTCAGTTACACCCGCAAGAAGTTCCTTCTCCCACTCGGCAAGAGGTTCTTCGTTGTTAGAAGGCGTCAGGCCCCCATCGTCTAGGCTACTCTGAATGACAGAATCTGAAATTGCGCCTGATGAGCCATTGTTATAAGGAGACCACTTTCCATTTGCAGTCTTGTAAAGCACGCTCTTATCGGCAAACTGAACCTGGGCACCCTCTGGAGCCTCAGACGCCTTCTTGCCGTCCCAATAAACCTTGCCGTTGTTGGGCTGAGGCGTCTTGGCTGCAACAGCCTCGGGTGCCTTGGCGTAATCCGGAACATTAGGCTCAGGCTCGGCAGGCTTGGAATTCAGCGTGTACCCAGAAGAAATGCTAACAAGATCACCGATGAAGAAGTCTTCACCCTCTGAGTCGATCCAGTAATCTGGACCATGCTTAGTAAAGGTCCAGCCCTCGTCTGAAACTATAATTGACCCGCTTGGGAGGTTCTGAAGGTCACTTTCAGAAAGAGTCTTGCTGGCCTCAACCGGATCAGACTGCTCCAACTCCACCGGCTCAGGCTCGGGAGCATTCTCCTGGTAGTCAGCAAGGCTCGACTTCAGAAGGTCGATGAACTTCTGCTTGGTGACAGTCTTGTCCTTGTTGAAGCCCACAAGGTCATTGGGGTTCAGAATACCAAGCGGATTGCCCTTCTTGTTCAACTCAGCCTTGAACGCCTTGCCGCCGAACGCTTCAAGAATCGAAATAGCAGACTCGACATCGGCAGGCGTAAAGTCGCCGCCGTCATAGCCCTGAATAGTCTTGGCCTGGGGGTTGTCCGCACCGAGATGAATCTTGTTGCCTGCGAGTCCAGGCGCACCAACGGCTGCATCCACAGATGCAGGCACATCAGAGATGCCTCCCTTGTCCTTCAGGAAGGCGACGAAAGCCTGCTTGGGCTTCAGGTCCGGGAAGGCTGCCATAGCGGCTTCCTTGACGGCATTCTGAGCATCCTTTTGAGCAAGCGGGTGATCCGGGATCGTCTTGAACCCATAGGCGATCTGGAAGCCGCTGTGTCCCTCCAGAGCGTCTACCGCGTCAGCGATCTGCTTCTTGGAGTAGACAATGCCGTTGGGCAGCAACTGCACGTCAAGATCGTCCGACTGCTCACCTACAGAACCCGATGCTTCCATGGTGAGATTGCCATCAATGATGTCATCCGCAAGGGTATCGGGACTCCATGGAACGCCATTCTCGTTTTCGTGCCACTTACCATCTTCACCCTTTGTCAACAGATAAGAGGCTCCCAGGGCAGAAGACTTGATCTTAGTGCCTACGGGCATCTCACGAAGGTGACCGTACTTCTTGATCTTGTCACCCTTGGCATACTCCGTGGAAAACTTGGTTGCGGCAGGCTCAGGAAGAGAAACGATCTTATACTGCATACTATTGCCCCGAATAAGCAAGTTAGAATTCGGAACGGTAGTACCATTCTCGGTCAGGTAAGCGTTGTCAGAGACCTTTGTCCACGAAACGTTCCACTTACCCAGAACCGCTCCAGCGGGTAGAGCATCCAAGTCCTCGTACGAGGTAAAGGTGAACTGCTCGCCTACCTTGAAGTCCGGGCCAGTCTTCTCAGGAGTCAGCGCAGCCTTGGGCTTGTCTGCTTCCTTGCGCGGCAGTTCAAGGACCATTTGATCCTTTGCCGTAAAGAAACTCGCCGCAGTCCTCTTAGAACCAGAAGGTGCCACCCACCAGCCAGAAGCATCCTTGGTGTACTTGAAAAACAGGCTTTCATGCCGCAGAATTGCGCCTTCGGGCAGCAGGTCCAAAGCGGCCTTGACCTCGCTCACCTCATTAAGGTTCGCAAGCGGCTTGCCGGACTCAGGCAGGCGAGGAGGACCGGCAGGCTTCTTAGTGTCAACGACCGCCTCGGAGACAGTCTGCTTCGACTGCTTCTCGTTCTCCCTAACAACCTTCAGGCTTTCAGAACCAATAGCCTTCTCAGAGGCAGGGGTCGGCTTAGTGACCGGAGCAGACCCGCCCGCGCTCTTAGCCTTAGGAGCCTTGTTCTCCTTGGTTACTGAGTCTTCCTTGGTCTTGCTCAGGGGGTCCACTGTAGAGATCTTCTTCAAGTTCGCCTTGAAGTCTTCTACATCTGTGGAGTTATCCCCGATTGCTTGAATAGCAACCTCACGAAGAACTGCGTCTTCGTTATGCCACTTATTTTGACCCAATTCAACGGTCTTCTGCGCATTAGTCTTACGTGCAGCCTTAATTGCAGACTTCAGATCATGGCCGTCAATGTCAATACCGGCGATCATCTTACTGACATTGAGAGGATAGGTTCCGTCGAATACTCCAATAGCCTCGTCCATAGAAAGCATCTTGGCTACATTAGAGACTTCCGAAGACGGAAAAGCTGCCTTGTTCGTATAAGACGAAATAGCAGAACGTGCGGCGTCAAGACCCTTGGGCTCGTTTACCTTCCCCTTATTGTCCGGGGCGGAAGGCGATTCGGCTTCCTTGACTTCCGAAACTTCTGAGGACGGCCCTTCGACATCCGGAGCATACTCCTTATCCGCAGAAACCAAAATGCTCTTAACCAGAGCCAGATCTTCAGTAGTAACAGGATTACCCGAAGGCTGCATGCCGCTCTTTGAAATCCACGTTCCATCTGATTGCTTAGAAATGGTTGCGTCAGATCCAGCGATGCCCAAAATAGATCCAGCAGGCATGGCATCGAAAGCAGAAATAGCCTCGGCCTTGGTCATGTCCGAGAAGTTCGGCATACCTGCCGTGGTCTGCTCTTCCAGAGCGGCAGTGTCTCCCTCTACCGGAGGAGACAGAAGAATCTCGCCGTTGTCTACTAGAGTCTGAACATCCTCGTCCGAGAACTCCACGCCAAGCGCGTCGTGAGTCCAGCCGCCCTGGTCGTTCTTGGTGAATACCGGATCTCCCTCAGTAGAGACAGCGACAGTCTCTGCGGGAGCGTCGGCAGCAGAACCAAGGACGGGGGAGTCCGGGTCGTCGGCAGCAGAAACTAGATCGACAACTTCGTAGGCATCGTCGCCTGCGTACTCAGCCGTGAACTTCTTGGCCAACAGGTTGGAAAGAGTCGCCGGGACTTCAATCTCACCCTGCTCATTGAAGGCTCGGATCTTGCCGTCTGGTGTACGAACGTAAGCAATCTTCGGGTTATTCTGGGGAGTAATAAACTTAGATCCTGAGGGAGCCCCGTATTCCTTAGCGCCCACAGAGAACTTGGCAGGTCCAGAGATCGTAGACTTCTTGACCTTGATAGCGTCAGAAACAGATCCGGAATCGGACTCAACAGAAGACGAGCCGGGGGCCTTAGGAGTTACCCGTGAAGACGAGGAAGTAAGGGCGTCCTTGGGAGCCTTGACGCCCTTGGCTGCGGCTTGCTTATCCTTCAGAGCAATGAGGTCAGCCGTGATTGGGGAACCAAGCGGCAATCCATAGAACTTAACGCCTTCTTGTGTGCGAACCTTACGAACGCCAGCAAGCGCGACTACTTCCTCAAACTGCTCCAACTCAAACATCTACAGCCGATCCTCCGGGATTCACAAATCTTGTCACGAACAAGATTCTTTCTACCCATCACTATCGACCAAAACTCTCCTGACGTACCGCCCCAGGTACTGCGTCCAACAACTTTGCTACTGACTCCGTGTTACCTGTAAGCCACATACCTGAGTCAGTCAATTGAGACAAGGAAAGACTGCCAAAGGTGTAATCGTCCTTAGAGCCTCGTGCGTGAACTAGAACAACTCCCAGCGCGGCTGCTGCGGATTCAGTTGAATCAAAGAGATAGCGAATCATTTCGTACTCCTTAACTTCTTGACCACCCTGGACACGAAAGTCACGAAACTAGAAAACAACTTGGCAGGCATAGAGCGGACCTGAGCCGAAGTCATGGAAGACTCGACAGATTCGGCAGGAGTATCCAAGTCCAGAGAGTCGAAGGCGTTCTCCAGCGACACGATCAGGAAGGCCAGCCAGCAACGGCACTGAGGATGCGCTGGAGGCCCCACAAGGTCGATGTAGGGGACGTAAGAGCCTACGTGAGGGAATTCCTCCGAGATGCCCACCTCAGACCCGTGAAGGGCTCGGCACTGATCACACGGAGGAGTCCCAGCGGTGAGGTTGGCCATCCACACCTTGCGCACGGAAAGACCGAACTCTTCCATCTCAGAGTACGCAGCAACCAAGGCGTCCGTGCATCCCCGCTGTGCTGCTACCCCAGCGCTGTGGCGCATGCGCAAGAGCGCACGACGACGCGCTTCGTCAGTCTTGCCCGCTGACTTGTACTCACGAAGATTCCGGCGTACGTCCTCCAGCAAAGACTTCAGATACGGAGTCAAGAAAACGCGCTCACGAGGCTTCCAATCGGGGATCTCGGCTGCCTGCGCCACCTGAGCCACAGCAAGCGCTACAGAGCCTCTGTAAGCGTCCCTGATGATGCGTTCCAGACGATGCCTGACCGTCTGTGCGTCCAGTTCGCCTGCGTCCCAAACATCAAAGGCCTGGTTGATCTGAGCGCGCGCTGTGTCCTCCAGAGCGTTGACAGTCAGATGAGCCGTCCGCGCACGTCGAACTTGCTCAGCGAACCGTGCCACGGTCAGGCCCGCTCAGACGACTCGCCCAGCATCTCGCGTGCCAGAGAAAGAAGATTCGCCGTAGACAGATCGTCTGCCGTCAGCCCCACCCGAGAAGCCTGCTCCTCGAAGGCAGCCAAAGCATCCTCTGGGGAACTCTCAGAGGTAGGTGCGGACTCGGGGTCTACTGGACCCTCCTGGCCCGGCAGAGCGCCTGCTGCGGCTTCCTGAGCGGCCAGCGCAGCAGCCTCTTCCTCCTCGCGGGCTTCCACGGCATCCCAATCAATCTCCAAGCCCATGTCGTCAGCCTGCTGCATCTCAATGGCACGGACCAGTTCCTTGGGAAGAACACCGTGCGCCGCCGAAGAAACCAACTGGTTGAACACAGCAGAAATGGCAGCACGCTGCTCATCAGTCAACTTGCCCCAAACAAACTTAGGGTACTTACCGCCCTTGAAGTTGAAGTCCACCAACTGAGGGATGACATAGTTGTTGATCTGGTTAGCGATGTCGTCCATGATAGCGCGCAGCATGAGCACGAACATATCATCGCCAGGCTGAGCGAAGTTCACCAAAGAGGTGTCGTTAGAGCCTCCGCCCTGGGCCTGATCGAAGAAGGACGCCAGCACAGACTTGGACATCTGACTGTTGTGGTGGTTGATCAGGTTCAAGAAATCGAAACCACCGCCCTCTTTCAGTGTTTCAACCTTGAACCCGTCTGGCATGGTCATCCACTGAGCCACGGACATATTAGACAGAGCCTTGGAAAAAGCAAGTCGATCAGGCTTAGAAGCCTGTTGAGGCACAGTACCTACACGAGTACCCACGGCTGCGCGCTGCGCTGCAAGGTGAGCCGTGTAGTACAACTTCACCTTCTTGTCATAATGATAGAAGGCGCTCTGGAAAAATGAGATACCGTAGAACTTACGCTCTTCCTCCTGTGCTGCCCAATAAAAGCAGTAGTCTCGTGGAATGTAAGCATCCACGGTCTTACCAGAGACAGTTGCCTGCTGGCGAATACCCTTGAAGCCACCAGTCTTGTCTGTCAAGAAGGTGACCGTCTCTGCGGGTCGGTACGCCAACTTCTTCAGAGTGATCTTACCCTTCAGCGGGCCGTCCTCTGGAATATAGAATACCTTCTCGAACGCAGCAAATCCGTCAAAGATGCCCTGAAGCAACTGACCCATGGTGCGCTGAAAGGTGACTGACATACCCCCAGCCTCTACAGGGGTATTAAAAACCGCATCGATATACTCAGCCTCGGCCTCCCCGCCCTCAGCCGGGACAAAGGTAGCCGTGTTGAGAGCAGAACGAATGGGCAGCGTCAGCAGCCGGTACAGAGCGCGCGCCTGACCATCCATCTTGCGCATGGTGACCAACTGACGCACAGAGGGACCATAGTCTTCGAAACCCTCACGGCCAATTTCTTGTAGGTCTTCATCCGCCGAGCGCTTAGTGCCATCCTTAGAGGGCTGGTACGGCATCGAGAAGGGAAGATTCTGATCTACCCCGACCTCAAACTCCAAAGCCAGCGGCGTGCCGTCCTCTGTCTGTGCCTTGGTGGTCGTCGTACCCTCTTCAACCAATTCATTAGCCATCGATCCATCCTCCGGTCATTAGGCCCGACAGATCGAGCAATTCATCGTCCATGCCATAAAGACTCACTTCGCCGCCAGTCTCAAAGATATTCTCACCCAAGAGAATTTCAACGCCGCCGCCTTCCGAACCACCAATTTGAATGGCGTCCACAAGAGAACAGGCGAAGGCATCTGCCAAATCTTTTGAACCACCTACTGGGTGATCGATCTTCCCATTACCCACTCGGGAAAGGGCTTCTAGTTCCTTTTGGAGAAGAGCAGAATGAGGCATAGAAAGGCGACCCTCAGAGGCTACGTCCTTGACGGTCTTCCAGATGTTGGAGTCGCGGTCAGTAGAAACCAACGCAGTCTCAATGCCGTGGTTGGTCAGCGTTTGCATAGTATCTACAGACTGAAACCCGTCCAAAGTCACCAGACGTACAGAAAATCCTCGCTTGATGAGATCAAACACTAGACGACGCAGCCAGCGAATCTGAATCTCGCGCGGGGGAGACTCACCCAAGTCTGCTTCCAGAGAGATGGTGAAATCGTTGCGCAGAACTTCTACCATCTGCGAGCGCTCAGTAACTTCTCCATCCTCTTCAATGACCTTCTCAGTGCGCTCCTCGGTTCGCACAACGTGAGACATGGCCACCCCAGCACGGTCCCCGCGAATGGCTAGGTCACCGTGAATGGCATACAGCGCACCATCCTTAGGTACAAAGTCCGGAGCGAAGGTAAACACCGGCTCCCACGACTTGACCAGAGAGCCGGTCTGCTCCGACAGATGCTCCTCTAGACGATAGTCAACCGAGATAGGCTGAGTCGGACTATCCACAGCGATACGGAAGATTTCAGGGTTACGGAAATAGGCATCGGTAGCACGAGTAGGCTTGCATTCGTACTTTGCAGCCGCCTCATCCGGAGCCTTGCGATAATCGGTAGCAAACTGATGCTTGCCCTCAACACGAGGATTCACGTCCCACGTAGCGAGAGGACCAGACACATAATAGATCGAAGATGGACCCTGCGAGCGATAGTCTTCCTTGGCCTCTTCAGTCAGATTCTGAATGGTAGAGCCTAGGTAACGAGGGAAGGAAATAGCCACGCGCTTATAACACATCGGAAAACGAGTGGAAGCAGAAGTTTTCAGCATGTCAAGAATAGACTCTGCAGAAGTAGATGCCTCGCGCATCTTCTTGCCCTGGCCCACCATCTCGCCCTTGGACTTGAAGGCGTCGATTTCGTCAGCAACCCCGAGCATGATGTTCAGCCCCTCCTGGCCCTCTGCCTCGGAGTGCCCAGACACGGCTTCAATGTTCTTGGCGTACTGAATCGCGTTCTGAGTCGGATCTGCTTTGTCTGAAAACCAGCCCCTCTTAACCGCTTGGGACATTGGCTTGAAGAAAGCACGCATCGCCTGCTGAGAGTTGGACGCAATGTTAAGTAGATGAATCGAGTCCTGCTCGGGCATAGAATAGTACTTCTGCGGAGACTTCAAGCACAGCAACATATAAGCCACGCGCAGAGAAGCCACGCGGCACACATGGTCCTTCCCCGAGTTACTTGAAATAAGCGCTGTGGACCCTGCTACGTAAGAACCGCCTTCAGGAACATTAATGTCCCAATACTCGTCCTCGCCCAAAAACTCCACACTTTTGACTGTATCCCAATACACGTCCCCGTCCGTCTTCTGCTGCTCATTAGCGTAATTCCAATCCAGGGAGACGAGACGCAGGGCTTCCTTAGGCCCGTGAAGACGAAGCACTGAAGCGAGCCGAACAGCAAACTTACCCGACGTAACAGTCACACGCCACGCAGTACGCCCCGTCTTCTTCTCTCCCCTGTATGTGTAGGTCGGTGTCTTAGACGAAAGGCGAGAAATTACACCGAACCGCAACAAAAGGCGTTGGATGTCCCTGGCAAGACCCTCAGAGACAGAGACATACTCAAAACACGGAGACAGAGACTTAGTGCCTGCCTTCTTCAAATAAATGGAACCGTCCGTATCCCATAGCGCAGAGAGAAAGATAGCCAACTGATCGTCAGGCAACGAGAAAAACTCATCTGGAACCCGCTTATCCCACGCCCGAGAGCCGTAGAGTCCCCACTTGCGGATCACGTCGATCAGGGGAGTAGAGAACTTACGCCCCGAACCCGTCGTAGTCGCTCGCACGCGCAAAGCACCCGAGTCCATGATTGAGGTCTTAGCGGTGATGCCGGGATAAGATTCTACCAAGTCGATGTAGGTTTCCAGAAGTTCGGTTGCCTGAGCATCAATATAGAAACCCCACGACGTAGAACCGTCCACAGGCATGGACCCGTCTCCAATCCAATACCCTACGAGCGCAACTTCCCGCTCGTCCTGAGACACAGGCTCCAAGCAGTCAATCTTGCTCAAAGTGGCAATGCGGTCACCCGCCTGAAGCGAAGCAGCCTGCTGCCAGACGGGTTCGGCCCGAAGATACCTATTCTTGTAGGGCAGATTGTGATCCGCCCACGAAGCAAACAAGTGCCCAGCGTACACCTCAATAGAGGCCCCTAGAGCCGTGGTGACCTTTACCATCTGGCCTCGGCCTCTAAAAAAAGGAACAGAACCCTCAGAAAGGACGCGATTCGTGCCCTTGGTGAACACGGCCTGTCCGGGAAGGTGGGTGGTATCTCCGTCCGAATTAACCTCGTAAGTGCCCTCAACAGTCGGGGGCGCATTAACCGAAGAAATCTTGCTCCAACGCCCCGTACGCGCATCATAGATATCTTCGTTTTTAGAAATACACCCCTTGCCCCACTGGAGGGTGATGAGATTGGTCATCCGAACCGGATCGGACCAGTAGCCGCCAAATTCTTCCGCCATGAGTGGATAGATCTCAGGCAGATAGACCCGCTCGATGTGCTTAACTGCCTCGAACTGAACAGGTGACAGTGGAGGGTTGCGCAAAAACTTGCCGTCCTCAACGAACACGTTCAGAGGGACGGGCTCTTCTTCAAAAATGTCGCTCAGGGAAGAGGTCTCCACCTCCTCCTCAGCGAACGCATCAGCCAGCCGCAGCACTAGATCAGTCCTCGACCTTCAAAAGACGAATCTCATTATCGGTCAGTGCTTCGTTAGCACCCTCTGCCGAAAAGCGCACAGTCTCAGACCACTCATCATCGACATTACTTAGGGCAACCTCTTCGAAAGACTGCTTGACAGCGACAGGCTGTCCAAAGTCCACGGCAGTATCCGTGACCGTGTAGGGAATCTTCAACAGCAGAGGACCACCCGGCTGCTCGTGTTCCACAATAATAAAATCCGTCCACAAAGACCGGATATACAAGTACGGAGGCTTCTCTACCTCATACAAACTACCATCGCTCTCGGACTTGGCTCGGCGGGCATCATAATACGCCTCCCGAGCGGCTGACTGAAGAGAACTCCATGCGCGACTCACACGGTCTACCTCAAAAGAACCATTGAAATCCGATGCGGCCAAGGCAAGATAGAAGCCCCCATCAACATGGGAAGCCTTGACTACCTTCTTGGACTTGTTCTTGGCCTTCAGGGCATTCCACTGCGCCAGAGCCTTGGCTGCCTTAGCCTGAGTATCGGCGTCAACACCATCACCGCCCGCAGCCCACTTCTTGATGCGGCCGATAGCAATAGCGATAGCCTGAGAAAGGGGACGCCCAGACTTCTCTACCCCGCGCGCGATCTTTCGCACGTACGGGGGAAGGCCCGAGCCTGTGTTTTCAACCCAGTTCTTCTTAGGCGAGCGGTCAAGACTGGCCGAACTAGACGCCAGCATGATGGTGAGGCTGTAGTCGTCCTGATCCAGGAACTCTTCTGCGGTGGGATTCATTGCTGTAACTCCTAGATCAGAGGTCTGCTTGTGCGAACTGCTCGGAAAGTTCACGACGAAGACGCTTGCGCTCTTCTACATCTGCTACCGTGCCAATGACACCCTTAACGATGTCCTGAACCTGTGCAAGCATTGCGTCCCGCATACGGTCCTGATTAGCCAGCAGCAACTTGTTGAACTCCTGCGTCATGGCTAGCCACCAAGTATTGAAATCCTTCTGCTGAGTAGGCGTACTAAACCCATTCGTCTCTTCCTTGTACTTCAAGACGATGTAGTTGTACGCAATCCGCTCCAGCAACAACTGCTGAACAGTATTCATCGGCATACCCCGCGCCTCAGTGCGCAGGCGATTCACGATGGCTCCGTGAAGGGCTTCCAATTCTGGATCTTCTAGCACCCACTCAGGCAAGCGAAAAGCGCGCGCAAGATCGTCCGGGGGCGCTTCATCAAGAGGGCTGGTCATACTCGTACTATCGACCAGCGCAGACTAGCCGAAACTCTTGTTGGACCTCATTGTCCGAACAAGATTTCACACACGATAAGCGAAGAACCTACCTGCCCAATCACGTCCCTCAAATGCTGAGTCAAGTGCTTCCTCTATGTAAGGAACTCTAACCCCACCAATATCTTCTCTTATCTTAGAATCCCACCATTCGCGTGACTTGATCGTGAAGTGAGTCTCATCATCGTGAGCATTGTGATCATGGTGTGCATCATCCAAAGCAATTCGATGAATCCATAGCCCATCGGGGGCCGTAACCATCAGCATAGAATCAAGAGCAGCGTCTACCTGATCCTCGGGCACGTGCTCTAACATCTCCCAGGAACACACCACATCGAAGTCGGCATGGGGGTAATACAACTCCAAGTCGACTACGGACCCTTGGCGAATAAATTGTCTAACTCCAGGAGCAGGATGGTCGATGGCCCACTGTGAAATATCAATGCCCTCTACGTTGAGTCCGTGAGAGAGCGCGTGCAGGACGAACCAACCGGTCGCGCACCCCACTTCTAGGATGCGCTGAGCCGGACCGAGGCGCAGAAGTTCTTGCAGCGTTCTGGCCGTAACAGACCAGCCGGGATCGTCTCCGTAGTTTGCGTAATTGGACGCGCCGCCACCTAGGTAATAGGACGCTGGATACAAGTCGGACTCCATGTGAGTCAGCCCTTCGTCATGTCAGCCAGAGACAACCTACGCGGAGCAGGAGCGGCCTCTGGGGGAGTGGGGGGTACAACCGGAGCAGCAGGCACTGCCGGTGCCGCAGAAGGCGCTGTGCGTCCTCTGGCAAACATCTCGACAAGTAGCACCAAGGCCAGGTCCAGAGAACCGCGAGGATCATCGGTGGGACGAATGCGCGTCTTCATGTCCCACAGCACCTTGGCGGCAGCAATCACGCGTTCTGTGCCCAACCGGGCGATCAAAGTCTTGCGAGAGTCCAGAGCATCGGCCACGTATGGCACTGAGCCGCCTACACTCAACACCATGAGATCACGAAGGGTTCGGGTGATTTGCTCCACCAGTACGTGCGGATGTCCTACCTGAGATAGTGCATCGTCAACCTGTGCGAAGGCATCAGCCGTATGACCCAGCGCCAGCGCGGTCAGCACGGGAACCGAGTAGTCCTTGACGGAGACTGCCCTGGTCCACGCCTCAGCATCGTGCAGACCAGCCAGGACCGCCTTCTCCAGATTCATGACGGCACGGCGCACCGAGCCTCCCGCATCGGCCGCCAGGCGCTGAAGCAAGTCAGAAGCCACAGAGAACTTCTCCGCAGCAGAGATGGCCACCAAGCGGTCAAAAATATCAGACGGAGAGACACTGCGAAATTCGAACTCAGTAAGTCGGGTCAGCACCGTCTCTGGAATCTTGTGTGGCTCAGTCGTCACCAGCACGAAAACAGTCCCCGGAGGAGGTTCCTCCAGAGCCTTCAAAAGAGCGTTGAAGGCGTCCCGCGTGAGGGAGTGCGCTTCGTCAAGGATGACTACTCTCCACTTGCTTCCCGTTGAGTAGCGAAGCGCTTCGGTGAGACTGCGCACGTCCGCCACACCATTGTTGGACGCTGCGTCGATCTCGATCACAGACAGTGCCGGGTCGATGTCAGGGTCAAGCGCGTAGGCCAAGAGACGAGCAGCAGTAGTCTTGCCTGTCCCCGAGGGGCCAGAGAAGAGCATGGCGGGGGGAACCTTCTGCTGCTCAACCATCTGAGACAGAACTACCTCCGTAAGACGCTGGCCTACCATCTCGGAAAAATCAGTGGGGCGGTACTTAACTGCCAGGGATTCAGTCATGACTGCTCCGGAATCCCCACTGCGCGAAGCAGTGCGTTGTCTCTAATGATCTGAGAAACAATCTTATCCAGAATGACGAACACAATAGCCTTGCACCCCTCGCAGGCTCCCTTGGAATTCACCAGGCAATCATTGTGGGCACCAATCTTCATGGCCTCCATATAAACACGCCTAGCAAGATCCTCAGACACTGTGAACTACCGTCCTTCCGTCCTTCTGCGAAAAACGGTACGCAGTGTCAGCAAAATCTAAAAATTCTGGCTGGTGAGTAACCATCAAAATCTGAATACCTGAGCGGTCAACGATCTGCCGCAAAAACTGACCCAAGGGCTCCAAATACTCGTCAGAGACATGGGCAAACGTCTCGTCAAGCACTAGAAGATTCTCTTGGTTCTTTGAGGCCGAAAGAAGCATGACCACCACACGGAGAAGGAAGCCCACAGTCGCAGCCAGCCCTCCCCCGCGCGCGTCCATGACTGAAGTCTCTACGGACTCACCACCAAGATTGGTACGCACGACGAACTCGATGCCGGAAGTCTTGGCACGCTGAGTAGCCACGATGTGGAAGGTCAGAGTCTCATCGAAGATAGTCTGAAGGCCCTCAGTCACCAAAGACTCAATGGTGCCCTGAGCCTGAGCCTGTCGCTCTTCCCCTAGCGAATTCAGCAACACTGCCACTCGATTAAGGGTGTCCATCTCAGAGGCAAGGAAATCTACTTCTGTTTCTAATTCCTTGGCTCTGGCTAGGATTGCTCGGGCCTCGCCAGCCTGTGCGTCCAGAACACGGCGATTGGCAGCCACACGCTGGGAAAGTGTCTCAATGGTCATACTAGTGATACGTCGTTGTACCCATGAAAAGAAAGTGCGCCCCCTGGGATTCGAACCCAGAATCTCACTGATTAAAAGTCAGGGGTTTTGCCATTAAACTAGAGGCGCTCAAAAAGCGGAGAGCCTCGGAGTCGAACCGAGACTGCCTTTCGGCTTAGCCGGATAGCAACCGGGTTGACATACCACGTGTCGAACTCTCCAAGAAAACGTGCGCCACCGGGGACTCGAACCCCGAACCGCTTGGGTGTAGACCAAGAACTCTGCCAATTGAGTTAGCGGCGCTTAAAGCCAGTAGTTGACGGGATTCGAACCCGCATATGCGACTACCCGTTCTAGAAACGGCACACGTCCTGCCGATTAAACGACAACCACCGCGCTGGGGTAGCAGGGCTCGAACCTGCGACTTAGAGATTAACAATCTCCCACTCTGCCAACTGAGTTATACCCCATTGATCCGCAGGAGTCTCATCCTGGTGGCCGACTCAACTATCAACAGCCTGCGGTCTGCATCTCGACTTGAACGGTGTCCACCGCACCCACGAGAGTAGCCTCAGCGGGATTTGAACCCGCGATCTTCAGATTGAGAATCTGATGTCTTAGACCAAACTAGACGATGAGGCCGAGATTACTACGCGGAGAGGATGGGGGTCGAACCCATACGCCCTTTCGAGCAAACTGTTTTCAAGACAGTTACCGCCGCCACCTATCGGTTGGCCTCTCCATTGTACTGCGTACCCCCAACCGGATTCGAACCGGTGATTACCGCCTTGAAAGGGCGGGGTCTTAGACCGCTAGACGATGAGGGCTAGAAAGTGGCTATTCTACACCACTTCGTTTAGTCTTCCAACTCTTGTTAGTAGACTGCTGAGAATGACAGTTTGGACACATAAATCTTAGATTTTCCTTTAAGTTGTTTAGCCAATCACCATCAATGTGATCAACCTCCAACTGAATAGGAATACCATTCCAAACTCTTCCAACTCCGCAGGAGCAAACAGGGACAACACCAGACTCCTCCAGCGCCCTTCTAAGTTGAGCAGCAGGTAGACGTGCGGAACCTGGAGGACGCACCACCAAAATGGCGCTGGCAGTCTTTCTGCGTGGAGAAGTCTTACCTCTGTTGTGCGAGCCTCCCGTAAAATGGGAGGTATCTACCCCTAGACTTCGTAATTTGGACTTTATGTGGGTATGCGTACCCCCAGCCTGCTGAAGACCGAGATACCGAATTACACCCATCACAGATGTACTATTGTCTACAGCCTCTTGCAAGACTTCTCTGGTGTACTTGGTAGCCACACTTTGATTATCGCACGTGTTAGTACCAACCACAACAGGGTGCCCCCCACGAGATTCGAACTCGCACTGGTCGGGACCTAAACCCGATGCCTCTGCCGTTGGGCTAAGGGGGCTTGGGGTGGGCGACGGGACTCGAACCCGCAACATTCGGAGACACAATCCGACGCTCTGCCAATTGAACTACACCCGCCGTACGCCCCGCAGGATTCGAACCTGCAACCCGCGGAGTAAGAGTCCGCTGCTCTACCATTGAGCCAGAGGCGCTAGACCTACATCATACACCATGCGTGCGCTTCCCGAGACTCGAACTCGGAACCCTCGGCTTAGAAGACCGTTGCTCTATCCATTGAGCCAGAAGCGCGTGCGCCGACCTAGACTCGAACTAGGCATCCCTGAAGAGGCGGAATTTACAGTCCCGCTGTGCCACCCGGCACGTTCGACGCTTGATAGTACGTGGACCAGCCAGGGAATCGAACCCTGATCACCTCCGTGCAAAAGAGGCATGTTACCGTTACACCAGCAGCCCTTGTGCGGAGTGTCGTTTCGACTTCTCGGTTGCTAGCCGGTCTGCACGAGGCTCAGGGCTACCTAAGCCAGCACTCCACGTGGCGGTGGTGGGATTTGAACCCACGGCCTCCTGGATATGAGCCAGGCGAGCACTCCGAACTGCTCTACACCGCTTTGGTCCGTCTGGACAGTGGACGTACTGCTCATGCAGTTCCCGTAGGAAGGAGTCAAGCAAGAACCGGGACGGACACCGCTTCTATTTCTTCTCCTACGTGTTGTCGTCTAGCGCTCCCCAGCGAAGATTCGAACTCCGAAAAGCGGCCCCAAAAACCGCCGTTTTGCCGTTAAACTACCGGGGATCAAAACCATACCACACGCTGCCCACCGAGGATTCGAACCTCGACTATCCTACTCCAGAGGCAGGCGTTTTGCCAGTTAAACTAGCGGGCATCGAACAGTAGTCCGGCATGACCTTAGCATGAGGCTGTGAACCTCAGGCCAGAGGCCGGACCAGCGGCTGGACGGGAGTCGAACCCGCATCTCACATCGTATGATGTGACGGCATACCCTTAGCCGCACCAGCCTACCCATTTTTAGACCAGTGTCGGGTACACGGGGTTGGGTCTGTGAACCTGCCCAACAAGGTGGCCCAGACTCGTGCACTAGTCTTAGACCTTCAGACGCCCGGTGGACAGGACTCGAACCTGTAACCGACGGTTTTGGAGACCGTTGCGCTACCAATTGCGCCACCACCGATCAGAGAACCCCGCGCCATGCTCCGTGGTGTGCGGCGGTAGCAAGATCTCTGTCCACTCTCGTGAAGTGGATGGTTCCATCATAGTGCAGTGCTGCTCGATGTGCAAGCCCTGAGATCGAAGGTCGTTCTAAGTTGCCGCACGGGCTTCTCTTCTAAGCCTTGACACAGTAGCGGTGCCACATCCCAAAAGTTTCGCACTCTGCCGTAGACTCAGCCCCTCGCAGCGATTTAAGTCTTCCACAGTGTACTTCCGACCAAGCACCCCGTATTCTTTACCATTTCTAGATCTGTCTTCTGGAGTGAGAACACCGAAACCTCTGTGTCTGCCTCTAGCCACTGCGTCCTCATAGTTATCAAAATGTGTACCATAGGTAAGGTGGTGGGGATTAACACAAGGAGGATTATCACAAATGTGGCGGACTACCAATATCTGTTCATCATCGTCTACAGTAGGCAACCAACCCTGCGTTAGAAGAAACGAGACTCGATGTGTACCTAGTTTCCAACCGGAACCTAGAGTGGTGTAACCGTAGCCGTCCTTCGTGCGCGGTCCCTTCCACTCCCAACACTCCTGCTCTTCACGAACATCAACATTGCTGTAAAACCTATCCCACAAGGCATCAGCGCTCTTCTGCCCCACTACACCTACTCTAATGAGGTCTATCAACGTAACTCTTTTCATGCCTTTGATAATAGCACACTATGGCGTCCTCTTCGTCCCTTCGGGACTCAGTATGGCTTTGACATAGGGTCTAACTTTCTCTCTCAAAGCACATCGGCGTATCACTAGCATGGCTCGAAGTATCCCCACTCCCAAGGCAGTTCCGTACGCTAAGCGTACCTTTGCCCAGCAAGTCAACGTATGGCTCATCAAGTGGTCCTACCGTGCTCTGCGTTCTGGGTTGCCTCTGACGCACGATGTGCTGGAGGAGTATTGCTGGAACAAGGTAGCACGCTATGTGGTCAGTGACTACGACCACTTCACTGGTGGCGGCATTAACAAGGGTCTTGGCTCTCGTGTTACGGAGTCTCAGGCGACCAACATCATCGAGAGTGTAGTCCAGTTCGTGCTCAACAACTATGATCCGGCTGAGTTCTCACAGATCCAGCGTACGCGAGGTTTGAAGTCTCGTCGCTTCCACGTCGCTGACCTGGCCAAGCATGCTCACCTGAGTATCAAGAAGGCTGCTGAAGCCATCGGCTGCTCCCCATCGACTGTCTCGCGTCTGCGCCGGATGATAAAAGCCTCGGCCATCGGCCGTCTCACTGAGATGCTGAGGCAGGCTAAGCCGGTAGAGCCTCACATCCCGTGGGGAATCTACGAACTGGCAGGATTGCAAATGTCACCCCTCGACGCTATGCTCGACTTCGACAATCCGTACAGCGAGTATTGGAGGACACCATGACTGACCCGAATCTGCCCGAGTGGTGCGTAGTGACTAATGGTCGAGATGACGCCTACGTTACCGCAGTGAACGCGCATGAAGCCGCAGTGTTTGCGGCAGACGACTCCAGCCTGATCCCTACTGGCACTCTTGGTAACTTCAGCGTGTTCACGAGTTTCGATACGGGAGTGGAGTACTACGTCGAGCCTGTGGCCGCTGTTCCGGCTAAGGAAGAGGAAGACCTGGCTGCTGTTGTCATCGCTGTCCACGACGACGTGATCAAGGACGGGCAGATGCAGTTCGTGCAGAAGAATTACGCGCTTCCGCTGTCTGTGCAAGCACAGATTCATGAACTGGCTTCTCAGTACGAGATCCTCTGACCTGTAGAATGGTCTGATGTCCCTTATTTCCAAGCCTTGCAGAGAGTGCGGTAATGTGACGTTGTATCTGAGTTGGTCAGCGTTGCGGACCCACGACACCTGCAAGGAAAGAAGTTTTCACGTTAGAGAGGGCCGCAAGGCTGCCATTCAGGATTCTCGTGGCTTCTTCCCTGGGACTGTCACGGACAGAGTGGTCCGTGACCTATTAGATTCGGGAGATCCTCGGCGCGGCGTGATGGCACAGATGGTGGAATCTGTCATAGATCGAGAGTGGGCCACCATTCAGGAAGAGGGTGGTTCCATTGCGTGGAAGAATCCGGGCGACCGCGAACAGGTAATTCGCGACTGCATTGAGGCTGTTACGAAGATTGAGCCTGCTCTTTGGAAGTACGTCATTCCCTATGAGTATCAGCCCGATTTCTCTTTCAAGGCTCCCGTCGAAGTTCCTCATCCCGCAGGAGGGACCGAGACGGTCATTCTTAGAGGCTTCATGGACATTCTTGTGCGAGATGACAAGGAACGTTGGTGGGTGTGGGACGTAAAGCATACCCGAGACAATGATTACTGGCGAAAGACGGAAGGTCAGTTAACTTTCTATGATCTTGCGGTTCGGCTGCTTTTTGGCGAGGGCACTGTTCGTACCGGTCTTCTTCAGCCTCTGTGTCAACAGCAGGTCAAGCCCTTCATCATCACTGAGCAGAAGAGCGCTGAGATGATGCAGCGAGTTTCTGGCATGGCGCGCGATATCTGGAATGATGAACATCCTCCTCGCAGAGATTTCAAGGAATGTCACTTTTGCGAGGTTAAGCACGCTTGTTCTAAGTTCCAGCCCGTGCTCGATTCTAAGGGCCGCAGAAGGGTTTCCTTCGGAGGAGAGACAGGCGTACCACTACTATGACCTCCACTGAAGAAACCCTGACATCTCTGCGAACTCGAATCACTGCTGCTACCTCTGCACGCGCCCGCGCAGAGGTAGAACATGATAACGCAGTACGTGAGCGTGATGCGGCACTTAGCGCCCTGAAGGAATTTGGCGTGAGCACGCCTGAAGAGGCTGCCGCCAAGTTGAAGGAACTCGAAGAAGAACTGGCTCAGGAACTTGCGGCTGTCGAGACCGCACTGGAGGAGTCGTCTTGACCACAATTCTTGACTTGGCTGAGTCAACCAACGAGGATGAAGAACTCGTTCCAGAGATTTTGCTTGTAGATGCGCGCCTAGCCTTGCGTGGTCCCGTAGCATCTATTCTGAGCCTTTTCGAGCGGGCCGCTTCCGTAACGCCGGACAAGGAAATCATCGCCGGTACGGGGCATGCACTGATCGAAGCCTTTGCAGCGAGCACTTCGTCTGCCGCGTACATCAAAGTGACCGCTACAGACGGAGACCTGACTGTCTCTGCTGTGGCTGATGGCATTACGGTTCAGATGCCAGGCGCTGCTCTGGTCCCGCCCAAGAAGATCGTGGGCATCCTAAAATTGGCTCCCACCGGAACTGCTGCCCTAGAGGTCTTGGGAAACACAGCGACTGTGCGCTCTGGTCGTGCACAGTGGTCCGTAGCAACACCCGTAGGTGACTCTCTGCCGCCCTGTGCAGACGTAAGTGGTATCAAGACCCACACCCTGCTAGTTACGCCGCTCCTGGCGGCTCTGAGCATCGCTAGAAAGGCTGCTCCAGTCTCTGCTGGACGGGCTGCCCTGAGTCAGTTGCTTTTGCGCCATGGGGCTGTCGCTGCCATGGACGGACAACGCATGCACCGTCAGACTGTAGAGAATTTGCCTTACGACCTGGATCTGACGATCCCGCTGCGGGTAGCCGATGAAGTGATCCGACTGCTGCGACTCTCGGTGACGGAAACCGTAACCCTGGGCGGCAATTCTTCTCACCTGTACTTCAAGGTGGATGAGGATGAGTTGATTGCTCAGAGAACAACTACACCATTTCCGGACATCACCAATTACATTCTTGGTCCCTCTCTGACCAACCAGCACACTCTCGCGGTTAATCGCCAAGATCTCTTGGAGTCTGTCAAGAGAATTCGGATCAATGCTGATCCCGAATATCAGACTCTGTTCTTGACTTTGATGCCTGGTAAGACAACCTCTGACGGTACGTCGTGGAATCTGACAGTGAGTGCCCGAGACCGCATAGGTAATTCCGCCAGGGAGACATTGCCCGTGGCTTGGTCCGGCCCTAAGGGCAATAAGGCTCTTACCACCAATCACAAGAATTTGATGGATCTACTTGGTGTCGTCTCTGATGACGATATTGTGCTACGGATCGGAGACGACACCAAGACGGACAAGAGAGGCCTGTTCGTGGAGAACAAGGTCACCGGGTTCACCGGACTGGTGAATCAGGTGAGGACTGGCTACCTCACCTGATTCTCTCAGTTGATGGGAGTGGGGTTAAGCGCGTATGTCGTACCGATCTTGGCTGTCGAGGGTACGTAATCGAATCCTAGATCGAGACCAGTGATTTCAGGATATGATCCATGATCGTTAACAGATGCTCCTCCGTGGCGTCGAGTGTTTACGTTCTTCAGATAAACGCCCTTGCTGTAATAATTGGTACGAGACCCAATCGTAATTTGTTGTCCGGTTGATCCACCGTTGTAAGATAGATCATCCGGATTGTTTGGATCGGTACTCTTAGGATCGAAGATGTTCCAGTTGTGGGCGAAGAAGAACTCTCCACCGTGCTGCTTGAAGATGCCTTGATAGTGTGTACCGGACGATCCGCCGATTAGGATAATGTCCTTCAAGTAGTTGAAGAGATGAATTGAATCACCTCCGGGCCACTTATTTCCCCAGTTGTTGATATTTGATTCAGTCGGACGAAAGAACACTGAAGCGCGGTCGTGTCGATATCCAACGACGACTAGACGGCTGTTCTCATATCCTGTGACATTAAGACCTTCGACAATGTTGTCGCCCTTCAAGTACATACCTTCGGCGGCATAGAAGGTCTTACCCGTAGTGCTAGTAGTAGTACGAATAAGCATAGATCGCTCATGCAATCGACCAGTGCGAGGAATACTAGTAATAGAAGTTCCCCGGTAGTCAATGGTGTCTTGGTCGCCCGTAAGACCTTGACCCCACGGCCAGTAGTACATCTTACCCACGCGATGCGGCCAAGAAATTGGGTTTCGTCCGTCTTGGTAGTTATTTGCAGCAGTTCCTGCTTGTAGGTCTGCCAGAGACCTATAAGAGACATACTGTGTGCGGTCTCCTAGAAGTGAGTCATTTTCCATCTGCATTCCCTGGAGAATGGCACCACGCCACAGGTCAAGTTCATTCCAACGTCCAGACTCCGCATTCTTGAAAGGAATGGGACAACGGAGTCTAATGCAACGAGTACCGCTAGTATAGGAATCTACGGCAGACGTGTCACCGCGAGCACGCGAACCTCTAATGATTAGGTCCCCAGAGGGGATGTAAGCAGGTGTACCTGCACCAGAAGGCAGCCACCAGCCCGTCTTCCATTCCCACCATGGCGGCAAGTGCGAATACTCGCCAGTACCGTCCGGATAGAAGTGTTCCCGAGCATAGCGTACGTAGGTGTCAATGTCTTCTTGCCCGTTTGACAGACCCACCGGGATAGTGAAAATGGGAGTAGTTCCCGGATCAGGCTCGGGATCAGGCTCTGGATCAGGCTCGGGATCAGGCTCTGGATCAGGCTCGGGATCAGGTTCGGGTTCTACTGGGGGCGGCGGGGCCGTAGACATCAGTTGCTCAACTACGTAGTTACGCTGAATGTTTGTGTGCGCTCCGTTGTAGAGGTCACAGGCCAGAATGCGTCCTGTGAACGCACCACCACCGCTATCTGAACTGTGTGCACCAATAGCCACAGCGCGACTCGTGGCCGTAGAAGTGACTCCAGGTGTCTGAAAAGCGACATCTAGATCTGCTGTGCCGTCAACGAAACTGCGGCAGCGGCCCGCAGCATAATCCATTACAACAACAATGTGATGGTAGCCGCCGCGTACATCAATTGTGCCAGAGACAGTCTGGAGACTATCGTTATTTGCACGACGACCCGTTACAGATACAAGGCCGTCAATCAAACGAATGCCCAGCCAGATATTACCGGGAGAGTCTGCGTTAGACAGCGATAGAAGTTGTCTCGTACCCGTATTATCCACGGCCACATTCGTTACGATATAGGCTGTTAGTCCAATGCGGTTGGACATGAAAGAGTTGTTTCCAGCGATCAACCACTGACCACCCGAAAAAGTTAGGCCTCTGCGCCCTTCGATTGTTTCGAAAAGTGGCTGCCTAGTTACTGTCGATTGGTTTAGTGTGAGACTAGACACACCAAAAGGCACAGAACTCACGGGGGCCGACTCAGCAAGTGAATCGAGCACCATGCTTGCAAGTTGTTGCACTTCAATAACTGGCTCAGGAGGCTCCAGGACTACCAGTTCGTGACCAATGAAGTTGTCGTAGGACATTCCAGTACCAGAACTGGAACCAAGAAGCCCTACGAGGGTAGAGTTTTGATTGAACTGCTCATTTATGACTCGACCCACTTCTAGCCACGTGTCGCTCCCTACGGGCTTGTGGTAGCCGACAATTGTTTCAATCTCTTCTCCAGTTTCAAAAACTACATCTCGAAAGACTTCAACAGCAATCTTGTCACCAGCAACTGGTGCTGTATCAGTACCTGCCGTAAGTGCACTTTCGTTGCCGCCCTCTCTCTTCCAAAAGCGCAACCCGCCCGAGGACGAAGATCTCCGAGTAACTAGACAAATCATGTCGTCACCAGAAATGTGTACAGCAATGCCGCCCCACATTTCTGCTACCGAGGCACCTACAGTAGCGAGGGTCGTTTCAACCCGATAGTCTACCGACAGCCCGATATCGATAAAGTTAGGCTTCGCTGCGGTAGCGAGTGCGGCGCTCGCCGTATTGTTTCTAATACTCAACTCACCTGTACCACTCCAGGGAAGTCCACCCGTGGACGTAGTACCCAAGATCCCGGCAGCCGTGTCGGCTCGGTTGAAGTCGTCAGCAAAAATTTCAGACCCAGGCACCAGAAGTGTCTTCTTGACATCCATGAGTTTCATGGGAACTTCAATGCCGTTGACCACAGCACGCTCTGCAATAGCCTGTACAGAGACTGTGACCGTATCTGTGCCTGTTGCTCCGTTGGAATCAGTGACCGCGTACTGAAAAGTCATGGACGAACCATCAAGCATCATGGGTCTAGAGAAGGTGACTGTTGATCCCACACCGGAGAGAGTAACTGCGGGTCCAGTTAGTTGAGTCCAGTTATGGTTTACTGTGCCGCCTTCTGCATCTGTGTAAGAACCCGTCAGAACAACAGGATTCTTAGCCCACGGATTTAGGTTCAACTGATCTACGCCAGCATTGGCTACGGGAGCGGTGTTGGCCGTGCTGGTGAACAATGTGGGGTCAGACAGGTAACCAGATGCACCATCATCAGCGCGGAAAAAGGCCCAATACGTAGTGGGTAGGACACTTCCCGTGGTGGTGAAGTCACCAATACGAAAGTCTGTGATTACGTGAGTGCCAACCACACCCGTATTTCTAGCAGAAGAGGTGTATTCATAGAGCACATTCCCGATAGAGAAAGAACCGTTGTTTTCGATAACTTCTCGAACACGCCAAGATCTCTTACCGTTTGACGTAGTAGTGCCTTCTTCTATCCACTCATCGAAGAGCCACCACTTGCCTGCAGTGAGGGCACCAGAGGGGCCTCCCGCTCCCGTAGCACCTGCCGTAACGCCAGACGCACTGCCGTCCGTCCCAAGACGAAGGTCAGCGTTTTGCATAGTGCCACGTGTTTGCGAAAATACCGACAGTGCATCAGGAAATCCTGTCAGTCTCAAACAGTATTGACTTGCTCCCTTGGTGTTGCTTGGGCGCGTAAATCGCACCTCGCCAAGGGTGCTTCCCGCAGCATCGGCTGAGATCTTCATGACAGTTCCGCCCGTGAGCGGATTAATCACGGCATCCGAGTAAGTGATGGCAGCAGTACCTGAAGGGTTGACCACACTCAGTGCGTTACCTGCTTCAGCAGCATCGTCTGAATTCGCCGCCGTAATGTTAGTACCCGGGGCGCCCGCAAACCTATTGATGACCTCAGTCATAGTTACACACCCCACTCAGAAACTGTTGCGCCATTGTCAATATACGTATTTCCAATAGATTCGTACCCCACAGCCCCCGAGAGATTAAGAGCCACAATGGGCGCACGGGGATCTGTGCCTGGTCGTTCAAATCTATTGTACCGGAAAATAACCATGCTTCCTGGTTCGTTAGTCGCACCATGATTTACACAGTGTTGGCCGCCTCTGAGCCAATTGTATATGAAAGTTGCGCTTGCTCCGTGTTCAGGGCTTCCAGTATTTGGTGTAATCATAATAGCCGCAACCTGCACCGGTGGGGTTTCTAGGGGCTGTGTACCGGCGTAGGTGACGAATCTGGCGTTGAAAGAAGAACCCTCTACGAGGATATCGCCTGGACCGCCCTTGTTGCCCTGAAGTTGAATAGTGTCGTTGTGTGTATGTGGTCTACCCCCTGGATAAGCATAGTCAGGACGCCACTGCACCATGTTGGGGGAGAAACACCCCTGAATGAGGATATTGCAAATTCCATCTGCTGATGTCGAGAACGCAGCAAAAGAATCTGTACAGTCTTGCACTAGACAGCGGAAAGCGTGGTAGCCCTTGTAGCCAATACCGTCGTTGTAGGCCGATGGTGTCTGCGGCTTCACCGTGCAGAATCGAATATTGGCGCGGGGGCCTCCAGCCGTGGGGGCTGCGCCTGTCACACGAACCAAAGGACGCGCAACTGTCGGGTTGGCAGGTCCCCTCACCTCGCAGTTGATCAAAAATGCGCCGATTTCTATATCAACGTAGCAGTTGATGATTTTATCGCGTACAGTTTGACCAGATACGACATTCAAGATTCCGTTAGACGGTGCAGCCAGAACCTCAGTAGGAGCAGGTACCAAGAAACCAAAAGCATCTGTGTCGAACCCTACCCCTGAGTTGCTGAAGTCAGGTTCTGTATAGCGTAGAGTAAACGCGGCAGGGGTTGGATTTGGGCTCGTGGGCTCAGAAGAAGGTGTACCTACATATCTGCTTAGTTCGCCATTTATGGCGTGAAAGACTTCGATAGTCACGGAGTCACCAAACGCTTATCGACGTTATCTAGCATTCCTCCAGTGCCAGATGCGACAACCACCGGACTGGGTGCAGGGCCTGCCCAGAATACTGTTACGTCGGTCCGCGAAGTTGGTCTAGCAGGCCACGTGCCGTCTGAATTCTTGTGTACCGTAATGGTCGAACCCGCAGGAATGTTGTCGTAAGTTGGAGCGCTGCCGCCCCCAGCGCCGGGCACATCCAAGACCCAGACACCTTCTGCACCCTGCCGGACACGAAGTTCTCCAGTGGTGTTATCTCGCCATGTAGAACCAGCCTTGAAGTTGGGCGTGCCTGTGAACGGCGCACGGACATCACAGAACCAGCCCGCAAGCAGTCCGCTGACCTGTCGATCAGCAGCGCTTACTGATTGCCACGTGATCCAGGAACCACCAATTACAGACCCCTGTCCACTGGTGTTCTGGATCGATACGCTGGTTCCAGAGCCGCTGATTTCGATCTGAGGGTGCCCCTCTACCGATACACGGCGGAAAGTTCTTCCCGTGTAATCTAGAACCACACCATGGCCGGTGGCTGAAGTAATGTGCCCACCGTTCAGGGAAACATTGGTTGAGTCTCCCAGGGTGCCTTGCACAGCATATCCAGCAACCAAGGTGTCTCTGATTGTGGGATTCACCGTTACGGCATCCTCGCATGCCTGCAATTCCACGCCAAACCCGGCGGAGTAGGTCTTCAGGCGCTTGCGAATGACGGGGTTAGTGATCTGCACACGTCGGGCGAACTGCACCATGACGCCAGCCGCATTCTGCAGTGTTTGCCCTGCATCCTCCACAAAGGGATCAGTGATAAAGATGTCTTCATGATAGTAGGGGGCAGCGGTAGTCCCTCCCAAAACCTTGAATCCGCACCCGCCGACGTTGATGGATGAGCAGGCAATGAAACGGATCGCTCGAACTCGCTTAGTTCCTCCTACTCGAAAACCATGTTCTCCCGCGTCAGCAACCTTCAAGCGGTGGAGGTTGACGTTTATCGTGCCGTCATCAACCGTAGCATCGATCAAGACTCCATTGTGACCAGCCGTAATAGAAGCATTGGGAGATGCCTCGTACATCATTCCAGAGACATCTACATTCTTAGAGTCAGATACGTAGAGACCACGTACATAGCCTCTAATTCGAACATCAGCATAAACGTTGTCCGAGCCTCGAATATCCATTGCATAATCGAAGTTTCGAACAACCGCACGGCCGATGTTTACGTTAGTGCACGTACGAATAGACAAGCCCACGTCGTTGGGGTCGCCAATACCCGTACCTGCGGACGGCGCGGTCACTCTAATTTCATCGATGGCAACGCTGTCTGATCCGTCTAGAAGCAGAAAGCCCCTGACATTAGTCTGGTTTGCTGGTGTAATCCTCAGACGGCCGATAATTCTTGTATTCGATTGAATAGACGCTACAAAGTCTCCGGTCTGGTATGCCCCGACAAGTTCGGCATTGTTAGCGATGATCTGAAGATTCGCAGGAAAGTTGAATCTGCTATTGAGTCTAATAGATCGATTGGCGGGTAGAATTAAAGGCACGTTGCGACGAACAGCCAAGTTAGCCGCTACCATTAGTGCGGCATCATCCATGGTAGAGTTGTCTGCCGTTACGCCGAATGCAGTAGCCGCGACTCCACTTCCGGTAAACTTATCTAGAGAATCATAAGCCAGCGTGCGTTCAATTCGCGTAGACGAGGAAGCGCCCGGTAGACCGTTCCAGAAGTAGAACAATCCGGTGGTCTCAGGTGAGGTGACATCCCAGTAAGAGTTGTCAGTGGGGACATCTGTCCCCACTTCAGTGAGAGCCTTTCGAATACGAACCCAGTCTCCTACTGCGGTAACTGTGGACGACGGCCAAACAAGAGTACGTACGTAGGCACCTACAGGGGCTTCGGTAACGACAGCGCTGACAAACAATCTCGTATAGCCTGTGGTAGTCACTGCCTGCGCAGTAGTGCCTCCTGTAACGACTGCACCACCGTAACCCGCAATTCTCAGTCTCATGGAAGAAGCAAGAGATTCCGTGCTTGCGCGCACCATGACAGTAAACCGCACACGGTCGCCTACCTTAACCGGAAAACTTTGATTCGGGTCGAGGTAAACACCGTTGTTGACGATAGATTCAGCAGCCTGAAGGGAGGGCAACCCATCCTCGTCAGTTACAAAAGTAAGCGCGTCCGGGATCTGCGCACGCCAGCCCGCCGTTTGATCGGGAGTAGTCGTGATGATCGGATGAGTAATGAGATTTACTCGGGTGATTCCAAGAACAGTATCCTTGGACGATCTCAGTGCCTTGATTTCCTGCCCGATGCGAGCAGCAAGATTATTTGTCTGCTCTGCTAGGCTCATGCCAGACCGGCCTCAAAGGTAGTAACGAAATTGGTGTTGGTGTCGCCTACGTCTGCCTTGGTAGCAAGAATATCAGTGCGTTCCTTCAAGCGGACAGGCGTGATTGCTCGAACGGCGTCTGTACCTGCGGTTACTTCAACAGCCGTAGCCAGTTCCAAGGTTCCGCGTGCAGCCTCGGTGGCCTGAGCCAGTTCGGTGTGCGTGTGGCTCGTCGCTGCCTTAGTGTCCGCGACAGCCTTCAACCCAGCCGGGGTAACTGCACGAGCAGTGTCCGTACCGGTAGTTGCTTCAGTCGTCGTGGCCAACTCAACAGTGCCTCGTGCGCCCTCTGTTGCGGCTGCTACGTCCGCAAGTGCCGCTGCACCAATGTTCGTGCGTGCCTGGGCCTGCTGCGGGGCTGTGAGGGTCTGCACGGCGTCGAACCTAACGCGGTTACCAATCTGAGTCAACAGATCAGCAGCCTGCGTGTCGTCCGCCGCCATCGCTGCGGCAATCTCAGTCAGTGTGTCATAAGCAGCCTGGGGTGTGCCTCCCAAGATGCTCTGAACAGCAGCAGCAACGGTGTCTGAAATCTTCTGTGAAGACCACGTAGCGGCACCTGTCGTGCTGGCATCATCGATGGAGGCGTTGCCGCTGCCTGCTACGGCAGCACTGACCTCAGTCTGCAGTTCATTGATGGCCGCTACAAGGTTCGCCTTAGCGGTAGTGGTAAGAGCAGTCAGGTCACCCTCGGCCGTACGGATTGCCTTGATCTCGGTGGCAATACGAGTAGCGAGGTTCTGAACGTTAGTTGCCAGAGACATGTCAGGTCAGTCCGTTCTCGAAAAGTAGGGTCAACGACGGAATGTCGTCATACGCAGGGTGGGGTTCCGGATCATTCACATGAGGAGCAAGAACAGCATCAGAATGTTCCTGCATATACGCGGTAACAGCAGCCCCCACATGCTCGGGATCTCCTGCATCACCTTGTGGACCAGCAGGACCGGTTGGCCCCACAACCTTAGTAACTCCGACCACACGTACTAGAGGAGTGCTTACGGAAGCATGCTCGATATTCACGAGAAGACCTCCTGAGTCACATCAGCATTAATATTCACTTCTCCAGCAAAGATTGTTGTTCTCATACCAGTGGGATCAACTATTTCAAGATCCCACACACCCCAGTCTCTGCGATTCCACTCCACGCCGGATGTGGCCGAGGCAGAAATATGCATGTAAACAACTAGATTTCCATCAATGACTTCAAGACGGAGACCATTTTCTTCGGTCAAATCAATCCAAAGATCTCTGCCGTAGTCAGACCTAATCTGAGCCCGCGCTGTCCACCCCTCGGTAGAGGTAATCATAGATACATTAGTATCTGCTTCACGGACTCCGTAAACAAAAGCAACAACATAGTCATCGCCGCGATAGAGATCAAGCGTGAAGTTTTGCGGAAGGGTGGCGTTAGCCATAAAAAAAGCACCTTCCTAGTCGATGTGTGGCTCTCTTTACACACTATCGACCAGAAGGTGCTGGGTGAGGTACCCCCTGTGGGATTCGAACCCACACTGTACCGATTTTGAGTCGGACGCCTCTGCCGTTGGGCTAAGGGGGCTAACTGCCGCTAGATCACGGCATGTGCTTCCAGCAACTGCGACAGGAAACAAGATTTGGATTTTGTGTCTGAGACAAGGGAGTCTCTTCTGCGAACACTGGCTCCCCGCAGATCGGAACGCCCTTTGGGAACATGAAATGATTGACGTTCACAGGTTGTGTTCCTTGATCGATGCAGGAATAGTGTTTAGGTCATAAATTCTAGATTCAGCACCAACCCCTTCGGGGTAATGCCAGTCATCCTTAATAGAGTTGTGTGAGATGACTATTTCGAGGTGTATAGGGTCTTGCATGATATCGAGTGCTCGAATGTCTACATCACTAGTCAGCCCAAGAATCCACTTTAGCGTAGGCTCATTGAGGACGATCTTGGCTCTGGCCATCTCAGTTCTCCTTGTTTGTCTTCTTGCGTTCCTGATATGCCTTGTTTGAGGCATCTACCTTAGCACGATACTCCGGGTCAGTGCGATACCGCTCACGGCGCTTTTCGTTGGCCCGCTGTCGGTATTCCTTCACCTTGTCAGGGTTGCTCTCTCGCCAGTCCTTGGAGCGCTCTCTGACCGCATTCTTGCGCTCAGGCGGTCTCTGTCGGTAGTACTCACGATTCTGCTGCCTGCGGCGCTCAGCAGCCTCCTCCTCAGAGAAGGTACGCGGGCGTCCCCGGCGCTTGCTCTCTGTGGCCTCCGCAGATTCCACAGGAGCGTCAGGAACGTCTCCAGACTCTACCGGGGCCTCCTGGACCACCTCGGTCTCTACAGGCGCTTCAGGGACCGATTCTGTGATCACAGGCTCCGGGGTACGCACGATCTCACCAGTCTCGCGCACAGTTAGTCCGCGCTTAGAGATCTCTTGAACTGCATCTTCTCGATGAGAGAAGAATGTGGTGCCTCCGATGGCGACAGACTTGCCTTGATGCTGCACAGTCCACTGTACCGGGTCGGTCAACATGACCAAACGCATGATGCTCCTTAAAGAGTCTATAGAACTTACTCTCTATCATAGAGCAATTAGGCCAAGAATGCTACTCAGTACAAGGCCTTGTTCATGTCAAGTACCTCTAGCAGATCACAAAAACTTCGCTGTGCTCGGTAATCTAGTGAGTCAACCACCTTCAGGTGGTCTCCCTCTTGAAAGCGCGTTCCCTGAAGATCGGAAGCCCACGTACAGATTCGCACATTACGCGAGTGCGGGTTGAGGCCATTCTGTCTGCACCAATAAGCGCCTACTTGATAGGTATCGCTAATCACAAAGAACACGCTAAATTCTTCTTTCTATTAGACCGAAGGGCGGTGTCGGGCCCGACACCGCCCCAAGGTAACTGCCTAGATCAGCCGTTACCGTTGCCCTGAAGGCGAGCAGAGGTTGAGAGATCGAAGTCGGGCACGATGGTCTCCGGCCGGAAGATCACGCGAGGCTGGAACAGGTCCACCTCGGTGCCGCCTGTCTGTGTGACCAGCATCGTCACGTTGTCCGAGCGAGCGAGCGTGGTGCGGGTGACCTCCCCACTCGCACGATCAACGAGACAAATGACCTCATAGGTGCCTGAAGCGATCTCGTAGGAGCAAAACCCTTCGACCGAGAACAGCACCTCATCAGTGATTCCATTGATGCCGACGATGCGACGAGGCACTTCGAAGTTCTCGGCAGCCTTGGAAAGGTTGCGGTCAGCGGTGTCGGCTGCGGACTCACAGCCAGCGAGCAGGAGCATGGCCGCAGCCGTTGCAGCAAAAATCTTCTTCTTCATGGGTGTTGCCTTTCGGTTGGTGGTTGAAATTTGGGGGTCAGGACAGTTCCAGAACGACATCATTGACTGTCAGAAGCCTAGCCGCCTCGATGGTGGTATCGACAGCCACGCCTGCCGTGAGGTCGGTCAGCACCTGTACGACGAAATCTCCCTTGGCAACGGCATCGAGAGCCGTAGCCTTTACACAGTGGTCGAAAGCCAGTCCGACGACATCGACATACTGAACCCCGTTGGAGAGCAGTACCTGAAGCAGCGTCTCATCGTTCCAACGAGTGCCCCTGAGATCTGAGACCACACCATCGAAGCCCGAGTAGTCCTCACGGCCCATGCCCTTGATGACATGGATCGTGCGAAAAGGCAGTAGAAGATTTGTGTCGTACTCTGCACCCTTAGTGCCTGCCACGCAGTGGACCGGCCAGCGGTCGAAGTGGCCCGAGTTGGTGTCGGGCAGGGGATTGTGCCAGTCCCGCGTGGCGATGACCAGATCGTAGTCAGTGCCGTATGTGGTCAAGTGATTCGAGATGTTGCGGGCCACCCGGTCCCCGCCTTCGACAGCGAGAGCGCCGCCCTCAGTGAAATCATTTTGGCAGTCCACAACGATGATTGCTCGCTTGTTTCCCATGGTGTCCTCCTCAGTGCTGTTGACCTGTCAGGAAGAGCCTAGCGCAGTCAGGCAACATGTGCAACCAACTGCGCTAGGCAACTTCACTCAGCGTGCCGCGTGCCTGGTCCGGCGTACCGTCTGGCGGCTAGCCTTACTCGGCTTGCGGTTCTTCTTGCGATCCTTGCCGACCGTCTTGACCGACTCCTGCACGCTCTCACGGAACCGACGAGCACGCTCACGCTCGTTTACCAGAGCCTTCTGGTACTCGTAAGAGACGATCTCCATCTCATCGGGGTACAGCCAGTCATCCCACTGAGAGGCAGGAAGATCCTCTACCTTGGCCAGAATCATTTCCTTGCGAGTGTGGCTGTCCGGCTCATAGTCGTCATCCTCCAGCCAGCGAGCCGCGAACTCCGTCATGCCGTGATGCTCGGTCTCCTCCTGCCACACAGAGTCGTCCCCGAGAGGAACCTGGGACGTGCCCTCCTCGGTGGAGTCTTCCCAACGACCCCGGCTGTCCAGCATGTCGTTGTAGGCATCCAGCCAGTCGCGGTTGGAACGCGCTTCACCATAGCGCTTGCCTGAGTACTTGGAAATTGCATCGTCCCAAGCAGACCCACCCTTGGCCCACTTGCCTCCGGGAAGACCCAGACGGCAGACCGTGCCCCAGATGCTGTTCAGCACGCTGTGGTACTCCTTGCCATCCATGTACTTCAGCGTGCCATCTTCGTACGTGTCCTCAGCCGTGGGCTTGAACTTATAGTAATCGATCTCCAGCATAGCCATGGCCATGCCCGTGGCGAACGCCTTCTTGGAGGTGTAGAAGCGGTAGTTGTAGTCCATCTCCGGAGTGCTCTGGATCTCAGAGTAGTCACCCTCGGTCATGTAGTCCCGGATGAAGTTTGTGAGGTGACTGAGAGTGCGCGCCCGGACCTGAAGGTTCCACTCACCGCCGTTCGTCCACTTGGCGTCAACCTTGTCCATAGGCACAGCGGCGGGCATCAGGAGTCCGCCCGGCATGAAGATCCACATATCAATCACCTTGTCTTTCATCGTCGGTTCGTGCGTCTAAGTCAACAGTAGCGTAGTCAAGCGACATGTGCAACCTCAGCGAGGGCGCAGATCCTTGACCAGGCTGAAGTACCCACCTCCCCTAGCATCAGGAAGGGGCAGAAACTGGATAGCCATGCCTTCCAGAGTCTCGGCCACGAACGCCAGACTCTCGACGCCTAGTGACGTGAAGGGATTGCCGTAACGCCACTGCTGTGTCACCTTCACGTCCACCACATCGGGAACCGTCAGCGTGTACTTCTCTCCGGTAGGCAGATCAAAGATGACCGTCACCTTGGCCCGCGTACTGACAAAATCTTCTCTGCTCACAAGATCTCCTCCACGTCTTGAATCCGGTCATCCACCTGCGACTCGGTTAGGAACGCGGCCCGCAGCACTTCCTGATACTTCTGCGTCTCTTCCAGATGTCCCTCAACATCCTGCATAGCCCGATGCAACTTCTCCGCACCGTAGGACGCAGGCGTATGGGTGACGATTTCCTTACCCACCAGGCGAGACGCCATGCGCCGCATGATGCCGATGTCAGCAGGTGAGTAGTCCAGCCAGACAGCGAGATTGGGCATCCACTGCTTGATCAGAGGGAAGTCATAGGCAGCCACGCCAGAGCCTGCGATTTGAAACTCTCCGGGCTCCCCAAACTCTTGAAGCATGTCAATGATCTCGTTTTCGATCTCAGGCAGGCTTAGAGTGGCGTTCTTCACTGAATCTCGAATCAGGCCACTCTTGGTGTGCATCTCTCGCACGAACTTGTTTGCCCTGATCTGCTCAGCCATGGCCGGGTGCATCTTGACTACCTCGGTGTACCCCGCGAGTCGATTGAGGTTGAAGTCCGTCAGAATGATTCCGACCTCCATCGGGTGAACCCTAGAGAAGTCGTTGCCCTCGGACAGTCCCGTTGCTTCAAAATCAATCCACATCCAGCGGCGTGCCTTGACAGTGCTCATGGTTGTCCTCCTGAAGATCGTCTTTGACTTTCAGGATAGCGCAACCATGCTACATGTGCAACTTAGAGAGTCCAGAACCGCTGGGGGTACGTTGCACCAATCTGGGGGCTTTGTGGGTACTGGTTAGAAGGTAGGTAAAGCCTAATCGCTTCATGCCACTTTCTCAAAGTAATGCCAGGAACCCACGTCTTCAAAGCGGCTGCTGTGAATGCTCCTCGATAACGGCCATCGATGTATGCATCGTAAGAAAATTCAGGGTCGTCACAGCCCGACAAAAGAGCGGTGGTAGGTCTAGATGCCCCCCTGGGAGCCTTAGATTCGACTTCTAGTGCCGCAGGAACGTCCTCTGACGCAAGGAAGTGAGACGGAGAGAGAAAGCGAGGAGCAGCGTCCACCACAGAATGCTTCAAAGTTCGCACAGCCTCTAGTCCACGAACATCTGTCAGGGTACCCGAATGACAAGAATCCGAGATAACAGTGGGCTTAACACCAAAACGACGATTGGAAAAAATCGTATTCATCTCGTCGTCCGAAAGTAGCCCTCCACGGTCGAAATCATGAAGAACCAAGACCTCATCTCGGCTGTCAGCCTCATCGCCTCCCCTGTCAGGAACCCAGGAGCCGTGGCCAGAGTAGGTGAACACGACCTTATCTCGATACCGGGCCATGGCCATCATTTCACGCAGAGCGCTAGTGACTGCTGTCTTGGTAGCCTGCTCATCTGTAAGGGTCAGCACCTTGTATCCCAAAGACGAGAGATGGTCTGTCCAATCGATGGCGTCGTTAACGCAACCTCGAAGGTCAGAACCAGTGCCTGGGTAGTTGTTGATACCTACTGCTACTGCATACTTGTTAACCATACTCATCAGTTTACTATCAACTAGTTTCTGTGGCGAGGGATGCGGCTAGGCTCTCGCAAAAACGCTGGATTATTTCTACGAGAGGAAAAATAAATAAGGACGCGCGCTGAGATCATGTAGGCAACGGCCCCTATGAGAGCCACCAGAGGGAACTCAATCCAGCCGGGCCACCCACTGTGGTCAACTACCTGACTGGCAACTAGGACCACAACACACGCCACGACAAGATTTATCCACGGCTTGGGCATTATACGTCCTTTCCGGACAAGTTGCTCACTATCATTCCGTATGAGCATGCCCTAGCGCAAGTAGTGCAACTTAGTTAAGTCTCTTCTTGTCCCAGAAGGGCTGTATGTCGTCCTTGTGCAGACCATGTGCGGTCTTCCTGCACCGATTACACCAAGGAACACGCCCATCGCGGTGCTGCACTAGACGGTGGTTATCGCAGCGAATGACATTGCCACCAACGCTTAGAAAATTGTCATAGGCGGGATCAGGAACTGGCTCGGTCATCATTGATCTCCTCTACCTGAAGGTCATCGTGGGTGAGAAGTGCGAAGTTTCCAATAGCCGTCATGGCTTCTCCTCAGTAAGTCGGTCAATGATGTCCAGAAGTTCGACCAGAGTACCTGCCGGAGCGTTGAGATGGGTGCGCGGACGTTGCCCACGAGAGGGCTTGGAAAGAGCCTGTCGGTACATATTGACTACCTCGGCCTCCCGTGCGCTCAGAGCGGCCTTCTCGTGCGTCTGTGTGGTCATCAGCCGTCCCATCCAAATAGCATGCGGTCCAGGTCAGTAAGTTCATCGTCAGCAGCGAGGCAGGAAGGGCAGTCGTCGTTGCAGCCCACGAAGTCATCCTCGTCCGGCCACGAAGTGAAGATAGACTCCTCCTGGTTGGCAGGCCAGTATGCCTCACCCATGTAAGCCAAGGGTTCGTTGACCTCCCAGATTTCCTCCAGCAGGGCTTCGTGGCGCTCCTCTTCCAGATCGGCGTAGTACTGATCGATCTCGGCCCGAACCAGCCGCTGCTCACGGGTACGGATCGTGCGCCGCCACAGACGGCCTCCGGTCGGACCGCCACCCTTGCGGTTGGCCTTGAACTTGCGGAACTCCCAGAACCCGTCGTCGTCAATCGGGTTGTCCACTCCCAAGCGGCAGCGGTTGCGCGGGCTACTCATCACGGACATGGAGACCACCTCGTTTCTTGATGTTGGCTACAGCCTAGTGCAGTCAAGCGTCATACGCAACCTCAGTCCTCGTGTACCTCGCCGTCCACTTCTCCGGCCTTGATGCGGGCGCTGTAGCGCTCGGAAAGGCGGGTCAGTTCGGCCAAAATCTTCTGTGCGTGAGGGTGCTCGGGGTCTTCTAGCAGGAAGTTGGCCAGCAGTTCACCCACAGACGGCTGAACCATCTGCAAGTACTCGCCATCCTCTTCCCAATAAGCAATAATAGCCGCATTCTCCAGCACTCCATCGGGCAGGTGCTTGTCAGTACGCAGCGTCACGTAGACCTCGGCCTTCAAGCCCCAAACCTTCAACTGGATTTTCTTCCAGAAAGAAGTCTTTTCCTCGGTTCCTGAGAGCATGCCCCAAATCCCTCGATCCCGCCTCCAGGCATTGCCAGGCAGATGACGCTTAATCAGGCGCTGAACACGACGAACGGGATGGTCGTATCCCGAGTAGTCACCCTCACGCCGGATGTGCTTGATGTCGTGCTTGCGGGTCCACTCCCAGTCCTTGCGGTCAAAGTGCGTGGCGAGACTATGAAGGTACTTGGCAACCGATTCATCAGTCATTGTCGTTACTCCAATCCAGGGCTTCTCGGCGGGTAGCGCGCTTCATGCGCAGACGTGCCTCTCGCCGGTTCTTGTGCTTCTTGCGTGTGGTGTAGTAGTAATCGCTGGCCCACTTCACACCAGGGGCATTCTTGAAACGGTCAGGCATCTTCTCGCTCCCTCTCTGGGTGAATGACGTGAAGTGTCCAGGCAGGACACAGAGGGTCAGGAAGAATTACGACCAGGCGAACATCTCGCACGCAAGTGCACCGAGTCGCAGACACGTCATGCCCCGGCCTGAACCGAGTCGATGAAGTGCTCGGGAAGACCAGTGGCGCGGAGAGCCTGACGCAGACGATGGATCTGCTCCTGAGCCTCCTGCTCAGTCAGACCCTTGGGGACCAGTACAGTGGTCTTGTCGAAGTTGTGGTTGAAGTCACGGTCTCCGGTACGAGTGCGAACGGTGTAGGTCGCGTAACCTATGGTCCCCAGCGTACTGAGCGCCCACCCGTTGACGATCTCGCCGTCCTTCGTGGTTACCTGAATGTAGTCGCCCATGTTGAAGTATGTGCTCATGTCAGTCTCCGTTCGTGATGGCCTCTAGCGCGAGGCTGAGAAGTCGATACTGCTCTCGGTGTACTGCGATCCCATAGACACCCTCGGTGCCGATGTAGGCAAGACGTGCCTGATTGCTCATCTCTTCCAGAAGCACAGATTGAACGGCTGAGATGGCGTCCATCTGAACTAGCGGGTTACTCGTTCGCTCCATCTTCATCCTCCTCATCAGAGGCTCTGATCTTAGCCCACATGGCGTCGATTTTGGCCTGCGTCTCAGGCGGCAGTTCGGCGGGCTGGAAGCCTCGCTGTGCGTGTCGTCTCATCGAAGCAGCCTGTCAAACCAGGACCGAATAGCCTGCGCTGAGTAGGAGTGCTTGGAAATCAACTCTTCCACTGCTTCTGCCCGCAGAGGATCGACAGCCTCGGTGTATGTCTTAGCCAAGTGAGCCTCCAGTTCCTTAGTAGCCTCAGTTCCGTGATATCCGCCCCGTGTCTCCTGTACTGCAAACCCGGCTTGCTCCAGTGCGTATCCTTCGCGGTGCCCAATGATGAGAGATCCACCCATGCCGAGACTGTCTGTGGTGACACCGGACAGTTCCTCGATGAGGCTCCAAGAGATGAAGACCGTGCCCTCGTCCACCTTGGTGACCTCCCGTACGGCAGGGTCCACCTTGAAGTTCCACTTGCCGTGCTCGATGCGGTACGGAAGTTCAATGCCGACCTCGGTACGAACCTTGCGCACAGGCTTGATGCTCTTGATGTCCATGGTGTCCTCCTCAGGATCTCTTAAGTACACAGTAGCGTAGTCATGCTACATATGCAACAGGCCCTCCACCCCGAAGGATGAAGGGCCTGAGCACTCGGCTTAACTCAGCCGACGCGCACCGCACACTTCAGCGTAGAGCCAGACCCCACATAGTACGGGTTGCCCACATAAACAAGGTTCACGCCGTTCTTGCCCCAGGGGGAGTAGTACAGCGCCTCGCAGGTTGCCTCGGTATATCCCGGACCTGCATACTTGTAAGTCCACGTAGCGGCCTCAGCAGCGCCCGCGCCAGCGACGACGAGACCAAGACCCAGGACAATAGAGGTAAAACGACGAGAGATGTTCTTCATGGTGATTCCTAACTGTGGTTGTTGAGCGGTACACCTATCTCATCGGCTAGTCAGGTGCTGATGTTAGGAAGATGTGTCACCCAACTTAGCGAGTGGATTATTGCTAAGTGCGCGATAACCTCTGTAGTTCAGGCGAGCGCGGATGCCATCGATCTCGATCTCGTACCGGTGCATGAGCCAAGGCTTGGCGTCGGTGCCCTGCTTGACTTGCACAGCCTGTGCCCACATGAACTGTTGTTGCTCGGGCTTGAATTCCCGGTCCTCGGTGAGCCCGTCGTACGGCCCGCCAATGTGCTGGCACCGGTAGGTAGTTGCTACCGCTTCATCCACTGTCCGCTCCTCAGACTTTCGTTCAACCTATCGATGATCTGTTGATCTTCGAATGAACGCACGGGTCCATCATACCGCACAGACGGACGCCAGCGGGCATAGTATCTGAGATCCGCAAGTATTTGTTCGGACGTGGCCTCATCCCAACTGATGTGGGAACGGATCACCTCAATAATAGACTTCGTAGGAGTAGACAGGGAAGCACCGAGACCCGAGTTGTGGATGTCGAGAGCGTCAGACAGAATTTGGTTGATCTCAGGAGTTGGTTGGTAGAAGAAGCGGTTAAACCACTCCCAATACTCTGCTTCATGGTCGTGAGACATTAGGAGTCCGTCCAAAGTTCGTGCAAGCGAACAAGATATGCACGCTCAGCGGTCTCCGGAAGCCACCCAGAAATTGACACAGGAAGCGGCTCTAGATCTTCCACAGCCCAAGCGTGCGTGGTGTTGGGCATGAGAGCAGCACGCTCGGTGAGAAGAATACGGTTGTCCGCCTCCTTCACCGGAGCGGGCAGTTTGTGGGTAAAGAGGCCATCGGCAGTACGAAGATCAAACCTCTGAGCAATGGCGAGAGCCACTAGCGCTTCTGCTGCTACATACTCAGGCATGAACTGCTTCAGGGGACGAATCATGTCCCCTACATAGGCCTCAGTGGCGTCGTGCAGAAGAGCCCACAGAGCATACTCCTCGGGTACAGCGTAGGACATGAGCACGCAGTGCTCAGCCACGCTGTAGAAGCGTTGCACGTGGCCGTTGTAGCGGCACAGCAGAGACAGGGCATGCGCAATGTCCACAGGGTCCACGTCCTCTACGCGCGGGGACATAGGCCAGAACTGCTTTCCGGTGTAGGTCTGCATCCAACTTCCGCGAACCCACTCTTCGTTTTCAGTCATCTTCGTCCTCCCAGACTTCGTACCAACCAAGTTCTTCGTCCCAATCCATTTTGGAGTGGTCCATCCCGCACCAGCACCCATTGTCAGGCATCGACAGCCTCCAAGAAATCAACTGCGCGTGTAATGACTTCTTCGGGCACATCGTTGAGTTCCCGAAGGTGGGCGACGACGGATGCCGTAGTCGAGATATCTAGGGAAGCAGAGCCGACGCTGGTGAGAAACTGGTTCAGATTCATCTTCTCGGCCTTAGCCAAGGATGCTGACTCGATCTTGAAGACCTCAGAGGCTGGCTTCTGCGGCACAATGACCTCCGTGAAGCCCTCTTCTCCCGGTTCGTCTGTCCACACAGAAACCTTGACCGTGCGCTCCAGATTGTACTCATGCAGAGACCCACGAGAGATGGCACCCATGTTGGCGAAGGTCACTCCGCCGTCCGTGAAGATTCCGTGGTCTTCGTGAATGTGGCCGTAGTACAGATAGCCGTGGCCGTGCATGGCGTCGGCAAGCCTCTTAGTGTCCACCAGATCAAAAGGTACGCCGCGTTCAACCTGAGCAGGTGGATAAATAGGTGCGTGTGTGACGACAAGGCATGGCTGGTCATAGGACCACTGCGGAACCCTAGCAGTGTCATTTAGGCTTTCAAAAGCCAAGCGATAGTCTTCGAAAGAGAGCAGAGCCAATTCTGGATCGGTAGTCCACGTCTGCTGCCAGGGAACGCCGTACACCGGAAGATCGGGGTGCCAGCCTTTGAGTTCGTGCGCTCCTGCGGCGTACAGCACGCCCAGCGGCTGCTTCGTGTGGATCGTGTCCAGCACATCGTTGCTGAGGTCGTGGTTGCCGGGCACGATGGACAGTTCGACACCCTGCTCGATGTAGTGTCGCACCACACCGATCATCTTCAAGACAAGAGCATGAGAATTCTTGCTGGGACTCTTAAAGTCAAACACATCCCCTGCCCATATGGCGTGCTTGATTCCTTCAGAAGCGCAATAATCCGCAGTCCACTTCAAGATGTCAATGATGTCATCGGTATAGGAATCGTGGCAATTTGAGGGTGCGCGGTCTCTGACGTGAATATCCCCACAGATCATAACCTTTGTCAATTCTTCTCCCGGATGTCATAGCGCTCTTCTAGGTATTCCCAGATCTTGCGTGCATCCTCTCCGATGCGTGGTCCGGTCAGAGAGATACCAGAATCCACCAAAAAGTAAGAGAGTGACTTAATGCGCTTGGCTTCCCGCGCCTTCTCGGCAGCCCACTGGCGTTCTTCCTCACGCTTGGCTGCGTCTACGTGCCAGGGAAGGTCTCTACCCAAAGTGCCTGGAGCAATGTCATGAATGAGTTCCCACGTGCCTGAGGAATCCTTCCACTCGAAGATCTTACCTCCACGAACACCGCGCCACCGACCGCCACCGTACCCTACGGCATTCTTGGCCTGGCCAATGTTCTGGTGGAACTTCTCGAACGGATGGCGTCCGGCAATCTGCGTACAGAACTTGGGGGTCGGCTTGGGTTGTGGTGCCTGAATCATGAGTTTTCCTTGATGTTTAGGGCCGCACGAGCCAATCCACGCATCTGTTCCTTCAAATCTTCGGGTTCCATGCCGAAGTCATCGGCTCCTGCGTCACTGCCATTGAAGTAGATGTGGCAGTAAAGACGGATAGCAGCATCTTCTAGCAGATCGTCACCCGTATGTAGAGGAATCCAACCCTCTCGAATACCTAGTGCAATGGCTCCTGCCCTACTGCTGGTACCCAGTTTCTTATATCCCAAGCGAAGATGGGTGTCTACGGTATTTTCCACCACATAGATCTTTTCACCAATCTCTCTGTTGGAAAGGCCCTGACTCGCCAAACGAAAAATCTCAATCTGCCTGTCAGTCAACTGATGAGGATTTTGTCGGTAGTTATTACCCCGAGGCATTATTCTCCCTCTTCGGAGTTGGGTGATGTCTGTCGATGCGGCGTGCTAGTTCTTGTGTCTTATGCTCCAGGCGCACAATGCGATAAAGACATAAAACAAAAGCAATAATCGTGGGGATCGAAGGAAGGGCAAGAGCAATTGAAAATACTTCAATCATCAGTCGATCCCCTGCGCCGAGCCCACGGGAACTTACGATTCCACGACGGAGCCACCGCCCATGGAAACCGTGCAACGGCAGGCTCTGGCGCACTATCCACAGGCTCGGGGACAGCGATGCTTTCTACAGCCACAGAAACTGGCTCAGGAGCGGGTCGAAGAGCCTCCAGCACTCCTAGCATGCCCAGCACCCCAACAAGGCTGTCACGGGGCACATGGCGCGCCGCAAAGAGGGCAGCAAGGCGCTTCTGCTCTGGCGTTGTCTCCACATCTTCTAGAAAATCGTCATTAACTACACTTCCGGGCATTGGCATAGATGTTCTCCTTAGAAATAGCCACTACTAGTAGTACGCTCTGTTTGTGTTGGTGGGAAAGTCACAGACTGACTTCAGCCTCGACATGTACCACGTGGTAGTCATGAAAAACAAAGTCGTCTGGAGCCTTGGAAAAGGTGACCTTGAATGTGTCGTAATCAATGTCTGCACCCTCCACATCGGGAGAGGTAAAGAATTCACGTAGGGCGTTGTCAATCTCCAACCTTACGCGGTCAGGAGGAAATGTAGAATTCTTCAGACTGTCTGACGTGACGACATGTCGAAGTTGAACCTTATTTAGTGCGGTCATCGATCCGCCTTCAGGGTAGTAGGAATGATGCTCTCTAGGTAGGAAAGTGGTACGGGCTTCATGTGCCAGGCGTCCAGACCAACATGAATCTGGTGACCGTGAACGCGCTGCTCGCTGTTGTGCGTGTGTCCGTGAAGAAGCCATGTTCCTAGATCAGGAAAACGGTACTGAACGTTGCGTGCTTCTGGCGTGTGGTCGTCTCCCAGTCCCACGTACGGGAAGTGAGAAAGCAGAACCTCGGTGCCATTGATGCGACGACGCGCGAAAGCCTGAACCGACTCGAAGACCTCAAAGTACATGCGCTGATGCTTGTGAGAGTCGCGGTGCATGGGGTGTGCGCGGTCGTGGTTGCCGAGAATCAGGTGGTGCTTACCGGGAATTGTGCCAATCTGAGCCAACGCATAATCCGGCTTGTGCATCGCAAGGTCACCGAGCCACCACGTCTGATCTGCCTCAGTCAGAGTGTCGTGAAAGTTGTCCAACAGAGCGCTATCGTGCTCTGCCGTGGACTCGAACCCACGCAGCGTAGAGACGAAACGATGGCCCCAATGCGGATCAGACGTGAAATAAACAGCCATGGGTGCTCCTTAAAAGGGCTTGGCGTTGTAAGAGGTGTGCCACGTGTTGTTGGAGTTAAACCACAGTTGGTCGTTATTCTCCGAGACAATAAAAGACTTGACGGGCCATGGTCCTGAATCGGTCTGGGGCGGAGCCGGAATTTCCTTCTTTCTTTTGCTGTAGCAATTCGGACACCAGTAACCCATGACAATCTTATCTTCTGTGGCCTTCAGGTAGGGATCGGCTACGTACTCTAGAGTACTTTCGTCCTCATTGATGGCATCTGTGGAAATGTCCATGATTCCAAAACACTTCACACACTTGCCCTGGCCCTTCTTAGGAACTCTGACAGTTGTGACAGAGGTTTCCTTATACTGGTCGCCGCGAGAAAGGGGCTTCTTCTTTGTAGGCACGTCATTAATCCAAAGGACGTCACCACTCGGAAACTTGGAGTGGTTAGAAGTGCCGAGAACCACAGGTGTTGCCCCATACATCAGAGCGAAGTAAGAGGTCTTTCCAGCAACTTTGTTCTCGTATATTTCCTCGAAGTTAATAGAATATGGATTCGTAGACATCAGGGCTTACCCCCTCCTTCCTCCTCTGACCGTGTACGAAGGAACTGGCCTCCACCGCGCGTGTGTCTGGCGGATACCGGGGGTGTCACCAGGATAGCCGCAGCAGGGCCGCTGCCCGATACAGCCTTCTCCCACGCCCCGCGAGCCTTAGCGCGCCGCGCAGGCGTCTCTGTGGGGTCATCAGCGATGGCCCTTAGTGCGTCAAGCAGAGCGTTCCAGCGTGCGTTCTCGCCGGTCGGGTCAGCCTCAGCCGGAATTTCCTTAGTCACCTTACATCCTTTCAAGAAGAGAGATCGAAACCAGACGGCTTTCAATCACAGATTCGCGCAAGAAAATTGCGTGGCCGTTGGCCTGGCGGTAGTTAGGCACCTCAAAGGTGTAGAGACCATATCCCACCTGCTGCAACTGATGCAAGTCAGATGGAGAGAACCAGTTCTGCATGTCGTCCAGATTATCGCAGGCGCTGATCCAGTTCCCCCCGTCCTTCATGGTCGGATCGTAGTCCATAGGCAAGTCTCGGCACTGAGCGTTGTCGATGGTCTTTATGAACTCGGTAAATTCACCCGTACCTGCGTACCACAAACCAAGATTGGTCAGTGGGTTCTCAACTCGAAACAGCGTAGTCATTTCTAGTCCTCTTCGAATGGGATAAGCAAATCGGTGATGTCGGCATCTTCGTCGTTCTCAAATCTACGCAGCGCCTCTGGAATTTTTGTGCGCGGGAGAAGGCCCTGCTGCTCATAAATGAGACTATCGGTTTCCCAGTTATCGAACCCCGGAAGAGAGGAGGTTCCGAACTTGTCGGCCCGGTCCAGCCTCACAGCGTCGGTGCCCTCTTCAAGCATTTCCGCGCGGGTACCCCAACAAACTGGACTATCGACAATAGAAGACCACTCCACGTACAAATCCAGGTCGGGCGCTACCTTGATGATGTGTCTACCCATATCTGCCTCCTCAGGCTCTGTTGCTCACATCCTAGTGCAGTCAGGCTACATATGCAACCAGATGAGGAAAAAAGTCGCCGCTACCGACCAAGCGGCAGCGGCGTACGTGAAGAAGATTCCTAGCCGGGTGGCGAAGTCAGGCTTCTCTGGACTTGCCATCGAACGTCATCTTCGTCGCGTTGCACAGCGTTCCGGCTGCACACTTCCAGCGCACCAGATGGCCCTTCTGAGAAACCTTTTCCCACACGTGAAGGGGGTGCTTGGGGTCTCCGTTTCGCCGCATCAGTCCTCCTCAGGAAGTAGACCATAGGCAGCCTCAGCCAGACCGAATCCGAGTTGCGCCGCTGCAATGCTCAGAGAGTCGCTGGTGAGCGTCTGGACTTCCTTGTAGTCAAGAACATATCGACCATCGTCCATGATGACTCGAACTTCTACCTGCATGTCAGTTGCCTCCGTACATCGTTGCGGACAGAATCACGGCGTCGTGGTGGGCACGCATCCTGTCGCGCTCGGCGCGCTCTTCGTCCGTCAACTTACCTGTCCACTTGACATCTCCCGAGGCGCTGACGTGCCATCCACGGTGCTTGGCGTCCTTGTCGCATGGGATGTCTTGGTGCAGCAGAGACGTGATGCCCGTAGGCCAGGACTCGGGGCATGCTCTCTTCATGTCAGTTTCCTTCGATAGCGGTGTTGGGAGGGTCATCAATAGCGTTCTCGCTCAGAGTAGCACGCTCAGCCGCGTAACGAGTCTCGTTGGCGTTCTTGGCCTCAGCGTGTGCCTTGGACGCCATACGTGCGTTCTTGGAGTCCGGGCGAGGTCCATACGAAACATAGTCTCCCTCAGAGCACTCGAAGACATACCACCCATCCCTACCTCCGGGGTAGCGAATGGGACCTCTAACTTCGATCTTGTGTGTCATGGCGTCTCCTCGATTTCACAAAGCACGTCAGGGCGTCCTGCGATGATGGCGGCAATGACTCGGTGTCTGCCATCCGAGATGCTGTACCTTCCACCTCCCTCGTCGCGCACAGGTACGGGTGGAGGATCTTCGTTGCTACCGCGCATCAGGTACGTCAGAGAGGCGATGACCAGATAGTTACACCCGGCGACGACATTCTGAGGGAAGTTCAGGTGCTCCACCCGAATGCGAACCACCCTAGTTCCCACGATTTCTCCTACTCTGCGTTTCTAATGCCTTCAGCATAGCGCAATCAGGCTACAGGTGCAACTACCTCAACGCCTAACGCTCTAGCGAAGTCTAGAACTCGATCCTCCTCCGTGTTCATGGCAATACTCATGCATCCGTCTTCGGCCATGAATGTGGTCCACTCAGACTCGTGCCAGAGTCTAGAGATTTCTAGTTCTGTATTTTTCATTAGACCATCTCTCCCGAGTAGCCGCCGCCGGGCAGCGTCCACACCATGCGCGCTATGCCAGTGCCTGCAATCACACGGCGGCAGTTCGGACACGGCTCGTGGTTGACGTAGATCGTGCAGCCGCGCAGATCCCGGCGCGCATAAAGGATCGCATTCTCTTCAGCGTGGAGAGCATCACAACGGCTTTCAGGGGCTGTGTAAGAGGCCATGGGCGGAATCTCTGCCTTGGACTTCTGACCGCGCGGACATGCCCCCGCAGAAGCGCATCCTGGCCTACCTGCGGGGTAGCCGTTGTAGCCCGTGGCCACTACGCGGTGCTCAGGATCTAGAATCACCGCACCAACCTGACGACGTGTACAGTCGGCGCGAGTACCCACAGCCGCAGCAAGATTCAGCGCCCACTCATCCCAAGACGGACGCTTGACAGCAGGCTCTGCGTCCATGAACTTACGCATAGCGTTCTGCACCGGAGTGGGGAACGGAATGGCGTCAACTGACTGCGGAGGCTCAGACCAAAGAATGCCGTAGCGCGGCTTGCCGTGGAAAACCGGACCACCTTGCTTCAAGACGACCGGCTCGTCCACTTCATGAAATTCCACCAGATCGGGATCGATGTCAGCCATCAATCCACTCCTGGTAGGCATCCGGCACTTCGGCGTAGCGCTCACTGAGGAGAGCCACGACCTGCTCGGTGCTCAGACGATTGCGGTGAGCAAAATCGTCCAGCGTCTCGAACAGTTCATCCAGGTGATACTGAATCTTCTGGTCGAAGCGGACAACAACGGACTCGTCAACGTCAGTGCGCGTATTTGCCATGGTATTCAGTCCTTCTCGTTGGGACGACGGTAGATCATTTCAGTTGCGGTGGGTCGCGCAGGCTTGCGGTAGGGATTCGTCGGAGGATCGATAAGAATTCCCTTGACCTGCTCAGGCCATGTGGTTCCCTGCTCGAATCCTTCGTCCCATGCATCAGCCAGAGCCTCGCGTACTGCGAGAGCGTCTGCACCAGGCGGAGACCAACCAGCCTCTTCGATGGCTCGAATGACACGAATTACACGAGGGTCATTCGTGTTCACGTTCGTCTGCTGGTCCAGCCAGTCAGCGAGATTCATGAGGGTTCCTCTCCCTTAGTCAGCCAACTCAGCAGTGCCTTGCGAATGTCTTCAGGTACGTCAGTGACACTAGGAGATGTATTGTTGAAGTAAAAATGAGAATGATGACTAATCGTAATAGTAGCCTTCAGGTCTGATTCGCTGTCCGTGTCGATCTCAACTCTATCTACCTGCGCATAGTGGGACATCAGTGCTTCACCCCGCACAGGTAGAGGATGCCCGACACCGGAGAACTGTAGTAGATCTTGGTCCACATTCCTCCAGGATGGAATACGCAAGAGTTCTTATTGCGGGTCCACCACGTATATCTCCACATGTTCTTCTCCTCAAACCAAACGCGGCGGGGTATAGGTAATAACCTTGCGACACTGTGCCTGCCAAATGTGACCGACGTAACTGAAAACCTGCACCCAGCGGGATCGCTGTCCACGCCAGTAGCATACCCAGGGATCATTGTTCGGTGCTGGATACCAGTAGTACGTACTTGCCTGAGCGGGGGCCACTTGATCACTAATAGACACATCTGCGGCTACTCCCACAGGCACCGCAAGCACTAGTACAGCCATAGTGCCCATGATCTTCCTCTTCATGTTACTTCTCCTCGATCTCGGTGTACGATTCTACGGATTCGTTGATGGTCTGACCGCTGCGGGCTGCGCGTCTCATGGCGTCAATTACCTCAGCATGGGGCTTGAAGATCTTACCCCTCTGGGGACCGCTCAACACTGTAACCTCTTCGGTCTCGGTGTCAAACTCCACATCATACTCACCAGGCAGGTTGAGTCCAGGTAGATGTGCTCGATTGGCAATGACAGTTGGAACTTCAGACATTCTTGTTCTCCAGTCCGAGATAATAGTAAGCCTGTGCAGCAAGGCAGTTGATACAACCTCCGCAGGGAGGTTCCCAGCCCCACGAACCGCTACAAGGCTCTTCGTCATGCTCTCTTCGAAGATGAGCATCCCCGTAGGGATAGCCCTCGTTGAGTATACAGTCGCAGGGCATGTCCCTGCGTGTGGGACGGATCTCATTCTTGATCTCCCACCAAGTACTAGCCGTGATGGACCTCCTTAGTAGGTTCTTACCAGGACAGTAGTGCAGTCAGGCTACGGATGCAACACTTCATACCTAGCCACGTTCCTCTTGGCTCTGGTGCTGCTCGCCTTGCGCTCTGTCCTGCGCGTGTACGCGGGCGTGTGAAGCCGTGGATCGCTGCGGACTACCGCCAGCGTCTCCAAGGCTCTTCTATGGGCCATCTCTGCCACGTAGAGGGCATCCCAGAGTTCCTCTTCTACGTTTCCAACGTTCACGCTTCCTTACTCATCTCTCGTCGTCCTTCGTCTGTGATCTTCCATTGTCCGTGCCAGCCGTCATACTTTACCCAGCCTGCCTGAATGAGAGAATTCAAAATAGACCACTCATAGCCGTAGTGCTCAACCATGGTCATGGTTGGCACAGTTCCATCTTCACGTTCAGCCATGAGCGACAAGGCACGCCGCTGGCCAGGAGTAGCCACGATCACGCTCCCTCCACGTCATCTAGCCAACGAAGAATCTTGTACTTTCCGATTTCGCCGTCGTAGTAGGTGATCTTCTCACGAATGTTCTGAATCTCGGCCAGCATACGCTCCAGCCTATCTGATTCCTTGCTCATCCCGTGCTCCTCCTCTTCGTCCCTACGGGACTCAGTATGGTGTTGACATAGGGTCTATCGGGCTGGTGTACCCAGTGTACCGATATCCTCGTATGGTCCTGCAAGACGATCCTCGCCTGCCAGGAAGGGCCTCAGAGCCTCGGGAATCCGGTCTAGTGGCCAGCCACGGTCCCCGTAGATAGCAGAGCCCACAGTGTCCGTGTAGGAATCCTCTAGACTGCCTGTGAACACTACGCGGTATCCCCACCTAGGCCACCCTTGGCTCAGGTATTCGGAGACTGACGTGGGCTCGAACACCAAACCTGAGGGTGCATTTGAGGCAGGCAGCCAGATACAGAGATCGGGCAGTTCGGTGTGAACTGTGGTGTTCCGATCAATCCTTCGATTGCTCATGACTCACCTCCTGGCTGGCAGCAATGACTGCTGCCAGCCATGGGGGCATGCTGCTCTCGCTCATGCTTCCTCCAGCCCTAGAGCCTTGCGCAGTTCAGTGTGAACGCTCAGACCACGCAGCAGTGGATACTGCTCGACCAGCCGCAAGCACGCCTCAGCGGTGTCTCTGGTGATCGAAATCTTGTTCTCGGACAGTGCCAGGGAGTCCTCCAACGGCACTGCGATGGTCAGGCCATACTCACACAAGTAGCCAACCTCGTCCTCCATGCGGTCGTATTCGTCCTCAGCCTCTTCGAGTAAGTCGAACACACGCGAGGGGTGCGCATTTTCGATGGGAGGGTACTCGTCGTCGCTCATGAAGTACATCTGGAGGACGAACTTACCGTCCTTGTTCTGCCGGATGATATATCCGTTGTCAGCGCTCATGACTTCTCCGTTTCTCGTCGCCGTGCTTGAAGTTCCTTTTGCTTGGCCTTCATCTTCTGTCGGCGCTCTCTGTCCCGCTGCCACTGCTCAGCAGTGATACGCCTCCGTAGCGGCCTCTCAACAGCCTTGTGGTCCCAGAGTAGTTCCCCCGCCTCTACACGCTTCCACGCCCCCTTGTTGTGCTTCCTGGGTGCACGCCAGCGCGGACCAACACGAATCACCGGACCATCGCAGATTAGACAGTGACTGAAGCCCTCAGAATCGAGACGGCCTGTCACTGAGACCAGCCGACAGGGAACACACACCACACGCCCGACCTGGCCTACACCCATAATCGCTCCTCCTACAGTTCTGAGATGGCCCAGATGGAGCCAGCGACAAGAAGGCCCCCGAAGATTCCGACAGGCATCATCATGTCAAGCACGGACGTAGCGCTCCAATGCGCGCCACTTGCGATCCATCACTGAGCGCCAGTCTTGCGGCTCTTCGGCCAGGTAGGTGTTCACCCGGAGATCCCAGAAATCTGCCATGTCAATGGCCTTCATGTGGTTATCTGTACGCAGTACCGTTTCGCGTTGTCCATGTTGCCCCTCGATCTCAACATGGTATCGCGGAGGCTCTTCGTATGAAAATGGCATGGTTCTTCTCCTCACTCAGCCGTCAGGAATGCGGGCTGTCCCTCGTCATCGGTCCAGATGTGCTCCAGTTCACGAACCACATCGGCAGAGCGCTCCATGCCGTCTCCAAAGCGCATAAACGCAAAGTTCATTAGGGACACGGAGCGCGCAATGCGTACGTGGCTGTCCAGGACGCTCGCCACGGCCTTCAGAACGGCGCTCTGCACCGCCGTGGCGTAAGCGGTCAGTTCATCGTCTGTGGGGGCCTTCCCGCTGTCGCCAACGGTGTCCTCCCACAGGGAGATGGGGTCGATCTTCTCAGTCATGATTTCTCCTCCTTCAGTTTTGGTCAATAGTGCACGTCTGGATTTCGGCGCTGCCGCTGAAAAAGAAGCCAGGACCGCAGTCAGCCAGAACGTTAATTCCGTGGAAGATGGAAAAGAGAACAAAGACCATGGCCAAGGATGCGCCAATTACGATAATCGTCCAGCCCAGGCGAGTTGCAAACTTGTCCATGGTGTCCTCCGTGTGGTTCGTCGTTGACTCCACAGTAGCGCAACCATGCGACGGATGCAACACCCAGATATGCCAATGGCCCGCTCCACCGGATTCCGGAAGACATGCGGGCCATCGGGTGGCCCGTTTCGTGGGACCAGACGCCGGGGGCGATCAACCCGCCCGGAAGATTTCTACTACACGACTGCGGGACGTAGCCCATCCTTGCCCACAGTGCCGCACTCATCGCACTTGCCCTGCGCGGGTATGCCAAACCACGTGACAGATCTGTGCTGACACCGCTCAGCCCGCCACTGAGCCCACGAAGGATCGGTGGCCTTGTGGTTGATCCACTCGGCTACGTCAGGGGTCGGGTCGAACGGTGGCTTGTCCTCCAGGCACCGCTCGCAGACGAACACACGTTCTCCGTTCCCCACGTCCTTGAACCACTGATGAGCACCACAGAAATAAAGGCCACAACCTTCCTCGCCTCCAAACGGCTGACCCCCACACACGTAAGCAAGACCACGGTCGATCTTTGTCTCACATACGGGATGGTCGCACGTAGCAGGAACGCCGTAACCGATGTCCCTGCCCCATTTGCTGTCAAAGCCTACTGACCAGCCCATCAGTCATCACTCCCAGCGGTCCACGCACGAAGTTGAGTAGTCAGATCATTCATTATTCTTCTCCGAAGGTCAGACGATATTCCGGGTATTCGCACAGCGCTTCTACGGCTGCAACCAGTGCCGGACTTGCCTCGTCGCGGTCACGAATGACGTGAAAAGGTGGGTCTTCATAGCCCCCATTTTCGAAACTTGTACGGAAGAAGAGGCCGTCCTGGTAGTCGTCTTCCAGGTGCATCTGTGCACGAAGGGCCACCTGCGTATAATCCAGATTTCCTGCCAGGTCACGCACTACTTCTGTACGCGGGCTCACAGGAAAGAATGCCCCGCGAAGGTCTTCCATCAGCAGGATCATCAAAGAGCGCTTGTCCTTGGTGCTCACGATCCATAATTCTTCTCCTATCGCAAGATGGCAGCCGCTGTGCGGTACTGCTGGTCCGTAGCGGCTCCAGAACGGATGATCTCGGCCAGGGCTACTAGACCATGGGAAAACTGCCCCTGTCGGCGCGCTAGGCCCGTCAGAGCCGTAGCCAGCACCCTGTTGGGCGCCACAGACACCGCAGACAGAACGTCATCGGCCCGGCACAGGTAAGGATCGTCCACGTAGTAGTCCCCTGTCGGAAACGTTGGAGCATCGTAGCCTTGATCATGCTCCCACAGAGCACGTGCGCCTTCGACTATCGTGTCAGCCATTGTCACTTACCCCGATTCTTAGTGCCTTCAAGAATTCCACGGTCCAGGAGGATGGCCCCTCTTCCAAGTTACCTCGGGCGCGGGCGTCTGCAATGGCTTCGGCCTCCCACACCTCGTCCAGGGTGACAGTGGCGCGGTCAGGCGCGGGGCCTCCCAGAACTCGGTGATTGAGCCAGTTCCACCAGTACGTCTCTACGTTGTCCAGACGGGCCGTGTGCCACAGCAGCGCCTTTGTAGGCTCACGCAGTATGCGCTTCAGAATCTTCATCAGTTCAACTCCTCCGTGATCGTGGCCAGCGTGACCTTGGCGTAGCCCTCAGTGCCCCAGGGGCTGCTTTTGGCAACGATGACCTGCGCGTACTTGCGCTGCTCGTCCTCGGTGTCGAACGTGACTGACCAATCCTGGCGGTACGAGTGCGGGTACTCCACAGCGACCATGTAGGGGTACGGAATCTTGTCCATGTCAGTCCTCCTCAGAGGTTGTAGGCGTCACCGAGAAACCCCGGCTCGTCCTCGTCGTCGGGGCCTTCGATATCAGCGCCTTCGTCGGCATACTGCGTGAAGTCACCCAGGTCCACGGTCTCGCCGCGAGCGCTCTGCTCCAGGCCTCGCTTGATGCTTGCTGTCGTCTCGGGGTTCTCGCACATGGTGTCCTCCTAGGTGGTCGGCTCATCTAAGACCACTGTAGCGCAGTCAAGCAACATGTGCAACACCTAGGCGCACGCCCAGAATGGCGCTGCCTCAATGACAGCATCCACAGCGTCGTTCACCCGGTCTGACAACAGGCCTCGCAGGATGCCGTCTACCTGCGCGTGCGCAACTTCCCCGTCAGAGGTGTCTATGGCCGCGAGTGCTTCTATTGCCTCGTCCTCAGTCATGATTCTTCTCCTGCAGATTGATGGCGAAGTCAGGGGTCTCTCGGTAAGTGTCTGCAATGGCGAGGTAGTCGGGCATGACCGGTTCCCTGTACCAGCGCTTCCACCACGGCAGAGCCTCAAATTTGCGTCGATACTGCCCGAACATGGGGACTAGGGTATCCGCAGAGCGCTTGATCTCTGCAAGTACCTGCTCAGACTCACCAGCGGCCCTCAGAGCGTAGATCTCTCTAAGCATGAGTAGATAGACCACCTCGGCCGGTTCGCCCGCCCTAGCGGCTCTCAGGGATGCAGGATCGGTCATACCGGCTCCACCTCCTGCGCCCACTCTAACCAGCCGCTATCGTCCAGTTCCACGTGATACGGGTCAGCGTCTCCGGTGTCGATCCCGTAGATGGTGCCTGTCGAACCAAGGGGATACCCGCTGTGTGCGCGGCCTAGCCAGGACGCTCCCTTGATGATACGCACGCGGTCACCTACGCATACGCCTGCCGCAGTGACTTCCTCGATCTTGGCAATGGTGCCCTCTATGGAGCGGCCATCAGTCATGGTTACGCGGATCATGATTCTTGTCCAATCTGTCGGCCCTCGTTAGTCAGGGTCCAGTACGGGGCGTCATGGCGGACCAGACCCGTGGGAAGCATGGCCTCGAATTCCTTCACGATCTGCGTGTGGTCCATTTCAACGTGCACGTTCCACCACACGTAGGAAGGCAATGCGGCGGTCCCTACAGGCAGTTCTGTCAGCACGCGCAGGATCTCACGCTGGTTCGCTGTTAGAGTCATGATTCTTCTCCTCAGGCTCTCAGTGTAGGCGTAGGCCAGTCCAGCAGCACTCCAGTGTCCATCAGGACGCCATATGCGCGTACGCCTCGCTCCTGGCCCAGAATCTCTACCAGAACATCGGACAGCAGATCACGCTTGTCTACGGAATCGAACCCGCAGGTGCAGAACCCGCCATCGACTACCGTATAGCAGTCCCCGTCATGGTCCAGTTGCATGATTCTTCTCCTCGTCCTCGGCCCATGTCAGCAGAGCATGCGCCAGTTCCCGCGCAGCGCGTGGGTGCAGGTAGACCCCTGCTGTCTGCTCGTCCATGACCCAATTCGCTGACTCGGGATGCAGGCACGACAGCAGCACCAATCCGGGCATATGCTCGTCGTGCTCCAGGGACGCGCTGTCTCCATCTGCGTCCTTGATCTCCCACAGCGGCTCATAGTCAGTCATGATTCTTCTCCTCAGTTCTCGTTGAGCCAACGCTGGTATTGATTGCACGTGGCCTCACCGAATCGGTCTTCCACGTGGAGCAGAAAGGTATCCAGATCAGTCTCAGTGTGCTGCTGCGAGCGCTCCAGGTCTTCCATCAGGCGCAGCCAGATCTCGTCCAGTGCATGTGTCAGTCTAGCCATGATTCTTCTCCTCTGTCTCGACTAGTCCTCAGCCTAGTGCAAACAAGAGACAAGTGCAATACGTAGATACGACGAAGGCTCAGATGCGGACCTTGCTGTTCGGGAGAACGCCCGTTCAGTAGGTGTAATCCAACCGCATCTGAGCCTTTGTGTGAGAGGTCTTGTATCAGGCCTTCTCTTTCCTCTCACGAACCGGGCGATAGGTTTCCGGGACCCGGTTTCTATGATTGATTTAGATCAATCATAGCATATGCTGTCAAGCCCTCTCAGTGACCACGATCCCCAAGGCGGTTAATAGGAACCTGACCATCTCGGCTACGTCCTCCGGAATGTCATCCCAGCCGAGCACGTCCCCGAATGGCAGCCCGTAGCCGCTCGGTGGTGACGGTCGGCGCAGACGGGCGGGCAGCAGCGCCGTAGGGGTTGACGATGTCGTCCCACGCGGACACCCACAGGTCACCCGGCGCGGCTTCCACGGCCGTCGAGAATCCTTCGTTCCATGCCGCCGCGAGTGCTTCCCGGTCGTCACCGGCCGGGGTGGGGCGGGCGATGTCAGTGCAGCCGTCCTCGTGGTGTCCATTAGGGTACGCGCAGGAGGCGCATCGGGCGATTCGCGTATCGGCCGGGTGGTCCGGGTCTGCCTGTGAAATCAGGTCTTGTGCCCGCGTATAGACGTTGGGCGTCAGGTCCATGATTCCTCCTCGATGTCTTCGATTGCCAAAGCGGCCAGCAGTTCTGCGCGGCTCACGATGATTCGTCGGTTTCCGCCCTCGATGAGGTCAGAGATCCGCAGGAAGACCAAGCCCTCCTCGACTGCTGGGTCCACCTCCAGCGTTCGCCATCCTGGCGACACCTTGCTCGTCAGCGTCTTGATCATGTTGGGCTCCTTTGTTCGACTAGTCCTCAGCCTAGCGCAAACAAGCGACATTCGCAACACCGAGTTTTCGCCTCTGTAGCGCCCTGTAACAGCCTCAGAGGTCCGGACGTAGCCGCGAGCGCTCCACGGGCCTGCTAGGCCCGGTTCTGTGCCTCTGAGAGGGCATGTAGCCGCCACAGGCAGTCGTTCACGTCCGTCTGCGCCTGCCTCAGCCCGTTCACGGCGTGGAAAGCCCCAAGGAAAGATCCCAGAGACTCCACGTCGGCCTGTGGAGCGGCTAGATCCGCCTTCGTCTGTGCGACTCGCTCTGCGAGCGCTAGGGCGGCTTCAGTGGTGTCCATGATTCTTCTCCTCTGCTCTTGACTGTGCCCCGGGAGGCTCTTACGTCCGGTCCCGGGGCACAGGTTGTCTTGCTAGGTGTTGCTCAGTAACGGATGCTGTCATCAGTCCTTGGTGATGATTCCTGCCTTCAGGAACTCCTCGATGATCCGCGCCCGCTGGAACTCGGAGATGAACTGCGCGGTGAGGATGGCCTGTGCCTGTGCGATCTTGTCCATGATGACCTCCGGTGTCTGCGTCGTGTTCATGTCTCAACCATAGCGCACTCCTGCACGATGTCAACACCAGAGAGCAAGAATCTTGAAACTGGCCTATGACCTGCGGTTACGCAGTCAGACCCATGTCTTCCACCAGATCCAGCACGCGCTCCCGCAGACAGTCCAGCGTCCCGTCGTTGCTCAGCAGCCGGTCGAACGAGTGATGATCCAGGCTCGTCTCGCTGCTGTGCGTGTCCAGCGTCGGATGCTGCCCCTGTGCCAGGCGCACGCTAGGACGATCTACCCAGATGCTCCTGCCGTCCAGCCTACGAATCATCTTCAATTCGTTGCTGTACCGGATGCCCGTGACCACTACGGGGTGACCGTCCTCGCGTAGCCGCTGCACCGTGCGGGCAGTCATGTCGGTCCAGATGTTCTGATCGATCAGATCCCGGCCTACCTCGGTACCCATGCGCTGCTGAAGCGAGCGCACCTCAGCAATAATCTTCATGTCGGTGTAGCCCAGAGCACGCTCCAGGTCGGCATACCTACGCCAGATGGTGTGAATGTCCAGCATGTCCGCAGGTACGCGGATACCTGCAGCGGCGAGGTTCTGCACGTCTGTGGGTGTGACCCGCACCCACGGGTTCAGAGCCATCAGGCACTCATGCAGCCCCGCAGACATGCCGATCTTGACAAAGCCTCTGTGCTGCACCAGGAAGTCGCTAGCGGCATCCTTGCCGGATGTCTTTAGCCCTCCCATGCCGATCAGCAGAGGTAGCGTGCTCTTGCTCACTCGTCTCTTCCCCTCAGGAAGTCTCGGACCAATTCCTCATGTGTGCGCTTGTCTGCGCTCTCATCTGTTCCCACCATGAGGCTCTGAGAGTCTAGCCACTCGGAGTACTTGAACAGGTCACTAGCGTAAATGTTGTCCATCAGAATTCCCTCAGTCTCGTGACCTTCAAGCGGAAGTCGCCATGGTCGGTTTCAAGAATCACACTAGCGTAATCATGGGCGTCTACCGCAGCGAGTACGTGACCTAGATCCTCGATGACGTCTTCGTCCAGGTGCAGAGCAAGAAACTCGGCTACGTCAATCTTGTCCATCAGATCTCCTCAGGCGCGTACACGTCAGCCCCACCGACAGCAAGGTGATCCCAATCGATGTCCCCAGACCAGTCCATGGCCCCATCCAGAACAAGAGTTTGCGCCTCCTCGGGGGAATCAGCCTCGACGGTGGCAGTGCCGAATAGCGAAAACGGAACCTCATACGTGGTCATCTTACTTCCTTCCTAAAGAATCATCGGCAATCAGCATCGTCACACCCACCAACCAGGCAAACAGCCATGGGAACACTGTCCCTGTGGCGAAGAGCATAGCCAGGCTTGCGAAAGCCACTACCACGCCCACTAGTCCAACCATGTTCTTCTCGATTCTTGTCGGGTTCTACTAGTGATACGCCTAACTCTACCCTTGACGATAGGGATTGACCGGAGGGTAGTCAGGACGCTTGCCTAGAGTGCTCTGCGATGCGGCATAACCCTCGTTCCACGCATCTGCCCTCACGGCTGTGATGATCTTGGCCATGGTTTCATTATCTATGGAATACGTCTCTTGTTCATACCCAGGCGGCTCGAAACTATGAGACATAGCGATGCACCCGGTGCCGAAGATGATAGCGAATAGCGCAAAGCAACCCAGAAGCCATTCCATGTGTCAGCGCTCCATTTCTTGAATCAAGCCCTCGGATACTTCCCGCAGCGCTGCTCTCACTACGTCAGTAGGGATGCTGTAGTGCAGTGCCTGCTCCTGTGCCCTCAGGACGGCTTCTACGGCACCTGTAAGCGCCCCAACGCCTGCCCGTGCCCCATCGGCCCACTGAGCCATCAAAGCGTCCTCTATGGCCACCTGTAGTGATTGCCTCGTGTCAGCCATGCTTGGCCCTCTCAATCTTGACGATGTGTGGCAGGAACCAAATAGCGAAAGCAACCCAGAATGATCCGAACAGCCACTTTCCCGTCTTGGTGTCAGTGTTCCATACCCACCGGGTGACCTCAGAGAGCGTGTCATCCTTATCTGGATGGATTACGCCATATGCTTCTAGCGCCCCAGAGAGCATAAGAATCAAGATCCATGCCTGCTTTGCCCTATAAGCGGTCTTCTGCACCACTACCGGGTTCTTGTCAGGCATAGGGATTCACTCCTCCTGTGCCGTCGATAGCGTCCTGCGCAGATGCGGTATAGCCCTCGTCCCATGCCTGCGAGAGCGAAGACAGGGAAGATTCCAGCGTATTCACCTCAGCGGCTAGCACCTTCATCCCATCGCACAGTGATCCTAGCAGCCCGATGACCAGATCGGCGTTATCGCTAGGCAGACCTCGAAACATGATGTCACTAATGATTCCATCGATCATCTCGACCGTAGTCGGGACCGCTTGGCTAGATGCGCTCATGTGTCAGTCATCCTCATAGTAGTGGTCTGTGCCGTCCACATCCAAAGACTCGATCTGTGCACGCAGATCCGAAATGGTGTCCTGTGCGTCCCATAGGTCATAAGCCACGTTGGTCAGCATGTTGGCCAGACGGCTCAGTGTGTCCGCTACTGTCTGTGCGCTAATGGCCACGTAGCCATCCTTGTCAGCGTGCTCCAACGTGGCGTTGATCTGGGCCTGTACGTAATCTTGCATGGACTCCAGCGCAGCCCTTTGCTCTGCACGAGTGATCTCAGTCATGATTTTCCTCGTTACGAAGGTGAGCCTGAACCTGACGAAGCGCACCGATCAGATCATCCGTTCTCACAGTTACCCAACCGTTCTGAGACTTACGCTTAATCTCAGCGATGACATCGTTCAGAACATTAGAGTTGTCACTCATAATTCTCCTCAGTGCGTAGTCGCCGTCAGGCGTGAATGTGTGTAGTGTCTTGACCGCATGTAGGGCAGTGACCTAGCGCAGACAGTTCCTCTTGATAATGCTCCTGTGCTGCCTGTAGTGCGTACGTTTCTTCTTCCAGGATCACAGTAGCATCGATAAGCGCAGTCTTGCTTTTCTTGATACGCACTAGTGCAGCGCGATAGTTAGTCAGCGCTGTGTGTGCCTGCTCTGCTGCTGTGAGACTAGGTACATCTCGATCCCACAGGGTGCGCTCAATGATCTCGTCATAGGCCTCGATGAGACCCAGATGATGCCGGATGTAGCGGGACTGTGAGTCCAGATCCTCGACACGATCTAGGGATGGCACAGGCTTGGACAAGATTCTTAATGTTGCCTCGATGAACTCATTGGCTCTACTCAACTGCTGAGCCCACAGGATCAGCCTGTCTGTCTGCTCATTCAGAGACTGTGCACGACCCAGCCGGATCTCAGCCTCACGCTGCTTAGCCAGACGCACACCAAGGGCCTTGAAAGCCTCTCTCTGTGCCTTGATGCCCTCCAGGTCCGCTAGACGGATCTTGTGCCGTCCTGAGCGCTCCAGGCGTGTCCTATTGGCCTCACGTGCCGCAGCGAAGACCGTGTGCACGTTGGTCAGTGCAGCGAAGGTGCGTGCTACCTCAGACGCTGAGTCAGCCAGCAGGTAGGGCCTGTCGAACTGGTCAGCGAACGTGATAGAAGAATCAATGCCCAAGAATGCTGAGACCTCCTCGGGAACCTCCCCACCCAACTTGGTGAACATGGGCGAGGGCAGGTCAGGCTCAGTAGTGAGCACGTAGGAATTGTCATCCGTCTTTGCCCCGCGCGTGAGCGTGACTGTGCCACGGTGCGCAAAGGATGCCTCGATGACCGAGCGCTTAGCCCACGTAGAGACAAAAGATGATCCTCGTGTGTTGTTGGCCAGTGTGCGCAGCGCACGGGTGAGCGCAGACTTGCCACTCGATGAGGGACCGACGATCACAGTGAACGGGGACAGGGTGAGGTCCACGTGATGCAGTGACTGATAATTGCGGATCGAAAGATAAGTCAGCACTTAGTCCTCGAAATGATCTGAAGCGAGCCACGCAGGCACAGTAGGAGTGTCCTCCTCGGAACCATGAATATGATCCACCAGTTCCCGTAAGGTACGGAAAGTTGCACCACAATGACAGACAAGCCACTTACCTACCCTGCCCTGCACGCCGTGACTATGCATGCTCACAATCCGTTCCTCGCAAAGTATCCCGAACGGTCGATGATGGTGCTCGTGAAAGCCTTGGCGATGAATTCCTTCTCAGTGAGCGGGATAGCCCAATCCACCTCGAAATTCTTCCTGTCCCAGCCGTCAGGGTCAAGGATGCGAATACCTGTGACCTGCTCCCACTCGGCGGGAGTGCGCTTGATGTCCATCTCAGTCCTCCACGTGTCGGATGATCTGCCACGTACCGCCAGCATCGCGGAACCACTCAAAGCCGTCCACGTCCGTGAGAACGTCGTCGGGCGTGATGGTGTCCAGGTCGATAGGCTCAGTCAGGTGAATCTCCATGTGTCAGTCCTCGATAGCGTAGTAGTGATCAGCGATGTCGATAGCGCGCTCAGGACTTAACAACGTGCCAATGCGCGAAGCGGTCCAGTACCACACCTCATCCGTACCCCGGCAGAACTCATTGCCGCGTACGTCCTGAACTACGCGCTCGTCATCAAGGTCGATAGGCTCAGTCAGGTGAATCTTCATGATTAGTCTCCGCTCGGTGAGTTGACGATGGTGTAAAGGCGATCACGGGACAGTCCTGTGATCTTGGTCAGTGTGCGGTAACCGATGCCAGACTCTCTAGCGTCACGAATCATGTCATCGCGCAGTGCGCGCTCTTGCTCCACCACAGACTCAGCCTCGGATAGCGCAACCACTTGGTCACCGAGAGCGTCCAGTGCCATGGACACAGAGAGTCGAATCGACATTTAGCAGCCTCCGATGTAATGGGGTCACTACATCATAGCGCATACAGAGGAAGTTAGTTATTTCTGTTAATAGTGGAGGGTCCGGTTGATCCGGTTCTTGAATTAGTGGCAGATCCAGCGAGCACCACACCGGCACGCCATGCCGGACCACTTGACCAGCAGCCGTCGATTGCAGCCCTTGACGTGCTCAGCCATGATTCTCAGACCCCCGACCAGCGCTTGATTGCGTTCACGAATCGATCTCCCTTCCATGCATGGCAGCACAGACCTAGAGCGAAGAAACCCCCGGGCCAGATCAGCGCAAGAAATGCGATGTATGGCATGTCCGATCCCTGAACGCCCGGACGACCGTGGCGTCTTTCATCCGCGTCATACCAACGCACACCCTGACGGAAGGTCAGAACCATAACGATAAGATAGACCGTGACAAGAATGAGCAATCCGATCATTGATTCTTCTCCTCAGTGCTTGTAGGAACGGTAGCGCTCCACCATGGTCCAAAAACCCTCAGGGTTGTTGTCGTAGAACAGAGCCTCGGCCAGGCGCATGGCCTCGCTGTAGTCTCCGTCTCGGACGGCGGCTCGCATGACCACGCTCTCCAGAGCATCGCGCTCGGTCTGGTCCAGGACGACGGTGTACTGCGCGGGAACGGTCTCGATAGTAGCCATGATTCTTCTCCTCAGTTCACGAAGTCGGCGGTTGAAATGAGACCAGCGTCAAAGGCGCGTGCGCGCCAGTCGTCACCCTCAGAGGTGCGAAACTGCTGTGCCATCGCAATGGCCTCGGCGTCCCGACCCGCGCTCACGAGCGACAGAGTGTAGTTGTAAGAGTCGGAAGCATCGAAAGCCGTTCGCTCGGACGCATGCATGTTGGTCAGGGTCCGGGTCAGCGTGCGGTATGCGCTCATGGTGTCCTCCTCGGTTCGGGCTAGTGACTACAGCCTAGCGCAGTCATGCAGCATGTGCAACACCTAGCGCCACATGATGTCCCAGAGTCTGCGACCACACGTGCACAACGAGAGCGTGCTGATGAAGGCTCGGGTGTGGATCTTGCCGCAGTCGCAGCGCATGTACGGAGGCAGGGAGATGGCTCGTTCGTCCAACATGATTCTTCTCCTCAGTGCTTGGGGGTAGCGAACGACCGCGCGATACGGGCGGAAGCCTCATAGGTCCACCGCTGGTCACTGGTCTCGTGCAGACCCTCGGCCCGCTTCTCGATGGCCTGTGCGATCTCCTCGGCCACCTGTGCTCGGATGTCGTCTGCGGTGGGCAGCATGGTGGTAGCCATGATTCTTCTCCTTAGTCAGTGCTGGCAGCAAGAGCGGCCAGCAGGTCAGCGCGGTACACTTGCACGTCTATCTTCTTCCCCGTGCCGTCAGAAGCGGTGATCCACACGGTGTCCGGGTAGCCCACGCTGCGCCGCACAGACAGTCGCTTGTGCGAGAGTGCTGCGACCGTACGAACCAAGATGCTGCCAGTGTTCATGGTGTCCTCCTCGGTTCGGGCTAGTAAGACAACCATAGCGCAGCCATGCAGCAAGTGCAACCTCAGATTCGGACCATCTTTCGCGGCTTGGAGTACGGGGACCGCGCGAAGATGCGGCACCACATCTCCTCGATGTCCGTCACGATCCACGCCTTGCGGGCCAGCAGAGCACAGATCAGGTCGTCCTGGCAGATCGGGGCCTGCTCGTCGGTGTAGTGCGTCATGTAACCCGGACGGCTCCACTTGGGGCGATTGGCCGTGGCCTGGCGAACCAAAGCCTCGACCTCATCATCGTCAGAATCTTGAATCACGCGGGCCGCAGTCATCGCAGCCTGGTAGGCCACCATGGTCTGCTCCTCGGTCATGCGACCCATGCGGATCTCCTCGTACAGCCGCGTGTAGACCAACAGCGCGTTGGAGTTGGCTCGGTGGTCAGCGCTCAGCCCGTTCCAGTTCCCGTAGACGAAGAACGCGCGGCCCTTGTCGATCCCCACCACTGCGCCGTCGTTGGCCAGCAGAAGATTCGACGCATGCGTGTCATCGTTGTCCAAGATCCAGTCCAGCACGTGCTCTGCCGCAACCTGTCCGATCTGCTCGTCGCTGAGCATCGAGAAGTACGGCATGCCTCGGAAAGATGTCCGGTGCTCCACGAACTGCATGAGAAGCCCGTCCTCGCCGTCGATGGTAGCCACACGCGCTGCGGGAGTGCGGTAGCCCCAGAGGCGAGCAAGATTGTTGGCACCTGCCTCTACCTCAGCGCGCCAGCGGTGCTCGTGGGACACAGGCTTGAAGGCGTACCGCGTGCCTTTAGTGTCGCGCAGAATCCACACGTCATGCGTGCCAACGTCGTCGCCCTCGATGAGCCGAATCTTGTGCATGAGTCCTCAGTCCTGACGAATTGTGATGTCAGTTGCGCCCTCGTTCAACAGATCCCGCACCCGGAGCGCTGCCGCGCTCCGGCTAGGGAGGTGAGCGAAGTCTGTGTCGCCCTCGGCTGTGGTCCAACGAACGAAAACGATCATGATGACCTCCGGTGCTGTTGGCTTGGTAGTGCCAGCCTAGCGCAGTCATGCGACATGCGCAACGGATCTAGTGAGACTCGTCCAGGTGAGTCAGCAGGTACTCGCGGTTGTGTGCGAGACCTTCCTTCGCCTTGGCCAGACGCGCGTCAGCCTTGGCGATGCTCGCAGCCCTCGTGGTCTGCTGTCTGATGTTGATGGCGTTCATGAGGGTGTAGCGACCCAGACGGATGTCCTCGACCAGCAAGCGGCAACGGTGGCATCCCTGAACGGCCAGATCCTCGACGTTGGGACTCATGATTCTTCTTTCGGGAAGTAGGGACAGAGGGCTATCCAGCCCTAGAAGTCTAAGTGGTTCAGCAGACCCACGTGGGACGCTCGATGCGCGTGTACTCGGCCACGTCCTCGTCACTGCGGACAACAGCCTTGTCCGGGGTCTTGGGTCCCCACTGAAGCACGATGCTCGCGGCGATCCTACGCTGTCCCGGTCGATCAGACGGCTCGTAGCGGGTCCACGTCTCGGAGTAGATGCCGTCCCCGAAGTCTTGCGTGTAGTGCGTGCGGGCGAAGCCCTGTGCGATCAGCGCGGTACGGACAGCAGAGCGCTCGTTAGTGTTCATGTCGGCTCCTCAATTCTTGCTCTGTGGCTGTGTGAAGTCGATGACGCCGATCTTGGGATCTGCGGTCTTGCGCGCATCGACGTAGGCTCGAATCTCAGCCAGGTCTTCGGAACGCTCGACCACCATGCCGTGTTGGTTCTGCACCGCGTACTCTCTCGGCAGGATGGTGCCTCGGTAGTCCAACTCTTCGCGTGACATGTAGACGCGCAAGATCTCGTTCATGCTTCTCTGCTCCTCAGGTGTTGGTGCCGCAGCAGTACGTCAGCGGCGATGTCGGCCCCCGGACCCGTGACTGTGGGCCGCTCGGTGGTGTAGCCCAGCAGCACTCCCAGTGTGTCTCTCATGCCTCGCCAGTAAGATCGTGAAACCTCGGTGTAGCCATGCTCAGCCCAGCCGTTGGCTTCCGCCCATGCAGAGGCAAGAGCGTTGCGCGTCACGGGGACAGTGCTCTCAGTGGGCCAGGTGACCATGATTCTTCTCCTCAGTGGCGTACGGGTTCTTCTCGGGGATGACCCACAGGCTCGGGTCGGTCGGTGACTGATTAACGCTAGAGGCGTGTGCGATACCCTCCTGCCAGCCCTCTTCCCATGCCCGCTCCATGCCCTCCCTGATGAGGGAAGCCCATTCGGTAGCCATGCGCGTGGTCACGTCAGCCAGCCGTGTGCGGTGACGCTTGGCCTTGGCACGCTCACGCTCCAGCATGCGCTCCAGTTGCGCGATCCGCTCCTCAGGCTCCAGGTGAGACACGCTGTATCCCGCGGGCCTCTCTGTGTGACGACGCTGCATGATTCTTCTCCTCAGACGTTGGGGATGCTGTCGCGGTAGATCCGCAGAGCGCTCAGGTGCTTGACCCACGCGGTGCGCTCCTTCTCGTACTTGCACGCGATGGTGGCTCCGTGCTCTGCGGTGTGCTCGTCACGCAGAGCCGTGGCAGTGCCTATCCGGCGCATGGCTTCGTGAATCTTGAAGTGGGCGAGCGCTCGACGCTGCTGCGGCGTCATGATGCGCTCTGCGTCCACCTCGCGCTGGTACCCGCCTGCCTGGATCACTTGTTGCTGCTGGAGTAGTTGGCGTCCGACAGGAACTTGGTGATCTGAGCCGTCGATGCCTCGACCACCTCAGCGAGGCTGCGACCCGTCTCGGCCATGTACGCCTGGCGCTCGCGGATGTTCATCTGACGCTCGATGCGCTCGATGGGGAAGTCCTCTCGCAGGTTCTGCACGTCCTCAGAGGTGAGGGAGAAGCCCGTTGCTTGCGCCGCGTAGTTGCTCATGGTGACCTCCGGTGTGTTCGGTTCGTGCTGTTGGCTCAACTCTAGCGCAGTCAAGCGACATGTGCAACCCTTACGCGAAGATCAGTCCTCCGCCGCACATAGCGATGAGAAAGATGCCACAGGTGGCCCAGAGGATGGCTTCTCCCCCACGTCTCGGGGTTCTTGTCGGCCTCTACCCAGAACGGGATGCACAGCAGCCCGATAACCAGTCCTGCGATCAGCCAGCCGGTCACGATTCTTCTCCTCCGCCCTCGGCGGGCTTGCGCGTACGGACGAACGCGGCAAGACGCTCAATCTCCTGTTCCCGGGCATGCAACGCCTGCGCCTCTGCCAGGCGCTCCGCGTACGGACGGGGATCGTCCGCGTAGTCCTTCACCATGGCCCCAATGTTCAGACCGTCAGCAGATGCCTGGGCCTGCTCGCGGGACATGGCGTGAACGGACACGCGTCTTCCGCCAGGGTTCAGGACGACGATGTAGGACACCTGGCCGGTGTAGCCGGACCTCTGCTGGCGAACGGCGTAGGGGTGCTTATTCTTAGCCATGATTCTTCTCCTCAGCGGTACTGGTTACGGATGACGCGGCGAGCGGTACGAACGTAGTACCGAATGAGGTACGCCGTGATGTGCTGCTCGGTCCACAAGCGAGGGACCATCTCGATCTCGACTGCTTGGTTCGTCGTCATGCTTTGAGTCTAACTCAGCCATGCGACATGTGCAACCTATCTGGCAGACTGGTCCAGTCGGGCTCCTACCCACGTCAGCGCGGAGCACGTCAGGCTCCGCGCCTTGGGAAAGGGAAGCAGCAGAAGCCTCAGCGTCAGCCCGATGGCCCAGCCGATGACAAGCACCAGCACGTCAATCATGTAGCAGATGACTCGAATCATGTTTTGGTCTCCCTCAGTCGCGCAGGAACGGCAGGATGTTGGTCAACTCGTAAGCGGCGTTGTCGCTCGCCTGCTCTATGCCCTGTGCCACACCAGCAGAGTAGTCATCATAGTTGTAAGACGCCGTGTCAGGGCTCTCCAGATTCTTGACCAGAGCCTTCAGAGCGTTGATCTGCTCGGCAGTGAGCCTGACGTTCTGCTCAGGCTCATCGTCTCCCAGAATGGCGTTGGCAGGCAGCCACACGGGAAAGTTGAGGTGAGGAAACACAACCATGACCTGCGTGGCTGTGCTCGCTACGGCATTGCCGCGCAGGCCCCGGTAAGAGCGCGCCTCGTGGTTAGTGGCGTCCTCTCGGACCCGTACGGGATGCTTAGTGTCCATGATGTGCTCCTCAGTTCTCGACTCGGGGAAGCGCAGCGGCCCGCTCGATCTCAGCCGCTCGCGTCATCGCGGCGAACTGGTTCAGGATGCCATACTGCGCCCACCAGGCCATGATGTAGGTGCGCTCGCGCTGGTTGGTCACACCGTCTCGGAAGTCTTTGACCGATGCTCGCAGATCCTCAGCAGTGGGAAGATTCGTGATGTCCATGGTGTGCTCCTCGGTTCGTCGGTAGTTCCCACTCTAGAGCAACCATGCGACAGATGCAACACGAGCGGGCCACGAATGTTCTCGCAGCCCGCTCGCGCGGCGTTCTTGCAGGTCAGAGCATCAGCAGATAGTCATGTTCTTCGACGGGAGAGTGCTGCGCCAGTCCCACGGTGGGGCGAAGAGGATGCGCCGATGCACCGTGTGGATATCACACGCCCCGGGGACATCGCCCACGAAGTTACCCACTCCGTACTGGATGCGATACAGCCCCTCCCATGCTGTCCAGCCGGTGCCTCGCTTATGGGCCTCAGCCGGAAGGGCTCCGCCGACGATAAGCGCACCGATGGCCAAGACGGACAGGGCAGAGGTACGAATCTTGTTCTTCATGTGTCTCCTACTAATGGTGGGGAACAGCCCGGCTCAGGCCGGGACATACATGGTGTGCTTGCGCTTGTACTCACGCAGACGATGAGCCAGACGCTTGGCCTTCTTCTTGGCCCCCTCCTCGGTCCAGGCGTAGCCCGAAGCAGAACGCATGTGCACTGGCAGATCGTGGCCAACGTTGTTGAGGTGCACGACGATCTTGTAGTGGCGATAAGTCTTGCCGTAGGTCTCGGTATGGCCCTTGGTGTCATAAACGATGGTGGCTCGGATGTCGGCAGGCTGAGGCACGCCGGTATGGGTGTTCGTTGCCATGTCTCAGCCCTCCAGTGCGTTGAGCGCGATATCGGCCTTGTGCAGGTACGGCGCCTGCCCCGCCGGGGAGAGGTCGCCCCAGGACATGCCGGGCAGCAGCGGCTTGTCTGCGTGAAGAGCAACAGCGATCTTGAAGCGCTTGACTGCCCACTCATCGGCCTTCCTGCGTGCCTTGGCTGCGGCTTCACGCTTGGCGTCCTCCTCCAGCGGGCAGAGCCACAGATCGATGCCCGGAACCGGCTGGTACATGTAGTGCGGGCTACCCGCGAAAGAGCGGGGGCAAACGCGCTGCTCAGATGTGTCAGTGTTCATGATTCAGCCCTCAGCCTTCCATCGAGTGAAACACGCGCGACAGCAAATCTTTCCCTTAACACAGCGGGCAACCTCAGCCAGCAGGGGATTAGTCATCTTCTTTCGGGCACTTAGTACCCAGAGACATTCGGTCATGGTGTCCTCCTCAGGTCCAGTAAGACCACAGTAGCGCAGTCACGCAACATGCGCAACCTCTAGCGCTGCACCATCGTGAGTGACCTTGCTCTCTGTCTTTGCGCCTCGCGCACCGACATGCGACGGCTTTTGGCCTTGGGATGCTCGGCTCGTATGTCTACGCTCGGCTGTCCTGCGGCCACGTAAGAATTCCAGGCATCCTGGATCTGTGGCTGTCGGTCAAAGTAGAGCCCAGACACGTGCTTCAGCAGTGGCCAGCGGCGCGAGGGACGCAGGCTCATCACGTACTGCCAGTGCTTCTCCACTGCCTTGATGCAGCGCGTGCACTTGCACCGGGGCAAGTCGTTACGCTTGGCTCCGTTGCAGGTGCGGCATGCTCGGACTAGATTCCAGCCGAAGTCTGTGCCACCCCGAGAGCGAGGAACGATGTGATCGGAGGTGTCTCCGGGAGCATCGTCGCAGTAGTGGCAGACGTACTTGCTGGACCCTCGGGCCTTATGCGCCATGATTCAGATATCCCTCGTAGGCGGGTAACTGCTACATGTACAGGATACCGGATCAGCGCGGCTTGGTCTCCCAATCAGACGGCTCGTAGTAGAGATCGTCGCCGGTGGACTCGTCATAGGGAGCCACACTGTCTCCGCGCGAAAGACGTGCCGCACCGATGCAGATCAGCACGACGGCCAGCAGCACGACGCCCAGAAAGATGATTCCGATGATGCCCATGTCCATGTCAGTTCTCCTCGATAGGGGTTACAGAGATGCTCTCGATAGCAGACCCGAAAGTCTCCAAGATGATGCGTGCCTCTGCACGGGCCGTTGGCTCGTCCACTGCCCTGAAGGTCTGACTGCGACCGCTCGACAGTCGTGCTGTAGTCTGCCAAAAATTTTCCATGTCAGTCCTCCTCGTAGTAGTGTGCCTGAGCGTGATCACCATCGATCAGCATGCAGCGATCACCCTCTGCGTTCTCGTGCTCGCAGCGGTACTCGTCCTCGTCGGCCAGCGGGTCGAATGCCCAAGCCGGACCAACACCTGAAAGGAAGGTGACTGCGCCAGGACCAGAGAACTTGTCCAGGTAGGACACCAGAGCCTCGGCGGTGTCGCTCTCGCGCAGCAGGATGGTCACTCGGTCCTGTCCGACAAGACGGTCCAGGATGTCAGAGCGGCTGTAGTGGGTCATGATGTCCTCCTCAGGTCCAGTACCTAGAGCCTAGCGCAACCAAGCAACATGCGCAACCTCAGTCTTCGAAGTTGCCATCCTGCACCCGCATCGGCTCTGTGGCCCAGCCGCTCATGCGGTGGTTCATCTCTGCAACCTCCAGCACAAACCGCACGTGCTCTCTAGCGCTCGCCAGATAAGACCCCTCGGCTCCGCACCCACACTCCCACTCCTCCGGAAGGCTATCATTCAGCAGAGTCAACTCGATGACGTGATCCTCAGGGTCGCTGTAGTCGGACACGTCATTGGGCTCTCGGGTCTTGACTTGTGGTGCGTGACGCAGCAAGAGCCAGAACACGAAACACACCATGGCCAGGATTCCAAGCATGACCAACGCGCCACTGTCGATGGAGATCACTGCGCCTCCGTGGCGAAGATGCGGGCAAGGTAAGGTGCAACAGTCTCAGCCGCGATGGTGTCCCGGTCGTCTTCGTCCACACCGTACCAGATCTCTCGGACAGGCGTCAGGCGGGCGATCTCGACGTGTCCAAACTCGACCACGACCTCGTACGTGGAGTCCTCCACCCAAGGTCGGCTGTCGTGCAAGATCTCCTCGATGTGCGCAGTCAGGGTGGCAGGAATCTTGATTTCCATGTTTCAGCCCTCCCCACGCAGCACGTTGAGTGCATAGTCCATGTACTCGGCCTTGGTGATGATGCCCTTGTTGCGCAGCAACTTCAGGGCCTCCAGCAGATCAGCGATCTGCTCAGCCTCAGCGGTGCTGAAAGCGGGCTTGGTGAAAGTTGTCGTCTCCATGTCAGTCTCCCTTGGTGTAGGCGTTGTGGCCGATGTCGTTGGCCCACGGGTCGCAGTCGAACGATGGGGGCAGAAGAGGTCGTACCTGCGCCACAGGGGTGTAACGATCAGCGCTATCCACGTCATCGATGTCCTGGTTCCAGGTCAGTCCTCGCGCCATGGTGTACCTCCTCGGTTGCCGTTGAGACCAGCCTAGCGCAACCAAGCGACATACGCAACCCTCAGTGCGGTCCTCTACAGACCTGACACTCGCGGGTCGGGTCATCGCCCTCTACGCGCTGACGGTCCCGCAGTCGGTAGGCCTCGTTCATAGTGTGGTCCATGACGTGCCTTAGCGTGTGGTAGAAGCCCTTGGAGGACGCCATGAGCGTTCTGCGGTCGTCCAGGTAAATCATATCTCGGACATGAATCCCATGGCTCTCAGCGGCGTTGTGGATAGCCTTACGGACACGTCCTGAGTCCGTGTGGATACCGTCTGGGTTCTCTTCGGTCACCTCGACCAGGATGTAACGCTTGATCGTCTCAGTCACTTGGTGGCACCCCGCCATGCGTCAAACAGCGCGTCCCGGTAGGCAGACTCGGCCTCCCACATCTTCATGAAGAGCGCCGAGATCTCAGGTGTCTCCGCTATGTGCATGAAGTTGGTTCGCAGACGGTCAGCGAAGACCACAGACTCCCACGCCTTGTCATGAGCCGCCGTGAGTAGAGCAAACTCAGTGTCCTTGTTCATCGCACAGCCCCCAGAGGATTCTTGTTCCGACGCTTGCGCTCAGCCACGTCCTCGGTGCTGTTACCCCACGGAGAGCATGGCGTGTACGGGCCACGCGCCTCCCACATCATCTCCCAGCGACCGAAAGGAAACATGCCAGGCTGTCCCCAGCCCTCTTCCTGTCGCATGGTGGTCCCGCCAAGGCGGTCCATCATCCACGAGCCTACAGGCGGCTCTACGGGGCACACATCGGCCATCTGGTGGCCGCAGTTCGGGCAGGTGCTCATGTCAGGCTCCCTTCAGAGCAGCGAAGATGGTGTTCAGTACGTCCTCGGCCTGGCCCTTGGAAAGACCCCGACTGGCCACAAGCGCAGCCACCGCGCGGTCGCGGGCAGCGTCATCCAGCGTGGCGGTGAGCGGCCTATCGACCGAAACCATCACGCCAAGCCACGTGGAGTCGTTCGAAGAAACCACTTCTCCGAAGTTTGAACTCCATGTGATCTCCGTGCTCCCCTGCTCGGGGAGAGGGACAAGCGCAAGCACTGTCCCACAGCCGGGAACAAAATCTCCTATGCGAAGATCGTCAGTTCGAGTCTCACTCATGGTGTCCTCCTCAGGTCCAGTAAGACCACATTAGCGCAGACAGGCAGCATATGCAACAGCGGCACGCCCCTCAGTTTCAAGAGACGTGCCGCTGTGAGCGTTCATGCTGGTCAGGACAAGAATACGGCCAACAGAGTACCCGTAGCGATGGCTGCCTCAGAGAGCCAGAACCCTGCCGGGAGGCGTGCTGCGGTCTTCCTGGCCACTGCCCGCCGTACCGCAGCAATCTTCTCCTCAGGTGTGCGGCAGCCGCAGCCCTCGACCAAGCACGGACCCATCAGGCAGCCGCGATGACGTACGGGTTAGCAACCTCGACAGGCGCGGTGTGGCCCTCGTCCCAGACCCGAGCCTTCAGCGTGTCGAACGCGGCGGTCGGCACGGCTCCACCGATACGCATCATGCGGTCCGCGCGGTCGGCGGAGATCTCCGAGCCGTTGGCCGTCTGCGTGATGGCGTTCATAATGGCGTACATGGTTAGGTTTTCCGATTCCAGCAGCGCGTTGGTCACAGCCTCACGCTGGCTCACGGGCACCTGATACTGCGTGAAGATGTCGCGCAGCACATCAGCGGTGTTCCCTGCCACGTTGAGACCAGTCAGTGCCTGCACCTCGTCAAAACGGTGCTCCATGCCGCCCAGAACCTCGTCCACGGCCTCAGCAGCCCAAACGTACACATCCTCGCCCTGGCCCCCGCTACGGCGGCTCCACGTGCCTACCTCGGCGTTGGTCGTGGTTGCTCCGTTCGTGCACCACCACCGGAACAGGTTGCCCTCAACGGCGGTCTGAGACTTACCGATCAGGGAGTTGGTCAAGGTGATCCCAGCGCTCCACAGGTCAGCCTCACCACTCGGAACATCATTCAGGCCGCCACCCGTGATGGTCCGCTGGTGCTCTGGCACGATGAGACGCACATCAGTGCGCCCCAGGTTGTGGCGAATCTTGTAGTCAGCCAGGATCTCGGTGTCGGCTCCGTAGTGGCGCTGGATACCCTCGATGGTGGAGTCCAGCAGAGCAAGATTCGAGAACGGGACGATGGTAGGCTTGACGAACGCGGCCACGTCCTCGCCCACGGTCAGGACGTTGTATGCCTTCTCGCCCATGCCCACGCCGTACCAGTAATTCATGTGCTGCTCGACCAGCGGGCCGGGCGTCTTCTTCACGTATGCGCCCGGCAGGCCAACATTGGAAGCGGCGATGAGAGCAGCATCCTTGGTCATGGGCTTCTCGACACCGTTGACGCGCATCAGAACAGCCGTACGGTCGGTGCCTCCGATCTCGTCAAGATCAGCATTCCAGCCCTCCGGGAACGTGAAGCGAATGTTCGAGTCGGACGTGACGTGCTCCTGCGACAGCGGCTCCGTAACCGCCAGACGCTGACGAACATCATCGACGCTCAGCAACTTGCTGCGCATCTGGTCAAGAGTGACAGTGCTCATTGGTGCATCCTCCGTGGGATCAGTGGGTCAGTCAGTAGTGATACGCCTATGGGATCAAGAAACCAAAGTCAACGCGCGGCACGTGCAGCGTACTGCTGGTACTCGTCGCGCAGGTTGGTCTCCCGCACCTGTGCCTTCAGAAGAGCGTCCGCAGCCTCGCGCAGCGCCTCGGTGGTCTCCGTCTCTCTGCGACCGCTCGGGTCGTCAGCGAGATCCAGCAGTGTCTCGATCAAGTCAGCAACCATGGTGGTCTCCTCAGTTCTCGTGCTTGCTCAGGAGACCACCATAGCGCAGTCAGGATGCTAGTGCAACTCTCAGATCTCGACGCGGCGTCCAGCGCTCACAGAGGCGTCTTCCAAGATCTCGTCCAACTCCCGCGCTGCCTCTTCGTCATCCTCGTCCACAGAAGCACCCTCAGAGCGTACAGGGGCGACCTTGGACAGCGCATCCACACTTTCCTCCACTACGTCCTCAGCAAGCCGGATAAGGCCCAGCCTCCACGCAGGGTCATTGTCGGCGGCAGCAAACAGCGCCTTCTCCCCCCAGATGTAGGGACGCTGCGTGCCCTTGTCCTCACGCTTCATCCATTCGGGCGCAAAGCCCTGCTCTGCGATGTTGTGGAAGTAGTACCGACCGGTCTGGTACATGACCTTCTTGTTAGCGACAAGAATCTGCATGGCCGTCCAGTAGTTGTCAAACCCGGTCCCGAAGCGCACACGCACGGATACCGTCCGGAACGGGGGAGCGACCTTGTTCTTCTCGACCTTCACCCGTACGTCCGTAGACATCACGCGCTCAATCTTCTCGTTAGTGAGAGGATCAGGCACCTCACCCTTGATCTGCTTGATCTGCCGGTACTGCACGCGCACCGAAGCAAAGTACTTGGTCGCCTTGCCGCCTGAGGTGGTGGTAGCCGGAGGCATGCCAGGACGGCGCGCGCCTCCCATATCCATGACCTCGGTCTCGTGGTTCAGAAAGATTACCGTGGCGTTGTTGTGGCGAAGCACAGGGTTGAGGTTCAGACCGAAGTCCTTCATCAACTTGGCCTGCACAGCCGGGAGGCTCTTGCCGATCTCGGCCTCTGCCTTGACGGACGGATTCATAGCAGCCAGGGAGTCGAAGATGACCAGACGAATCTTGCCAGTCTTCAACAGTTCCAGAGTCAGGTTGGTCCCGTCCTCTAGTGTATCCGGCTGCGTGAAAAGGAATGACTCATCATCGGTGTCCAGGCCTAGAGCCTTGGCATAGTCCTTGTCCATAGCCTGCTCATAGTCCAGGTACAGAATACGATCATCCGGGAAGATTCCACGGGCCTCGTCGCCACCCGCCTTGATGACCTTCTGCAACTCAGCGGCTGTCTGAAGACCAGTCGTGGTCTTTCCGCATGAAGGGGGACCGTACAACTCAACGGAGCGGCCTAGCGGAATACCTCCACCGATGGCGTAGTCGATAGCAATGTTTCCAGTAGTGATGAACTTGACGCCCTCAACAAGAGCATTCATGGGTCCAACGGTGAGGTTGTACTTCTTCTCAGCAGTCTTCAGGATGTCTGCGATGGGGTCGGACTTTGCCTTGCCAGCCATGTTGTATTGCCTTCCACGATGGGCTGTACGCCCTGTGTAGTGCGGATCTGCTCCTCACTACGCCCAACCGCCCACTCACCGATGAGATAGGCATCCACGTAGTCGGTTGCAGCCTTACGGAGTAGTCCGCGAATCTTGGTTCGCTCTGGCCCCTTGGCGGGGACATCAGCGGCATGGACCTCTAGCAGGTCCGGAGGGGTGTATCCAGCCTTGGCAGCGGCCTCAGCGAAGACAGGGGGCTTGGCCCCCCGAACGGGTAGACCAAGCCCTGACTTCCAGGTGTTCGGAGCGATGAACAGCGTGCGGTCCTCGAACCCACTGCGCGTCAACTCCTGAATCACCATGCCCTGAAGACGTAGCACGGGCTTGATCATGAACTGCTTAGAGATCCCGTAGGGGACATCCTCGACCAGAATCAAGTCAGGGCTGAGCGTGGCTGCCACGTCAGCGATCAGCAGCGCTGTGCCTACCTGCGTACGACCCCACGTGTCGAACTGAAGGTGGACCTCGCGGCCTCGGTCTAGCGCAATGCCTGCCGAAAACTTGGCTGCCAAATCGACCGCTAGAATCTTCACATTTCTCCTCCTATTGTGCCCTTGTCCAGATACGCCAGCGTGCGGTCCCTAAACTTTTCTACTACAGAAAGGCTTCGGTTACAGTTATCACAAAGTAATCCCCGCACACATTTTCCACATGTCTTCTTACCTGGACAACAGGAATGGTCGTGATCCACTACAAGAGGTCCCTTGGGTGCCTCCTGACAGATGGCGCACACGCCCTCCTGTGCAGCGTGCATGGATTCATAGTCCGACTCTCGAAGCCGGTATGTTGTCCAGAGCCAAGCACGTGCCGGAGTCTTCGGCATCGACCGGCAGGAGATACACCGGAGAGTGAAATCATTCCGGTTCGGTCTCTGTCGGAAATCCTCCATAGGAAGCACCCGCTCGCAGGATGCGCAGATACGGGTCAACTCCCCGGCGTCCCTAGAAACCTGCGCCCCCCGAAATAACGTCTCAGGAAGACCCTCCCGCTGACGGGCACGATATGCGATGAAGTACTCTCGCACACATGCCCTGCACCGTCTGTTGCGTCCACCGGGTCCGCTAGACAAGGGCGAGAAATCAGCGATTGGACGGGTCTCATGACACCCGGTACACTCACGAGACCCGTCCAGAATCATGTTTCGACTACCGCTCAGACATCCAGGCCATCGAGAAGGTCATCGAAGTCCGCCGCGTCTGCGGGCTTCTCCTCCTCGGCAGGCTTGTCTGCCTCGACCGCAGCAGGCTCATCGGAGCCTCCCAGCAGATCATCCGTGGAATCCGCAGCAGCGCCAGACGAAACAGCCGCTACCGTGGTCTCTTCGAGATCGCCAGAGTCCAGCAGGCTGGAAAGATCCTCGCTCAGATCCGTACCACCTGTGGCCGCAACAGCGGTTCCTGCCGCAGCAGTAGACGCACTCGGGGCAACAGACGGACCAGTGGAGCCAGGCTTGCCGTGCGTGGTCTCCCACGCCTCGATCTGCGTCCAGGCTTCCTGAATCTTCTCCAGGTCGATGTCAATCCAGCGGCGCTCCTTACGGTTACCGCAGGCGATGGTCAGGTCCGGGATCTGGTTGTTCTTGTAGGTCTCCAGAACCAGAGCCTTGGCCTCCTCGGAGGTCTGCCAGGCGGCATCCGCAGCGACGTTGATGTCAAACTTCTGGAAGGTCTCACCCGTGCACGGACCAAGATTCAGGTCGTGCGTCTTCAGGTTCCACTCCTCCGAGAGGTCGATGATCTGGTTGAACACCTTATCGGTGAAGCCCCACACCACGAGATCCACCGAGAACGGCTTGGTGGGCTTGAAAGAACCGCTCTGCGTCTTGTAGCGGATGACGTGCATAGCGTACCGACGCTGCGGAGCCTTGATCCGGTCAGGGAATCGCTTGGCGTAGGCACACATCGGGCAGTTCTTCTCGTCCGAACCCTGCTTGTCCAGGGTCTCGTACTCACCGAGACACAGCGGCTTAGAAATGAAGTTCTTCTTGTAAGCCTGGTACTCGGTACCATCCTTGCGCTTCTCGGTTCCCGTCTGCGGGATACCGTCAACAATGGACGGGACGTTCAGGTTGTGGACGAACTCCGTAACGGGAGACTCCAGCCCGACAAGAACACGGGCACGCTCACCGTTCTTCAACTTCAACTTCGGGTAGTCAAAGTTGGTGGTCTGCACGCGGTTAGTCGGTGCAAATTCGATGCGAGGCATCTGGCAATCCTGTTCTGTGTGTTTTGTGGTGGTTACAGCGGGAGGGCGGGTCGCGCCCTACATTTGGTTACCCGTACATCATACCGTATGGCACTGACATGCGGATAGCCTCTTGGCTTCTGCTCATGGCTTAGCCAAGAATCTTGAATTAACGCTCCAGGTTCGACTCGAACTGAAGTGCGTGCAGAGTGGCGCGCGAATCCTTGCGGATAGCGTCTAACTGCCAGTGGACCTGATTGACTACCTCATGAGCCTCAGCAGTGACAGAGACCAGCCGCGCGGCAAAGTGTGCGATGCGACGCTGCTCCAAAGAATCTAGAGCCGCATCGGCCTTGCGCTCTTCTCGGGTTACGAAGTCTCTCGTGCGCCTCGCGGCGTTTCCCTGCGTGGCCGTGTCATAGGCTATGTCCGCTTGGAACTGAGCGTGCTCCTGTGCACGCTTGGCGCGCGCCTTAGCCTGTGTGGTGGCCGCTAGAAGGGCATCCACGCGGTCAGAACGCTGCCTTACACGCCTCAGGAAGTACATGACCTCCTGGGCGTCCGCATTGTCCTCTGGGACGCCCAAACGGCCATCTGGGTCACCTGCCTCACCGTGACGAAGATCTAGTGCCTCAGTGGCCCATGATAGTACACGCTCTTCCATCTCGGTAAACGGAATGTCATGGGCCGACACGAGATCGTAGACACTGCTCACAGCGTGTCCAAAACAACGAAATTAAATCCAAACACGGTGCCCCGCGTGCAGGAGACGAAATTAGCGGGAATGTTAGGAAGGCTCTTGATCTGCTCAGTTGTCATGACAAAAGTGAGAGAGTCAATAGGAAATCTTTGCGCGACCAGAGCACCCCGCAGCCGCTCAAAGTAAAGAAGCAGTTCGAAACCACGAAGTTCAATATCACTCAACATAACTTTGTTCACAGTTCGATTCCCTCCAGAACATTTCCGACATCCCCTCGAACGAACGTGAGGTGTGCGCCTCCCAATAGGGCAGAAACCTTTGGCTGATCGTCTGGAGTAAGATGAATGTCATCCAGCAACAAAGATCCCTCAGGCGTATTCAAAGTCAGTACACCGGGACCTCTGCGCCTCTCTCTGAACTGCTGGAACAGAGTCCACTGATTTTCGTCAGGCATGTCGGACAGCGTAAGCACGGCCTCTGTAGGAGTCAGATCGGTCACAAGAATCTTCTCCTCTTCCAGGTGCTCCATGGCCTCATTCACGGACTCCTCCACCTGGCTCTGTGCCACGTAGTAGTCGTAGGCCGCTTGCACCGAAGAGAACTCAGTATCCACGTCCTCGATAGCGTAGCCCGTAATGCGGCCAGCAGCGTCACGCTTGATCTCCACCGGCTCCCCCCAACGCTTGGCCTCGTGCCAGTCAGCCTGAATGTCAGGCAGACCTGCCACCTTGTAGGACACAGCCGGACCAAGAATGTCAATCACGGTCTGAGTGTCCACGTCCTCGCGCACGTACCACTCCAGTGCGTCGTGCACCATCATGACCATACGCACAGAACCAGCCGGAATCTTGCCTTCTGCCTCAGCCTTCTTGATGGCCTTGTCCGCGCGCACCATGGCAATCTTGCAGTAGTCCGCAGCACCACCCTGAATCGGAGCGTTCACACACAGACGGTCGCCCTTGTTGCGAATCCAGTCCCGGTGATCCTGGTACTCCCACACGGTGAACTTACGTCCGAACATGTTCGTCACGTAGCCCTGCTCGCGGCCCTCGACAACACGCGCGTCCATCCACGTCTTCAACTGCGGGAAGGCCTCGAAGTACTTGGCCAGCAGTTCCTCGGCATCTTCCTTCGTCACAGGCTCGTCGGGAGACGTGAGCATGTCTGCGATGTTCTGAGCCCCGGAGCCGTAGACCACAGCAAAGTTGAGAGTCTTGCCCTTGGCACGGACCTTCTTCGTGACATCCTCCAACGGGATGCCCATCATGTTCGATGCGGTGGCCTTGTGAATGTCAATGCCGTCAGCGAAAGCCTTCAGCAGTGCGGTCTCTCCAGCCTGTCCAGCCAGCACGCGAAGTTCGACCTGCGAGTAGTCGAAGCCGATGATGCGGTAACCCTCGGGCGAGATGAGAAGATTTCTGAAGTTCAGGTCGAAGGTCGTCCCGTCCTTCAGTTCGTAGTGGTACGGCTTGGGCCACTGCTGGTAGGACACACCATCGACAGACATGCGCCCCGTGCCTGCGCCGGTCTGCTTGTGGTTGGCGTGTGCGCGGTCGTCGTCCGCATAGCGCAGTTCGGTGCGGTACTTGTTGAGGTAGGAGCCATACAACTTGGTGACAGTGCGGTACTTCAGAATCTGCTGCACCACAGGGTCAACCTTGGCGATGTTGCTCAGCGCCTTGTCAGACGTGCTGTCTGCTCCCCCATCAGTCTTCATGGTGCTGGTCAGACCCAGCCGATTGAAGAGCATGTCAGCCAACTGCTTGGTGGAGTTGAGGTTGATGTTTACGACCTCGCCCAGCCGCTCGGACAGTTCGGCCTGGATCTCCTCGTCCATCTTCTGAGAAAGAATCTTGCACTCATCTGCGCGCCGGTCTACCTCGGCCCAATCGATGGCTAGAGCCTCGATCTCCATGTCCACCAGGATGGGGATCAGAGCCGTCTCAGTCTTGTAGACGATGGAGTCCTTCAGCGCCTCATAGTGGTCCGGGTGCTGGTGCAAAGCAAGACACCACACGGAGTCTTCGCAGGCATACGTGATGACCTGAGGAGTCAGTTCTAGAGTATTGAAGCGGGCCTTGTTCTTCACCTTCAGGTCAGGAAACAACTCATCAAAGTGAATCATCCTGTGCCCGAACACGTGCAGGGTCAGCGACTTCAAGTCCTGTCCCACCGCAAGAGGGTGGTACTTGGCAGATAGGAAGCACTCGATCTGGGTGTCCGAAAAGATGGGCCACAGCCCGTTGGCTGCCTTGACCTCTTCACCCAACTCAGGGTCGTCAGACAACATTTCGAGAAACCAGCGACGGGTGCCCTTCAACTCAAAGGGTGCGTTGTGTGCCACAGCGTTGCCCGTACGCAACATCTTCCACAGCCAGCGAGCGACCTCTACCGGATCGTCTACGTTGTCGCCGTTGTCGTGGCCGATAGGGACGTACCGAGCCCAATCGGTGGAATTGGTGAATGAGAACCCGCCGAACACCCAACGCGGGTGAAACATCTGCTTGGCGGTGTCTTTACGATCAGGACCGGTATACCCCGATTCAATGTCAAAGCCGAACTTCTTGTCGGCCTTGATGATGCGCTCAGCGAAGGCCTGAAACTGCTCGGCAGAGCGGATGGCCCCGTAATTACGATCAGCCATCAACGACGCCCTGACTTGCTCACGGGAGTAGGCCTTGACGCAGCCGGATACCCAGACGTTGCGTCATCAATGTCTTGTGGACCGTCCACATCTACACCCCGCTTACGCATTTCGGGTACTCCTACCGGCTCGCTCTTGGACCACGTTGCCTCCGGAATCTTGGGATAGCGCGGAGGATTGTAGGGGCGCTCTTCGACCTTAGCCTTGACGGTGCCCCGAAGCATGTGCACTACGAGGGACACTGCCATTGCCAGAATGACCAGAATTACTGCACCGATCAGTGTCTGAGCAGCGATAGCCCAGAACAAATTCCATTCCATGATGTTCTCCCTTGTTCTGCTTGGTGTTACGCCTCAGAAGCCCGTCTGAAAAAGCCTGCGGGTCACAAGGTTTTAGCCTTGTATCTCTGTGTACAAGGCCAGAGCCTTATTCGGCTCTCGTATAAGGCTCTGCACGCGGCGTAATCAGCCTCAGATCATTCCAGCGCCCGGCGTCATCAATGGTGAATGTCAGAATACCGGGTTCATCGTCGGAGCCGGTGCTGTTCCTGTACCAATCAGAGCCATTGTCCAGCGTAGGTGCTTGAAACCACCAGCGTGAAGATCCATCAACAGACCCTGAGGGCTGTGCTCTAAAGAAATGGAAATGACCCGTGCAGAGGATAGTGGCCTTGGCTACTGCCTGTCCTCCGTGCGACTGTCCCTTCCACCAATTGGGGATGCCGTCAGATTTTCCAGACTGATGACCGTGCACTACTCCCAACACAGCCCCTCGTACACCAAAGGCTACCGACTCATCCCACTCGTTGGGAAATACCCACTCGACGTGCTCAAAGTCAGCATCGCGGTGCAGCGCCTCAGAAACGGCCATGTGCGTGTCGATGCCATAATCATCTGACGGCTTGCCCAGCACGTCCTTTCCTCGACGCCAGGCTGTGTGATTGGAAGGAACGGTAACCACCGTGGTGTCATAGTGTCGGGAAGCCACCAAAGTCACCAGATCGGTCAGCACAGCACGCGCTACTCGCAGTTGAGCAGGGTGAGATAGATCATTGGTGAATTGCTGCGCAGCGACGTTCTCAAAGCCCTCGCATAGGTCGCCAGGGTCTACCACAACGGCGTCTTCACACGGCTCATCCATCATGATATCGTCCAACTGCGATGTTAGGTCTGAGATACGTTCCAGCAGCGCAGGTGTGCCTCCTCGTGAACCAACCTTACCTATTTGCGGGTCAGACATTACCACTACGCGAGTACGCGGGGCAGAATCTTCTATCGGAGCAAGATCAGCGACGTTGGCCCTAGCGATGGCCAAGAGTGCATCTATGTCCTCGATCTCTCGATCTGCCGCACTGATGCGCTCGAACCTAGCCCGGTAAGCGTAGAGCCAGACCCTATCTCTATCACCGGATCTAGATCTGGCAGACTGCTCCCAGGCCGAAAACTTGACGGTATCTCCGACGATACGGTAATCGGCCGGGTTCAACCCCGCTAGTTCATAAACTTTGGCAAAAGCACCTTCATAGTCACCTGGAGATACGGGATTCCTGGTCACCATCCCTGTGAATTCCCCTCCGTTTGGAGAAGCCTCCACCTTCAAAGTCTCGCCAGACGGAGGGGTGGTATCAGGAATGCTGTCTCGAAGGCTCATACGACATGTCCGTTACGAATGTGCGCCTTTACAGACGACTCACTTAGGGTGTCATCTATATCTAGTTCACCCAGTCGCGTGTTGATTGCCCGTGAAAGCAAGGAGGCGAAGATGCCAGAAGACACTGCCTCAATAAAATCGTCTCGATCCTCGGGGGTAAGTCTCTTCAAGGTAGCGCAGGTCTTACACTTCGAAGCCACGGAGTTCGACTTCTCTGTCTGAATGTGATTCAGCAGGCTCATGTCTGGTTCTCCTCGTAGGTTGCTCTATCAATCATACAGGTCACATGGCTAATTGTCTCTTACCACCGCGCAACTACGCTCTCCATGACACCTATGCGGGCTCCACTTCGGAGCGCTTCATCAGCCAGCACCATAGTCTTACGGATAGATACTCGACGCTTAACATCATAATGTCTAGACACAGACATCAGTTCCTTCACCAGAAAACTTTTGTTCCCTGCCTGTCTCATGATCTCGTACGGCGGCCGACGCTCGGCCTGCATGTCGTGAACCATGCCTGCAAGATCTAATTGTGAGTCCAGCAAACCCAACACACGGGAGTAGTCATCAGGCTGAAGCCTCTCCAAGGCCGCTAGAGCGCTCTTCTTATCCATCGCCACCAGAGCATCAACGAACGTGTCTCGTGGCTGCTCTGACAGCAAGTCGTTGATGGCTGAGATGGTGGCCTCTCCTCCCATCACGGCCAACTTCACACACGTATCTCGAACCAACCGCATGTTGCCGTCTGCTCGATTCAGCAGGTGTCCAGCCACAGCCTCGCGCATGCCTGTCTTGGACTTGACCCAATCGACAGCCACAGCCGCTGTATCGCCCGTGAAGGGCCTACATTCCACCACCGTGCCCTTCCCTGCCAAGGCAGCGACGTGAGGCGCTACATCGCCCTTAGCGCCCCGCTTACGCTGGTCCTCGTCTGGTTCAACGCGAGGCACTGAGGACTCTCCAGAGACCGCGATGACATAGACATCAGGATGAGCACCCGCACGCTTCAGGAAGAGACCCAGACGCTCGGGCTGCTTCAGCCTCTCTGCGCCTCTGATCACAACCAAGCGAGACTGGTTGAGGCCCGTAGGTAGCGTAAAGACCTCGGCCCAGATGTCTCGCTCAGAATCTTCTCCTACGCTTATAGGAACATAGTTCCACACCTGCGGGTCCACTGCTCGACGCAGCGTACTCACTACGTCCTCGACCAGCACGCGCTCAGAGCCACATACCCATGTGACAGGCTTGATGCCGGGCTTCTTCTGGTAGCCGCGCCACCACTGAGAAAAAGTAGACACTAAGACATCCCGCGGGGTCTAGGGCCAAAGAGAATCGTGGGCCGGTACTGAGGCGTGCTTTCATGGCCCTTGGCCTTGCAACGCTTGACCAGTTTCCGCTTGGCAATGTCGGGCGGAAACCCTCGTCCGTCTGTTTTAACTTCTTCCTTATCTCCACAAGTGGTACACGTCTGTTGTGGCATTAGGACCGTGCCGCCTTCGGAATGATCTTGGTGCACTTACCGCAGGCTACGCCACCTACAGGGATTAGAGGATTGTCAGCACGCTGCACCTTGGTGACGCGCTCGCCGCGCTTGACCTTGTGATCGTAGTTCACCGCGCAATAGCCAGGAAACTGAGCATCGAATGGCCTGCCTACTGCCTCGTACTCATCGAGTGCTCGTATCATCCTCGACTCCCATTTGCTTTAGGTGGATATTCCACGCAGCCACTACGTCTTCGACAGAAGGCATACTGCCCAGACAGGCGTCGAACCCCCTGCACGAGCAATCAATCCACACACCGTCATCCTGATACGTGTAGTACACACAAGACTTGTGCCCCATCAAGCACCCACAAGAGCGTCAGCCTGCGCCCGAAGTTCAGCAGCCTGCGCACGAAGGCGAGCCGCCTCGGCCTCCCGCCGCTCACGCTCACGCACATAGAGATTCAGATCTTCCAGCGTAGGAGCCACGTCAGCGCGATAGTTGCCTCCCCGCAGGAAGTCGTCATTCTGAATGACCTTCACGCCCACCAACTGCTCGATGCGTTCGGTAGCGTGGTAGTGATCGCCCACCGTGTCCAACTTGCCATCCACGTATAGCGCAGACCACTCGTCACTGCCCTCATACTTGACCAGTTCCATATCAGTTCCTCACTAGATCGGGAAGCAGCGACCTGACAACCAGGCGCGCTCTTACATCACTACGCAGTGCCACCAGCACCCTCAGAGGAAGCCTGCCCACTTCACCAGTCTCCTCGGCGTTAAACAGCCTCCACCGATGTGATACGGCTTCCTGTGCCCATCGCGCAAGCAACTCGGTGTGTTCGTCTCGCCAACGGTCGGCCAAGGCCTCCAGCCCAACAGGATCTCGGTCTCGAAGGAAACGCACGGCCAGCAGAACAAGATTTTTTTGGTCGGACAGACTAGCCACTGCTAGCGCCGTGCGAACCTGTCCGCCCGAGATCTCTGCCAACCTCTTGGCTAGCGCAGGCGACAGGTGTCGGACCTCGGTCAGCAGCCGAATCATCTCGTCGGTGGTCAGCAGACTGAAGTCGTACTTACGCGCCCTGGTCTCAATGGTGACCGGTACAGCCTGAGACGTAACCAGCAGGAAATGGACATCTGGTCCAGACTCCTCCAAAGGCTTCAGGAGGACGTTTAGAGCCTCTGGGCGGGCGTTGTCCAAGCGAGCAATTACAGCCCGCCCTGCGGCCCCTGAGGGGGCTCTAGAGACGTAGGAAGCGATAGTGCGTGCTGCTGTCATGTCCAGGAACTTGACCCTCAGCACGTCCGGCTCAAAGATCTTGTGGTGTCGGCGCACGTGCTCGGCGGTAGTCCACTTACCCACGGACGCCGGACCAGCCAACAGCGCGACTCGGGGGAACTCGACAGTCAGCGCAGTAACCACATCTTCGTGCCCGACGACTGTCATCAGTACTCCTCCAGAGCCACACGAACAGCAGCCCTCAGCGCAGGAAGAGCATTGCGCACAGCCGGTGGCGTCACTCCCAGCGCGGCTGCGGCGGCAGGGTAGTTGTGCTCCCCTAGATTCTTCACCTGCTCGACAAGCACATCGAACAGATCCACAAGAGTGAACTTGCGCGCACGAGAGCCGGTCGGCAGAGTCAGCAGGTGCTTGCGGATGACCTGAGCCAAATCGTCTCCGTACAGGTCATCGTATGTCTCTACAGTGGGCTTGCTGTGGTATTCGCCCCAGGTGCCCATGCCGTGCTTACTCTTACCCTGTGCTTCCGGCAGATCCATAATGATGGGCTCACGAACCCGCCTGACAATCTGGCGCTCACGATGGTGGCGCACATAAAGACTCACGAACCCGCCGAGAAAGGTGGAGAACTTGGCTTCTCGATTGCCGTATGTCGGATCAAAGTCGGCCAGAACATCATTCTCGATGAACTTAGATAGAATGGACATGGCCACATCCTCGGCATTGAGGGGGTCAATTCCATTCTTGGATACTAGTCTAGTCACGTAGGTGTAGTAATTCTCGAAAAGATCCGTATAGTCCTGCGGGACATAGTTCCCGCGAGGCGCTGATGTTGCGACAGGCATTTGTATCCTCCGAGAAAATGGAAATGGCGGGCCAGTGTGAACCAGCCCGCCATTCCTGCTGCGGTCAACAGCCGTCCCTGAGGAGGAGACACCAAAGATCTTAGCATATGACCGCAGCAAATGCGAACTGGACACTTCTCTTTACGCCGTGGCTTTCTTGACCATGGCTGTGGGCTTGATGTGCCACGTGCAGTGCACGGCGGCTTCGTCTCTAAGCCTAGCACGAACCACGCGCACTACCTCAGGATCGTCCTCGTAGAGACGAACACGAACGCCCGGGTTCTCACGCTCGTACTTCTCCAGAAAGTCTGCCTTGAAGATGGCCAGCGGAGTGCGAACACCAGCAGGACGCCCGTGCGTGGTTGCCTCGTAGAGGTTGTGGCGGACAAACCAACCCTTCGTAATCTTGATAAGATCATGCCTGCGTCCTGTGAGGTACTGAACCTCGTTGCCGCGCCGCAGTTCACTCAGGATAGCGGCACGACCCTGAGGCCACACACCATCTGCCGTAACAGCGTCCGGTCTGAAGTACTCGACCCATTCCTTAGCCAAGGCGTGGTGCTGGCGGTGCATGTCGTCGGCGAAGG